TAAAAAACGAACTCAGGTGCGTCACCTGAGTTCATTTGTCCAAAACCATTCAATATTCATTTGTAAATCTGTCCCTGAGTTCATCGCAGGATTCTTTTGCTATACATTTCCTGCATTTGAAGTCTGATTCTTCACATTCTTCCATCTGTTTAAGCTCAATTGCTTCTAAAACTGACTCTCCGATACCGCATACACGACCTTCTATATTCAAACATAAGAAGCACTTGCTTATAGAGTGTTCTTCAATACAATATCTTGACATACCCCCTCTCCCTTCTTATACGATTAATAACAGTCTAGATTAAGGAAGGCTGTTATTAATATATTGTTGAAAGGCAAGGCATTTAGTTTTCTCCCAGACAAGCTGCAATTATAATAAAAAATAAGGGGCAATGAAAATGCCCCTAATATATTTCTAATCTTCATCCTCATCATAACTATTATATCCAGTAGGCATGAAATTCAGACGCTGTTGTTTCTTATAAGCATTATGTGAATTAGCATGTTCAGTCCTGATACTAACAAGTGAGTTATATGACTTTTCAACAGCTTCTTCTACTGTCATGTCAGGTTCTGATGCAAGCAGATATGATGTGCTTGTAATCAATTCCTTAAGACTAGCCATCGGTAAGTTGTCACTATACTTAACAAATAAGTCAACAACACCGTCATCTGTATCAGCTATATTAATATCTCTATGCACTTTATATTCAGCAAGCAGTTTACCAATCTTTCTACTTTCAAAGAATATCTTTCTAGTGTTTTCAGCAGGATTATCAATTTTATAAGTACGGTCAAATCTTCCAGACCTATTCATAAACGCAGGGTCTATTTTATCTGGATAATTTGTGGTTCCTATGAAGTAAATTCCTGACCTAATATCAACACCATCAAGAATATTTAAGAACTCAGATCTATTACGTTCAGTAATTAATGAGTCAATATCCTCAATTACAATTATAGCTTGCTTACTATCGAGGGCTTTCGTTAACGATTGTAATATCCTTGTAACATTCATTACATTAGGGTTAATTACAACCTTTATGATACTTGGTACAACTCTAATTATCTGTCTTATCATTGCACTCTTTCCGTTACCTGGATCACCAAAGAGAATGATACCCCTTTTATAAGGTAACTCTAGTTTATCATATAGCTTATGAGTTTCATCCTTAAAGAAGGTTGTAATATCATTCATAACATCATTGATTGTTGACTTCTCATCGAATACTAGATTTTCATCAGGTACTTTCTTCTTTAGCACATCGACTGGTTTAGTTTTATCTTCTATAGCGTCCATAATTTCAATGTATTCCTTACCATCACAGTGGAAGTCTACATCTCTGAATATGTTAGCACCAGTGTCTTGCCTGATTATATCCTTAGTCTTCTTTAAAAACTTCTTTAGATGGTCAACATCAATGAGGAATGTGCTACAGATTGAGTAAGTATCAACGCTATAGAATAGCACTGAATTTATTTTCTTTGAAATCGCAATTCTCTGAAACAAATCGAAACCTGCCATCATGTCAAATGTTCCGATAGACTCAGGTTGTGGTAATACATCTGGGAAATCATATACATTCCCGATGTCCTTAAATTTAAATTCCTTCATAATAGCATTAAATACATTTTGGTCGAATATATAGAAATTAATCCTCTGATATCTTTCTAAATATACCTTACTATCTGGAAGATGTCCATTCACTAACTTTACCAAACATTCTTCCATATTCTTATCAATTAATCCACTCATTACACGAGTACCTCCCATAAATATTATATTTTATTTTAGACGTGCTTCGGAATAAATCCCTTGCAACCTATCTATCAATTTTTTCATATCCTGTGGCTCATATACGACATATAATCTAGTATCATCGTATAAGCCTTCTCTACATCCACAATCTAAGTCTAACTCAAATTGTTCACCTTGTTTCTCAGCTCTATCCAATAGGTCAACTCTGTCACCATCAGACCATCCTACCATATCATCTTCTGTCACACCAATTGGTTGTTGTTCATCCAATAGTGTCGTTTCGCAGAAATCATTCATTCCACAAGAAGTGTTATCCTCACAAACAAATAAACCTTCAATTACACATGGTCTATAATGACTATATAATATCGGAGTTTTAAGTTTCATGAATTCTCTTTTATTTACAATCTTCATTTTTTCACCTCCTATAAATAATAACCAAAGGTTTATCTCATATTTTTTACCCCTTGTGTTATCATAATAAATGGTTTCTTCACTATTTATAGTGAAGCCTAAAATCCATTGTTTCCACTGTTTGTATTGAGTTGTCAAAGATAACTTTATGCATTTACCTAAAGATATTTCTTTATCACCCATGTAAGAAACCCCCCTCTTAAATTAGACACGTAAAATATTACTAAAATATTCTTTCTTAGATGTCTTAATAGTTTCTATACCCATTGACTCTAATACAGAATAAAATCTTGATAAGTTATCATTAACTATTGTGTCATAATCTATAAATGGCATTAGCCATTCAGGTATTCTTTCAACATTTCGAGGTATTGCTATTATAGCAACGCCTTTTTCTGCTATCTTTTTCTCCTTACTATTAAGGATATTCTTAACTATTATCTCATACATTTGAGGCTCAACATGTTTTACCTCTTCAACTTCTTTTTCATTAGTCAATTTAACCTTAACTATATCTACCTTCTCAGGTAAATCTATTTCCTTATTAGGGTACAAATAATTCCATGCAATGATACCCCTTACCCCTTGTTCTTTAAATGGGTCCTTATAGGCTCCTAATTCCTTAACTGATTTAGGTATTAGGAAGCTTTTTTCACCTCTCTGTAAGGATGCTCTTATAACAGCTTCAAATCCTTCAAGCTCTCTGAGTATTTCAGATATATTGATATCTTTTGCATATAGAAGCTTTTCCTTAACTAGGTTAATAAAATACTTTTTAGTTTCCTCACGAGTTGAGGACTTAACAAAGTCCATACCTTTAATGTCAATCTTCTCTGGATATATTTCTTTACCTTCCCTAAGTCTAACGCTACTTATATATCTCTTCTTCTTACCTGAAAGTATAAGTCTTGTGAACAAGAACTCATTCTTCATATTTATTTTAGGTCGATACTCTTTAAGTATGTTAGCTCCCTTAGTGTATTTCCAGAGAACCTCGGTAATCATATTTGTTAAAACATAACACATGATGTTTACACAAACGAACCTTAATTGGTCAGGGTCTCTATCCATCAATCTACTGTCAACTTTGATTACATAGTTGAATAGAAATTGCACCCATGGGTTAAGGTTTAACATATTAGAGTCAGTGTCAACTACAACGACACATTTTCTCTTATCATTTTTAAGACGCTGAATTCTATTGAATGCGAAATGATTATAGAATACAAATTCCTTATAGTAGTCCCATAAATCTTCAATGTTAGTTTTAATACTCTCAGGAACCTTATTAGGGTCTTTGAATTCCTTCACTTTAAGCATTATAGTTGTAAGCTTATTTCTAATCTTAGGGAGATTAGAGAATGCATATAGATTATTCTTGAAGAATATTCTATTCATTATTTTCTGGTCGAGGTTCATTACAAATGTAAAAAGTATGTCATCATATTCTTCTTTATAATCAAAGAACATACCTTTCATTCTTTTCATGAGTAACTCAACTGAAACTATTGGCAGGAATTTATCATCAATAATTTTATCTTCTTTGATAACATTCCTCATAAAATTCAGACAGTCATCCAAGTCTATAAATCCTACATTGTTAGTCATGAATGCTTCAAATGCAGTTTCTGTTGTACTAATTAACGATTGACCTGTTGCTGTTACTGATGTTGCTGTATAAAGATTAAAGAAGTTTGAAGTCGGTGCTCCAGATGCTCCATAATATGAGTTAGCGTTAATCTTTTCTGTTAACTGCATTCTGTCATAAGCAGCATACTCATACGATGTCTCTTTATAATCCTTCAGTTTTCCTTTATACTGTTTTCTAAGTGTTAGGAAGTTGTTAAGCATGACAGCGGCAGGGTTCAATACTTGATTTTGGTTCTTAAAGAATACACCAAATCCACCTGCTATTGGTTCCGTTTGATTGAACCAATCATATACTGTCAGTAAGTCAACATCCATTGTTCTATGCACATAATTATTGTGCAATTCTGCCTTAGGGTTCTCTACCCTTTCATTAGCAATATTGATTAAGAACTTTTTTAAGTCCTTCTTATCAATGTCTGGATACATTGTGGTGAATATATCCGTATAGTGTTTTGCCCAATCTTTAATAAAGCCATATTCTTTATCAGACATTTTATACCACCTCTTTATTATATTTAACGGATTAACAACCCGATATTACGATATGGTCTAAATTTATATCTCACCTCCTATACATAAAGATAATATATAAATCATTACCTTTTTGTTGATGGGGTTTTGATTTTTTAAACAAGTACAAATTTTATATAATTGAACATTTTAATAAAAAATTATGTAGAAAGGTTGTGAAATTCATGTTATTCAAGAATAATGGTTTGGTGGATAACACCAATGAAGAAGTTTCAACAGAGGCTCAAGCCCTGATTATGGAAGCCGCTATGCTTGATGTATTGAGTGAAGGCGAATTAAACGCATTCCTTGAAAATCATACAGAAGTTAATGCTGCTTTAAGAGACCAGGTATTGCTTGAGAAGACAATCGTAAGATTGGATAAGAAAGCTAAGCTTTCAAGAGCACAGAAGGTTGCTGTATTCACAGTTGCAAAGGAGAAGAACGATCCTAAGTTCAAGAAACTGGTAACAGTTTGGAGACTGGAAAGATTCCTTGAGCAATATCTATTTAAGAAATACGGTAATGAGGCTCTTAGAAGAGCAAAGAAGACTATGATGAATGCTGGCAAATCACAGTCAGCCCTTGTTAAAAAGGTTGCGGCTAACGTTCAAAGTCAGTTGCATAGTGTTGGTCACAAGCCAGCAGCTCCAAAGAAATAAAAAAATAAATAATGCTAAGTAGGTTAATTCCTACTTAGCATTATTTTTATTGTCTTCTTGAACTCTCCTTAGCATATCCATAAATTCATGGCTGTAAGATTTCAACTTACCTTTCTTAGCTAAGGTCTCGTATACATTTTGTAGTTTCTCTACATCTATTTCATGTAGATGGTCTTTAGTTAGTTTATAGTCGATTGCTGGATGTAATAGTAATACTTCCTCGACATTCTCAATAGATGAAAAGTTTCGGTCTAGTTCTGATATACTAGGTAATGCACCCATAACTTCATCCTCCTAACTTAAATTTAATTAAATGTTCAGTTAGAAAAGTTCGGTGAATGGGTAGCCAATATCTTCGATAGTTTGTGATACTAGACGCAAACTTATAATTACTTGGTCTAAATCTAGGTTATTAAGAACTTTGATTTCATCAATCCTATAGAAATCCTCCCTAACCTTTACCCCCTGACCAACTTCATAATGAAGCTTATCCTTAGTTATTATCTCCTCGACAATAGTGTATAGGTCATAAAATACATATTTAAATGTAAGTTCCATTTATAATACACCCCCTTAATTTGTATGTTCCTAGCAATAGAATTTTATTATTTTTATGATTATATATTATAATAATAGATAGTTAATATAAGCTGTCTAATAATTTTGTGGGAGGATTAAATCATGCCAATTAGAAAATCTCAAACTGATGAGGAAAGGAAAAAGGCTTTAATAACTAAAATAAAAGGACCCAAGGATATACTAGATGCAATAGCTCAATTACCTAAGCAAGATGTAATTAATCAATTGGAAATAATGGCTAGGGGAGAAGGTGGAACCGATGATACCATTTACAAAACTATTTTATTACATCCTGAGATTGACATCACGGATATTGAAAATTATGCGGAAAAAATAAATCTAAATAGACTTATAACAAACGCAATCTATTTAATTAAGAATGACGGAATGCCTCTAAATGCAATTAAGTTAATTTCATTCATTATTAACAACTATCGTAATAACATATTCGACCTGTATGTAAAACAATATAGAAATGAAATGGATAATAAGCTATAATAAATAAGATAGATAACGCAGGTTTTATGCTGCGTTATTTTTTTTATTAAATTTCGTTATAAATATATATTATTACTATGTGAATAACAAAATTATATAAGGAGGTAGATACGCATGTATGAATCAGTAAAAGAAGAATTACCTTGTCATATCCAAGAAATAATCCTTGGAGTGAGCAATAAATTATTTATAGTATCAGAAATCCTTGAAAATAAGGATACCTTTAATCGTACTCATGAAATGATTTACGATTATTTAAAACAGGGGTTTGAGCATGAAGCTCTTAGAAAATGCCCTGTACATTTTAAGTTCTTTGATAGAGATGGTGAGATTATTCACACTCTGCAAATAAGACACTTTTTAACAAATTTAATATTCTGGGAGCCTATAATGAGGTTAAAGGCAGTCGAACATATTGACAGCTCTTACATTATAGACCCAACACAGTTAACTTCGGATTTAATTAAGTCTTATATAGACGATAAAATAGTTATACCATTCAGAAGACATGTTAATAATGTAAAGCTTAATAAAGCATTACATGATTTAATTTTCAATTTATCCAGGATTTCAACAGATTTCAATATCTTATTAGGGTTATCTATTAATATGGAAACCTTTATTGATGTTGCTAATAAGAATCCTAGGTTTAATGAGATTATTAGAACAAAGATTCCTGATGGTATGCAACCGAAAGATATTGAGAACATGCTCGATGGATTAATGAATGAGCAAATAAGTATCTTGTGTCAAGAAGATAATTTCTTGAAACCTATATTGCTGTCTGGTACTGGAATAAAGCATAAACAGCTATCAGAGTTTGCAATTAATGGAGGTCTAAAACCAGACCTTGATGGTAATACAATACCTACACCAATCAATAGTAACTTTATAGTAGGTGGGTTGAATAACATAACTAACTACTATATAGACTCTCTAGGCGGACGTAAATCTGTTATCATGAACAAGACTGTTATGGGTCGTTCAGGTCACTTTGCAAGAAAGGTTATGCTTCTTGTATCAGGAATTAAATTAAGTCATGAAGAAGATTGCGGAACCGTTCATTCAGTTGAGTTTGAAATAAAGACTAAAAGACATCTTGAAAAACTGATTGACAGGTATTATAGATTGCCTAACTCAAGAGAGTATAAAGTTCTAACAGGGAAAGAAAAAGATTTAATCGGTAAGAAGATACTGGTTAGGTCTCCTGCTAAATGTGCATCAAAGAATGGTGTATGTAATAAGTGCTATGGGGAATTATACTACACTAATAAGAATATCTCCATAGGAGGTTATGCAGGGGCTAAGATAACAGAACCAGTTTCACAGAACATTTTATCATCAAAGCACTTACTAACAACAACATCAGAGAAGATTGAGTTTAATGAAGACTTCTATAAGTTCTTTGATATAAGTGCTAATGAGATAATCCTTAATGCAAATAATGAGGATTTTGAGCCAAGTGAATACAGCTTAGTATTGATAGGAGATAACATCAAGACTATTAATGAGTTTGATATATCAGACTTCAATAGCTATGTGGAAATATTCCATGTTAAGAATAAGAAGACTGGTGAGATTATAGAGATGAAAGAAAAGGATATGAAAGAACTCTATATAGCACCAGAAATTGTTGAAATGCTTAATTTGGATAGGCAAAAGGAAGTCTATGAATTAGACTTATCAAAGATTGAAGATGACACTAGAATCTTTGTTGTTGAGATAGAGAATAATGAGTTAACACGACCACTGTATAACATCATGTATCTCTTAGATAGAGCAGACCACTTCGGTGCAACTACAATAGATGATATGTGTCAAAAGATGCTAGACCTTATGATAGAATCTAAGATCAAGGCTAACTCAGTTCATGGGGAAGTATTAATACGACCTCTTATAAGAAGTTCACAAGATGTACTTGATATACCGAATTTCACCAAGTATAGTGATGATGCCGCTTATCAAATACTTACTGTAGAGAATGCACTAATTAAACATCCTTCAGTACTGGTAAGCTTATCATTCCAGGACTTAGGTAGACAATTAGGTAATCCATTAACATTCAAGAAGAAAGCACCATCATTTATAGATCCTTTCTTCAAGGAAAGACCATAAAAGAGCTGATAAATTCAGCTCTTTTCTTTTTATAACAAAAATTAATATAAGTGGATGTGTACACATGAAAGATTATGATTTAACAGTTGATTTAACTAAAAAACATTATGTTGCGTGGTCGGGGGAGGGGATAGCACTCTTCTTCTATATAAGCTATGCAATGAACTAAAACAAGCTAAAGATGACAAATATAAGAAGCCTATTGCATTAATATCTGAACCTTTCTACTTCGATACTAAAAAGAGAATATCGGAAGCAAAGGCTAGGGTTAAAATTGAAGAAGAATTTATCGCTAAGGGATTAGCTTTTGATAAAATTTTATTAAAGTCAGAGATTCAAGACTCTAATAATTTACTTAAATATGGAACTCATGGATTGCCTCAACCAGGCTTGTGGGTTCTACAGTTTTTACCACTACTTGAGGACGATTCAGTTCTGCATTTCGGTTATATTAATGGTGACCACTTCTGGTATCAAGATGATAATTTCAAAACAATGGTTAACAGTTTCTGTAAGATGTTGGGCAAAACAGTTACTCTTCAATTCGACTTATACTACATGGAGAAAGAAAAGATTGTTGGGGAACTGAAGCAACACGAACTATTTCAATATATATGGTTCTGTGAAATGCCTGGTGAAGTTGGGCAATTATGTGGTAATTGTCATCCTTGTCAAACATATAAGGCTGCTGTCGTTAGCTCAATGACTGTAAATCTAAATGATGCAGATGAGTTTGGTCAATTGATTGATGAATTTCGTAAAAGAAAAAATGACAAATTTAAAAATATATTAAGTGATGAGACAAAAAAAGAAGATAGTATTGTAGATGGGGGTGAAAAAGTATGTTAGAAGTATTACAGTATGTATTAGGTTCATTCTGGAGATTTGTAGGAGCTTTAATGCTATTAGCTGTTGCGGCAGGATGTTTATCTCAATTCACATTAGTCAAAATTGTCATACACAAGGAGACTAAGAAAGAAACTAAAGAAGATAAACAAGAAGTTAAAAGGATAATTTAATAACATACATGGGGGATGGTATAGGTGAAAAGTTCTGTTGTAAAAGACAATGTACTGAGATTAGTTCAGGACTATCCCGAGATTAAAGACAACTATAATACATTAGTTGCAACATACTGGAGAGAGATTGACGGAATAGAGTCATTAGATAATGATGAAGTTATAGAAGGAACATCACCTGAAACTATTACAAGATGCTTTAGAAAATTGGTTGAGGAAAAGAAAATAAAACTCAACCCATATTCAATCGAGGTTAGATTAGACAAAGAGTACCAATACAAGAAAGAATTTGGGAAGTAGGAAGTGAAAGAAGATGCCAAAAGATGATTTCATATTTGCACTATTTTGTATCATCGTATTAATTATTAGCGTGTATTATCACCATATAGGTAAGATAACTCGTGCTATAAAAATAGTGTTTGTTACATGGATTATATCAATGATAGCATTCATTATCAGACATTAGCAAAATCTTCCATATAGAAAATCACTAAATAAACTTAATATTAAATAATATTTATGAGGTGATTCACATGGAAAACAGAGTAACTATAAACGATCCTTTGTTTACACAAAAGTATACAAAGGTTGAATATGAAGCTGATTTTAAATTCAACGCTCCACACCACTTCGAAGTAAAGAATGGTGGAAACAGGAGAAGTTGTTACAAAGGTAGATTTCCAAGAAGGACCTATTAAGGAATGCGGTGTTAACGGTGTTTCCAATGAGGACTTACTTGTTATGGTCTACACAAGATTACAAGGGTTCCAAAACAGCCCTTACAAATGTGCTGAAAATCAAGAAGCACTAGACCACATTGTAGCTGCTCTTACTGCTCTTAGAAGCAGAACTCAGAAAAGAGAAGCTAGAGGTGTAGAAGGTACACATACTGTATAATAATAATGGACTGGTTAACGCCAGTCCATTATTTTATGATTTTTTAAAAAGGAAGGGATGGTATAAATGCTTTGGGGTAAAGATACTCAACAAAAAGATCCAAATGTAGATGCTTTATATCTTATTATGGAGAAAGCGAAGAAATATGATAAATTGACTATGCCTTTTAAGAACAAAGAACTTCACTGCTCTTTTTGCGGTAAGAGTCAATCTGCTATTAAAAGGTTAATAGCTGGTCCAGGAGTATATATTTGTGACGAAAGTGTAGAATTATGTCATGATATTATTGTTGAGACTGATGAAAATATACAAGAAGAACAAGTTGATAATAAGGGTGATGGTGACACAAAATTGTAGTTATCCTTATATGAACGGCGACTAGAAGACTCCCTTAGTCTTCTAGTCTTTATTTTTTTATATTTTTATTACATAAGAAACTTTTATATAAGAATAAGGGGAAGATGGGATTATAATGGAAGAAGTAGTTCTAGAGTTAACTAACCAATGTGTTCGTAAATGTCTTCATTGTTCTACTAGGGCAAATGAAGGTGAAGAGCACAATTTAGATATGGATACAATCATTTTTATAATGGAAACATATAAACCTAAATGGGTTAATATAAGTGGGGGAGAACCTTGCCTAAGAGAAGATTTAGATGATATCATTAAGATTATAAAAAGTTATGGGGCTAAGGTTAGGTTATATACAACACAATTTTATACAGGATTTCAAAAGATTGATGAAATTTGTATTAGCATATATAGTCTTGACAATACCGCTAACCACTATATTACTCAAACAAAATATTATCCTATGCACTTATTGGGGAGATATACAAGCATTTGTATTGATCCAACAATCCATATAGTTGCAACAACAGCTAATATAGCTGAAATACCAGACTTGGTGGCATATCTGTCATCTGTACTGGAATTACCAAAGATAAAGATTCTTAAGTTAGTTGAACAAGGAAGATGTTTGGAACATACAGACCTTGTACCAACTGATAAACAATTGATTGCTCTACACAAGAAATTGAAATCATATGACAATGTAATATTTGGTTTACCTTTCCAACATGAGTGTACCGCTGGTGTTGAGAAGATTGTTGTAATGTCAAATGGTATCGTTATACCTTGTGAGAGTTTTAAAGACGGTACTTGCAAATGCAAGAAACTTATTATATAGATATATATTATAATAACGGAGGTGAAGAACATGGAAAATGAAAATATGAGCAATATGACTCCAGAGGAGTATAATTTATGTAGACCTAAATATTCTGAATTAGATATTCAGAAACTAAAAGATGAGCACGCTGAAGGGCTTCGAGCAATGACAGAGAGATATGAAAGCCATATAAAGTATTTAGAAGAACTTAGTACAATTAGGATGGCTGGAGAAAACATGGCTGTATTTATGCAACCAAATGCTTTTGGATTTGGATTAGGGTTTGAATTAGTTATGCAATTGAGGGATGTCAAATTCAATATAACCAAAATTGATTGTTACCAACATGAAAATCCTGCATTAACTAGGATTTTAATGAAGGTTGAAGCTAAAGACCCTGAATCAGGACATAACCTACTTGAGTTACTGAGGAAACCTGTAGAAGCCTATTATAGTAAAGACTTAAAAGGAAGATTGGAGGATTACCAAGAGTGAGTATAATAAAGGTAAAACATACGTCTATCGTTATACCTGATTATACATTGGGTGATAACGAGCATCTAGAAAAAATGTTATCCGTATGGAACGATACTTGTTATCGCTATGACCCCATAGGATTTCATTACGATGAAGATAAAAAACAATTATTAGTACCGAGGGGTTTGGATTTAAGTTACCTCGAAAGAGCTTTTAGACGAAACATCGAGGTTGATTATAAACCAGACCCTTATGAAGTAGCATCATTTAGACTAAAAGTTGAGCCTAGAGATGATGTGCAGAAGAAAGCAATCTCTTACCTACTAGGTGAGGGGGATTTTTCATATACTAAGAAGTATTCTCAACAAGCATTAGAATTACAGACTGGTGATGGAAAAACATATTGTGTTATTGCAGCGTTAACCTTTATGAAGGTTAGGTCACTGATAATAACACATATAGATGAATTAAAGAAACAGTGGATGTTATCTGTATTAAAGATGACAGACTTGGACGAAAAATTCCTATGTAATGTCGACGGAAGTTCAACTATAGAAAGAATAATGAAGTTAAAAGATTCAGATTTAAAGTATAAGATGTTCTTTGTTAATCATGGTACACTTCAGAGTTATGCTAAGAAACACGGATGGGATGCTTTAGGTGAATTCTTTAATAAGATAAAGATAGGTGCTAAGGTTATAGATGAAGCTCACAAGTATTTTGAAAATACATTGAGTGTTGACCTTCACACCAACACTAAGAAGACAATCTATCTGACAGCTAACTTTGAAAGGTCAAATTATAAAGAGAATAAGTTATTTAATCTTTGCTTTAAGAATATAGCAAGGTTCGGACTTGAAACTCGACAAGAGAAAAGAAAACACATAGTGTATGTGGCGGTTATGTTTAATTCTAAACCAAGTCTAGCAATACAGGCTAGTATTAAAGGACCTCATGGGTTTGATAGAAATAAGTATATAGACTATGAATTAAACCAACCAATATTCTATGATGTGATAAAATTTGTATTAGATTACTTCAAGAAAAAAGACGGTAAAACATTGCTTCTATTCTCAAAGATAGAAGCAACTGAAGTTATTTATAAATATTTGGGTGAAAATTATACTGATAAGACAATTGGTATATATAACTCAACTGTATCAGAAGAAGTAAAGATGAAATCTTTAACGAGTGATATTATATCATCAACACCTAAGTCATTAGGTACAGGAATTGATATTCCTGGATTGAGATTTAATGTGATGACAGAACCTTATACTTCCCCAATTACTGCTAATCAAACAGCAGGTCGTTTGAGGGAGTATGGTCCTGATGAATATACATTCCACATTGAACTTGTTGATAAGGGTTTCAAACGAGTATATGAAATGTATAAATCTCGTCAGAAGATATTTAAGCAAAAATGTGTTAAGTTACTAGAACTTGACTATGTTCCTCAAGAGGAAAATCATGATTAGTAACTTTTTATTAAGTGGGTAACAATTCTTTGAATGAAACCCACACCACACAAAAAGAAAATATCCAGTAATACATTTAGTATTACTGGAATATTTTTTTGTGTTAGATGATAAAGAATTGCTCTGTGTCTAAATGGTATAAGTCCTTCCATCTTTCGAGAAGGTCCCTTCTATCATTTTCGGCACTAGACCATTCATCAATTTTTAATGATATAGTTCCGTATGCGGTTTGTATATCAGATACAAGTTTCAAGTTGTTATATAGGAACATTTTTATATCCAATATAGCCAATTCATAGAAACTTTCAGCCGCAGTCTTTGGAATTGTAAGCATATTATCAGCGTGCTCAAATGCTAACTCTATGTCTATCTCGCCATAAACAGATGACATATTGTATATATGCAAGTTTCTTGGCTCCATAAACTTAAATGTCAATGCTGGAGTTGCAAGAGATACTAAATTAGCGTTAGCCTGAGTCATCATAAGCTGATTATACACATCAAGTGAGTCGTCAAATATACTACTCACATTACCACTACCAGCAAATCTATTTCGTGGTGATACCTTTCTAACATATAGAATTTCCTTATCGCCAAATACATCTGGTAGTTCATAAATAGATTCACTATAATCTGATTTTAAACATGTTAATTCGTTCAAGTTCAGATTTAATTTCATTACATAAGGACAGTAGATACTGAATGTTGGAATGCTCTTTATAGTAAAGACATCATATAGGGATTTATCCCCATCTTTAAAAGGGAGAGCCATACCATATATTCCTAAGTCCATCTTTATCTTTGTTAATAACTTGCTCGGATTCATTAAAATCACCCCTTTTTATAATTACATATTATATATATGTAAAGAAATCAAAAATAATTTATATAGAAAGAAGATGACAAGAATGAAAAAGTATAAAAGATTCAAAGATTACATTAGTAAAGAAGTTTGGGATTATGTAAATGAAGTATTATACAAGAGATATAGTAAATTCAGTGATAAACACGGATTTAAACATATAAAAGATACCATAAAAGCAGGGTGTAATATAGCACTAATGAGTGAATATCCTAATATAGAATTAGTATTCATTGCTTGTGCATACCATGATATTGGTAGAGAGATTGAAGCTGCAAATCATAACTGGCATTCAGCAGTTATAGCTTCTAAAGAACTGAAGACTATGAGCATATGCAAACACTTAAGTCAAGATGATATTAAGGTAATATGTACTGCAATATATGAACACCCAAGAACTGTTACAACTGAGAAAAGTCTATTAGGTAAAATATTATCGGATGCTGATAAGTATAGTAACTTAAAGCAAAACGGTCTTGGAATGATAGAGCGTAACTGGGGTGTTAATAAAAAGAAGATTGTAAAGAAAGAGATAGATAAAATACACAATATTTTAAGAGAAGACTTTAAAGAGAAAGGAGAAGGTAAATGTAAATTACACCTCAATGAGAGTGTTAAATTATTTGATAAATCAGTTAGAAAGCTGATTAAAATAAGTAATAGTAAAGCTAAACTTAAAAAGGTAGTTAAGAAGCTTATGAAAGAAAAGAAGCTAGAAGTTAAATAATAAGGACTAGGGGATAACCCCTAGTCCTTATTTTTTTCCCTTTATAACTTTGACATAAATCTTGATACATCTCTCTTTATCTTGTCTTCGACTTTAACCACATAGGTTAATCCACCTTCTCTGAGGATAACATTCTTGAGATCCTTTGACAATGTCATAGACTCCATTGCTACCTCACATACATTGGATACAAGTCTAACATTCTTAGACTCCATCTTAATGAAGTCAACAATCTGAGATTCTTGTACAGGCATTAATGCACATTCCTGAACTGAGTTACCAGCAAGCTCGATATTTCTAATAACTTTTTCAATAGGCTTGGACTGGTCTCTGTATGCAGTCTTATGGCTAGGAAGAATTACCCAGTCGTAAGTTACTATATGTGCTCTTGAATTCATTAATTGAGTACCATCACCTTGCTTAATTAATTGAGCTAATGCTCTTAAGCTGAAGGCTGGTTCCATACCTTGGAGAATATTTTTGGTCATTTGAGTACCATGAGCACCGTCATCAAGGGTTTCAACTTCACCCTTTAAGAAGTTACCCTGGGCATTCCACCAGTTAATTCTATGTGATGTGAGCTTAGGATCAATTGTAAGAATTCTCTTAACATCATCCGTCATCGGATGTCCTGCTTCACCCAACCATGTCTTATTGGTGACAAGCTCGGTAACATGAGGTGCTCTTAGTGACTCTATCATAGGATTGCCAGAATATATTCTTCCATTTCTATTTCTAACATTAAACTCTTGGAGAGTTGTTAAAAATCTTAAATAAAATAAGCCGTTCTTATCATATATTTGAAGATTCTGCGGCTTCATGGGTTCCGTAGTAGCTTCCATAATAAGATAAGCAGCAACTTCTTGCTTTATCATGATTCTCACTCCTTTGCCTCAAAATTATTATTTTATTGTTGATAAACGAAATTATAAAGAGTGTCTTTATTTTTTTCTAGTTAAACAAATATTTAATATTATTTGGAAAGGGAGTGATAAGATGAATATTAATACAAAGAGGGTTCTTGATGGTAAAAAATCTCCCATTCAAAAACAATTTGAGATTTTAAGAGACAATTATACCTTAGAGAATTCCATTAGATATCTTGATTTCGTAAGACATCAGTCCAGTGATGTAATACTGGAAAATGCTCAATATATTTATTCCGAGCCTCGCTCTGGTGCCGACTTCATTATGGCTGTGTTGAGAACTAACGATTTGTCAGCAGCCCAATTGAGGGTACAAAAAGAAGGTTTAGATAAGTATATAAGTAAGTGTCGTACAAACGGGTATAATAATCCTGTTCATTTAGATAGGCTTAATGAGTGTGCCGAGTTTATCAATGCAGAGCTTAGTAAAAAAGATAATCTTAAATATGTCAGAGAGAATCTTATTTACAATATGCATATAAACTTTTTACCTAAATCCACTCTTATGGAGTCTACCATAACTAATAGCTTGGATAAAGTTATCCAAAATATTAATCATCAACCAGAAGTAATCAATGAGTATGAAAGATTGGTTGATGAAATCAAAGCATGGAAAGCTGGAACAGCAGCAATTAACTTTGTTCCGACATTAGTAAAGAACACAGCCCTTGTATTAGGGATTACTGTGGTATTAACTGGTGTTGCTGTTACGCTTATAGTTTCTTTACCATTATTATTAGTTTCAAAGCTATTAAGTGATGGAATTAATAAGAAATATATTAAGTCATACAATGCTGCAATTGATAGAGAAATCAAAAGAGTCGAAGAAGGAATAGCCTCAGCACCGAGTGATAAAAAGGGTATGCTTGAAGAATATCTTAAATCTCTCAAGGAAGCTAAGGCACAATTAGATGGTTATAAGCCTTCTAAGAAAACTACTAAGGCTGTTAAAGAAGGAAATCTTGGGCAGGAACTCGAAGAAATGGGTGAAGTAGATTGTTGCGAAGATGATATTGACGAAGAAGATCCAGAAGTGGATGAACTTGCATTAAACTTCTCAATTGAATTTTTAGAAGCATTCCTTGATGATTTCGAAGATGACAGTGAGATGACAGAAGCCCAGATGGAAAACTTTAATAACATGATAAGAATAGCTTATCAATATGATAGAGTAGTTACTGAAGGAATAGTAGGTAAGATTGCTCGAAAGGCTGCCTTAAAAGGAGAGGAAATCTCCAGAAAAACTGTACATGGTATTAAGAAGGCTGGTGATGATGCTAAGCATGTAACAACAGTCGCTAAGAAGATACCTGAACATGTAGATAATCTTGTTAATAGCACGATAGATAGTATCAAGAAAGTTGATAAGGATGAAAGAAGACGCAGAATAATCGAAGGGAAATATCGCTATAAGTTATTTAAGATAATAAGAAATGCGATAGGTCTTGGTGCTGCATTTGCCGTACATCCTGCATTAGCTGCTATTGGATTCCTTGTTAGTGTTGCTATGGACAAAAAAGCAGATGACAAAGTAAGAAAAGAAATCCTTCATGAGCTTGAAAATGAATTGGTAATCGTTAGTGAAAAGATTGAGGATGCTAAAGGTGACCAAAAGAGAAAAGAAAAATATGAGCTTATGAGAATCAAAAACAGATTAGAGGATGACATTACAAGAATTAAGTACAGATTGGATTAGGAGGTGTAATAATATGGACTTTTTGAATATCCTCCTTGAAGCTAAAACCCCTGGGTCAAAACCTACTAAAAGGAAAAAAGTTATTAAGGTTGATTCAGGTGTAGATAAAAAAGATTATACTGACGATGTAGAAGCTCAACGAGATGAAGATGAAGATGTTGAAAATCAAGATACTGGTAATGAGGGTGAAACCCAGGAAACTAATGATAACCTAGATGACCAAGAAGTAACTGATTACACATCCGAAGAAGAAGAAGTTGAACCTACTGAGAATTCAGACGACAACCAGGCAACCCAAGACGAAACCGACCCTGAAGAAGGTGAAGGTGAAACCACTGACTATACTGACGAAGAGGGTGATGGGGGTGATGAAACAAATGACAGTGAAGACACTGGTGACGAAGGTGATGGATCAACTGATTACACCGACGGTGCAGGTGACGAAACTGATGATAGTGTTAATTACGGTTCCGATGATACTGCTGACGGCAGTGACGGTACTGAAACTGATGCAGATGATGGATCAGATGCGAATGATACTGATAAAAACCGATTGATTTTGGAAGATTTCGTATCATTATACTATTTAACGAAGAATTCTATATCAAAATTAACAAACATTGATAAAACGGACATTTTTGTTAATAAGATAATAACACAAGTTATCTCAAACTTGTCAACACTCCAAAAACAATTATTTGAGTTCATTACATGTGCTTTTTCCAATAATAAGTACGTGAATAATCTCTACCAATATAATTATTTTTTGGAGGCGTTCAAGATTAATGTTGAAATGCTAAAAAAAATAAGTGTTTTCATCTCTAATTAACAAAACAAATATATAAAAAAACTAATTGAAGGGAAGTGTATAATCATGTATGAATACTTAGATGAACAGCAACCTACTAGAGTTGTTGGTTCTTTCGTTACAGACAAAAATGTCGACTTCAAGAATGGTATTAAAAGCCTTCTAGAAGGATTCAGAGGAGCATACTCCGTTGACGCTGTAGATGATATAGTTAAGATTCTGAAGGTTGATGCTCTGAAGGAAGATTATAAAGAGAGGCTTATAGGCGACGTACTCACTGAAAGTTTTGATGATCCATACTATGCAATGATACCGAGCAAATTAGAGCAGCTTTTTGAAAACTCTTCCACAGAAATCGTTAGAGAATCTTCTGTAGCTCAGCTTGCACCAATAGTAGGTGTGTCTCTGCCAATCCTCAAGAAGAATTATCTTGAGTGCCATTCAAAGGACATAGTAATGACTGAGGTTCCAACTAAGCCAATCGTTAAAATGGCTTTTGAAAGAAAATTCTTAAAGGATAAAACTGGAACTAAATACTACATTCCAGAAATATTCTACAATGACGACTACAAGAAAGTAGTTGACAAAACAAAAGGTAAGGTAGTAAGCAATGCCTGGTATCCAACTGGAGACGGCACAGCTCTTCCAATACAAGACCTTACAATACTTCAGCTTTCAGGCGGATCTCTTGAAACAAGAGACAGCTTAGCATATGATTTCTGCGTAGAAGCAGTTCAAATCGAAGTACCAAAAGCAGGCGGCGGAGTTGAATTAAAGACTATTGATGGTCTTAACATCCAGCCTGATATGGGAGCTAACAATTCCTTCACATACAGAATTAAGACTGAAGGAGCAGAAGCTGCAAAGGTTGAGGACATAATCACTGGACAGGTAGACTTCTACACTGGATCAGTATCAGTTGCTTCAACTGGTGGAAAAATAAAGAAAGTAAGATTCGGAGGACATCTGTCCAATGAAAATAACTTGGAAACAGTAGAACTTGATAGAGAAAGAGAAGTTAAGGAGTGGAAGATTCCTGATGGTCAGAGAATCAACACTGGTTTAACTATCGAAAAGATTAAGGACTACAAGGCATTATTTGATCTGGACATCACAACTGAAGTTATTTCTGACATGAGTACAGTATTAACTCAGTTCGAAGACAGCTCAATCATGAGCTTCCTTGATGACAGCTTAACAAAATGGAAAGGAAAGAAAGACCTTCCATTCGGATACAGCGATGGATTCGTTGAAACATTCGAATTTAGCTGCACACCACCTGCAAATGTGTTTGTAACAACTTCACAATGGATGCAGGAAATGAAATACTACCTCAACAGAATGATTGATGAGTTAAAGACCAAGCTTAAGACTACAGACATTATGTTCGTAGCTTATGGTCATCCAAATAACATTACTCTCATTCAGGATGATGTTAAGTGGGTAATTGACGAAGATACTAAGATCGGTGGAATCCAGCTTGACTACAGGTTCGGTGTTATGACAACTAACAAGAACCGTGTTCACGTAGTTAGCTCATTAAAGGTTCCAAAGGAAAAAGGAATAAGAGTTATCGCTTACCCATTAAGCAAAGAAGTAATAACATTCAAGCACTACAAGTACAGCTTGAACATTGAAAATATCTACAGAAACCCATTCACACCATTAACACCAAACGTAATGGGTACTTCAAGATACTTGACTACAGAAGTTCTTCCAGTACAAGGCGAGTTCAAATTAACGAACAACGACTTCGGAAGAAAAACTGTATAATAGCTGCTTAAGGCGGCAAGGTGTAAATTAAAAATGAAAACGACAACTCTTATTTAATGAGAGTTGTCGTTTTATTATTTTTTTAGAAAGGGTGAAGAAGATGGAATTAAATAAAAAGTCCCAAGACTTATTACTGATTGAAAGTTGCTTTAGAAATATCAAAACAGGGCAAGATGTCCATAATTCTATAGCTGCTATCCAGAGAGTTTTGAAGAGGATGTTTGATGTTAATTTTAACATCACCATCATCAATAATGACACAAATCAATTCTTTGGAATGAATATCTATCCTCAAAAGAGCACAATAGATGCTATAGTTGAGGCTATACTTAATAAGAAATCAAATACAGAAACACTGTCAGAAATCTGGCAGAAGAATACAGAGTGGCATTTAGAAATAGATTCACTTCTATTATACGATAATCGTCTTAATGCTAACCCATCAGAAATAACTGCTGTTCTATTACATGAGATAGGACATGTGGTACATTCAAATAGTATCCCTCATAGGGTTAATAAGGTAATGAGATACCAAATTATGAATCTTGACTTTACAGTTAAGCACCTTATTAGATATGATAAAATAAGGAAGCTATTTGGTATTGCAGTAATTGAAGCTTGCACCAGCAAAAACTTCCACCGCATCAATAGTGTAAATACTGAAGTGGTTGCTGACAAGTTCGTTGTTAAAATGGGATATGGTGATGAGCTTAACAACTTTATTACCAAGTTAGTATCATCCCAAGGAAATAGACTTGTTGAAAGAGCAGACCATGAAATAGATGGAGATATTAAGTCTATCGTAAATTGGTCAATTGACAATATAACTGAACTTGAGTTCAGAAAGAAGAAGTTAAGACAGTCTATACAGACTGAAATACTAAAGAACCCTAGTATATTTGTCAGGAGTATATTCACTGATATAAAGAATGCTTTCTTCGGGGCTGAGGAAGATAATTACAAGATTGCTGTTGCGGAACAGTACCTAATTTCGGGCTGTCAAACCGTGATGAGAGAATCTATTCTGGATATCTTCGATAATATCGGAAAAATGAAGAAGGTTCCTCAAAGTGATATAGATTTCCTTTCAATACAAGTTGAGAAGATTGAAAACAATGATGACAAGATATATGTTCTAGACCTTATATATGACAAATTAGACCTTGTCAATGCAGCTCTTGAATATATTGAAAAGGGTAAGACTGAAAAGGTTGCCCAGTCAAAACAGACATTGACATCTCTCAAGACACAACTTGAGAAGTTGAGACAACAAGTTCTCAATATTGAGATTAAAGACAAACAGTATGGTGTATTTATAAAGTATCCTAAGGGATATGAAGGTTAATTAATTTAACCGTTGAAGGGGTGATTTCTTTGGCAAGGAAGTTTATTTATGACGTTCAAACCAAGAATATATCTTTCCTTCAAACAGCCAAGGATTTAAAAACTCTTGGGGTTAAGGACCACATGTTCTTTTTAAAGCTTTATGATACGGGATTAAGGGGAGTAGATCCATACTCCCCTTTTTTAACCGAAGAGCAGATAATGAGAATAATAAATGAGTGTATAATAAATCCATGGTATTTCTTGAGGGAAATAGCAAGAATACCTGAGCAAGGTGGTACGGGTATCCCCTACCAACTTAATAGAGCCAATTTGGCTGCTACATGGTGTTATTTGCATGGTTTAGACCACTACTTGGTTATACCACGACAGATAGGTAAAACACAATCAACATTAGCAATACTTGACTGGACTTTCTTATTTGGCACAACGAACTCAGAGTTCATGTTTATTAATAAGAAGCAGGAAGATGCTGATAATAACTTAGCAAGATTAAAAGATCAAAGAGATTTATTACCAAAATATCTACAATTTAAGATTGCTATCACAGATGAAGGTAAGATAGTTGAAGGTGCTGATAATGTTAAATCATTAACCAATGCCAACAATGGAAATAAAATAGTTGCAAAACCATCAGCACGTTCAGTTGAATCTGCTGAAAATATAGGTAGAGGTTGTACACAACCTATTCAATACTTTGATGAGGTTGAGTTTACACCTCATATTAAGACAATCGTTGAAGCGGCAGGTCCTGCTTATAATACTGCTTCTTCAAATGCAAAGAGAAATAATGCGGCTTATTGCCGTATATTCACATCAACACCTGGTGACTTGGATACACAACCAGGTCAGGATGCATTACTTATTATTGAAAAGACATGTAAATGGACTGAGCAATTCTATGATTGGGACGTTAACGATATAGATGAATATATCTCCAATAACTCTGGTAATGGTATTATCTATATCGAATATCAGTATCAACAATTAGGAAAAGATGAAGAATGGTTCAAGAAGACATGTCAATCTGTACTTAACAACCCAGCTAAGATTCAAAGAGAAATCTTCTTAAAGAGAATGAGAGGTTCTTCAGAGTCTCCATTTGAACCAGAAGAATTAGCTGCTATTGAGGAATTGAAGGGTGTGGTTAAGGAAGAATTATTTATTAACAAGCTATTTAAGCTTGATATTTATGAGCAAATTAGAAAAGATAGAGTATATATTATAGGTGTCGACGTTTCTAATGGATATGGTCAAGATAATTCCGCTGTTACTGTAATAGACCCATACACTCTCAAGACAGTTGCAGAGTTTAAGTCTCCATACATTGGTGTGACAACATTCACTAAGTTCTTATATATCCTTATTAGAAAACATATCCCAAGAGGTATACTCTGTATAGAAAGAAATGCCAACGGTGAATCAATACTTGATGCACTTAGAGAAACAGATATACATGGTCAATTATACTTCGACAACTCAAAAGACTTTGTTGGAGCTAATATTGATGACAAACTTGATGCTCAGGGATTCTTAAAGATTCAAGCTGCAAGAAGAAAATTATATGGTGTTTATACACAAGGTAAATCAAGAGAGGTTATGTTCCAGTTACTTGATGCCCATGTTAAGGACTTTAAAGATAGATTTATCGGTGCTAATGTAATTAGTGACCTAATGAGTCTTGTAAGAACTAAGAGGGGTAGAATAGAAGCTGGTGCAGGATTCCATGATGACTGTATTATGTCATATTTGATTGCTCTTTATGTATTCTATCATGGTAATAACTTACACAGGTTTGGATTTGTAAGAGGAGAAATACCTGATGAAGATAAACGAAACAGAGGTCTCACATATGAGGAGACTATGCAAGAAATGCCTGAAGACGTTCAACAAGCTTTTGCTGATTTTAGTGTTAAAGGAATGGATGATTATAATCAGAAGTTAGTTGAAGAAATTCAAAGGGCACGAAAAGAGATGCAACATGTTGACAGGATGTTAAATAGTGTCAACGTAGCAGAGGACTATGATGATTTCGGAGGCGAAGGAGACATGCCTCTGGGCTTATTCGACGAACTTAATAGTTAACAAATATATAGGAGGGATGTCCTCCTATATATTTTTTTATTTTCTTATTAACAACTTTTTAAAAGAATGAATATTAAACCTTAGGAGGGTGAGATAAAAATGGTTTTTGATAACGAAGCATTTGAATTAAGTAACAACTTAGAAGTGGAAAGCTTACTGGCGGATTTACCATTTGAGCTTATAAAGGAGAACATCAGAGAACAGATAAGCGACCCACTATCTACTAACATAAATTATATCAACACGGTTACAGAAAAATGTGACCTATTAAAAAAAGAGTACGAAGATGACGAAGATGCTATTAAGGAGATAAATAACAGTCTTCTTAGATTCTTCATATTTATCATCACTGAGATAGATGAGAAATTTGACTTATCTATTAATTATGATGAGGATGATGTCGATGAGGTTGTATCATTGGGAGAAGCCCTTTACAATTTCATGATTCTGCGATATAAGAAGAATATCAGCAGATTTATCTACAAATTTATTATTAAAAATAAAAAAGGTCTTGTTGAACAGTTCGAGAAGCTGGCAAAGAAGAAGGATGTTACATCTATATCATTAAAGAAACAGATCAAGAATAAGGATGACATACTGCTATTATCTAATATGCCTAGTGCAATAAAATATATAATGAACCTTTATATAGAACCGCTTGACTTTTTAAAGTATGCTGCTGACGATGAGTTATATGAAGCTACATTCTTACGTCAAATGATTAATACGGGTAATCTTACTGGTAACTTTGTTACTAAGTACCTAGAATTAATTGTAGATAGTTACAATGACGTATTAGATGAGATTCAAACCGACGTTCGTCTAAAGCTTATGAAAAAGATTATGTAGTAAAAAATTACCATATTAACTACATTAAATTAATTATAAGATGGGGAGGTAATCCATAATGGAAGAATCAAAAGTAATTAGACTTAATCAAGATGAAGAGGTGGGAACCACTGTTGCTCCTGAAACTGATATAGTTGCTGATGAGCAAATTGGAATGGATAAAGCCATAAGCCTGCTTAACCTTCAGGGGCAATTACAAGATATGAAGGACATGAGAGGTAATATTGTTAAAGAACAATTAAAGGTTCTGGGTGATGTTGCTGACCTTGAAGCAGTTCAAGCTAAGTTAGTAGACATTAGTATTGAGGACCTTAAGGCAATAACTGAGGAAGGACTTAAAGAACTCTTTACTATTAATGGTAAGGAAGTTGATGTTGCCGTTGAAATAGAAGATGCTTTCAAAGCATTTGAGTTCAAAAGAGACTTCCTTGTATACTTAAAAGAAAGTGAACAAGCTGTCAATCAAATTGATGAAGCTGTTCTTAAATTAGAAGAAGACTTAAAGGCTCATGATGAGGAACTTAAGGATGTAGTTGCTCAATTCGGCGACTTATCAAAATGCATCAGAGCTAAACTTCTTAGCAATTTAGAAAATGCTGGAGATGCTGTTAGAGCTAAAAGAGCTCAAAGAATGCTTGATAGCTTTGACGATGCATGGAATTTAACCAGGATATATGAGATCCACAAGGTTTCAAGACCTGGTAATGTACTTAGAGACTATAAAGATAACGATAGGTCTGTAGCTCTTTACAAGAATTACATGAAGGCTATTGCACGATTAGGTCTTAAGAGTGACCTTACTGCTTTCAATGACCTTGAAATCAAATTCTTACCTGAGAAATATCATAAGTATCCAAATCTATTCTTATTCATCGTAATAAGATACTTTGCTTACAAGAAAGATGTTGCTGACAGGGTAAGTGATGGAGTATTCTTATCTCAATTTATGGTGTACGTGAAGACATTGTTTGCAGATAGATTCACTACTCCTGAAGAAAAAGAGGAGTTTTTACAAAATATCCAAAGAGTTTTGGACCTTTATTATTAAATATAAAAAACAATAGAGTAAAAGTAGTTTTCTACTTTTACTCTATTTTTATGCCCTTTTTTAATAATGAAGAAAGGAAGGTGAGATAAATGTTAAAGGATTTTCTGGTGGATGATGGAGAGAATATAGTTTTCAATGGGCATTATCTAGAAATGTATATACCAGCTTTTTATTTCGAAAGTCAATTAGCTGAGAATTACGGTTCATCACTAAGAGTGTTCGGACTATTTAATACTAGAGTATATACTGACAAGGGTGCTCCAATGAAACTGGAAACATTCAATCTTCCAACACTTGTTTATATTTATCCTTCAGAAATTGAAAAGAAAGAGTTACAATTAGTAGAGGGTGACAACGGTGAGGTAGAATCCTACTATATAGCCAAGTTCTATAAGGGAGCAAAAATAATGAAGAATATTATCCCACAGGATGCAAGTAATGTTGAACTTTTCTTAGACATACTGTGTAGAGGTAAGATTCCTAAAACCATTCCATATGGTCAGGTGTTACAAATATGGCAAAAAAATCTTAGCCTTAATGGTGTTAAGCTAGGGGTTACCGCCACCGTCTTGGAGGTAGTTATCTCAGAAATATACCGTGATAAGAAGAAACCTGAACAAACATTTGCAAAGGTAATAGGTAAAGACCCAAGCACATCAGAGTATGCTTATAAAACTGCCAACATTCGTGAGATTTGTGCGAGAAACTCGACATTTGCAGCACTCACTTTTGAGGACATGGATTCAATGATTACCTCAGCTCTGAACATAAATAAGTACAACAAGCAAGAAACTGAGTCACCTATTGAAAAAATAATAAAGATGTAAGAGTCTTTAGAAGAACATTTTAATAAAATATATTAATCGAGGAGGTCGAGTAAAATGCCTAGAACAGGACAAATAATTCCTGGGTATCTGCATCCACATGTGGAGACCTATATAAATGATAATACCGAGTTTATGGAAGCTGTTTCTGCTCCTGCCGAAGGGTTGAGATTTATCAACGTATTTACTTCTGGTAAGGGACGAGACGGTGTTATACTTCCATTTGACACAACAACTGGCTATACAGAAGAGTATGGCAATCCAAATTATAAGCTTTACGGTCAGCCTGGTTATATGCCTTATGCGGCTTTATCATCTGGACAGGCAAAATGCTGGTGTATGAGAGTTATGCCAGACGATGCTGCTTATTCCAACGTGGTAGTTCTTGCACAAGTAAAGGTAGATTCAACTGATGCTGCCAACAAAAAGCTTAATATTAAGCATAAAGCTTTATTCCACAATGGTCTTCTTAGCAAAGATGAGTTTGCTGCATTAACAGACTTAATGACAGAAGAAGATCCAGATGTTGACGGATATGTAACCTTCCCTCTATTCGGAGTTTACTCCTTAGGAAGAGGAGTTTATGGTGATGTATTTAGAATCAGAATGGGTGCTGCTCCACAAGAAGACAAAGATAACGCCTACAAGAACTACATCTTAGAAGTTCTTACAAGTGAAGGTGGAATCAAGAGAAAAGAATTGTTCTCAGGAACATTATTCGCAGATGCTGTAGAAGCAAACAAGACTCTTTTCTTAGAAGATCTTGTTAATGATGTTGACAGCGGTAGCACAAAGCTTGGAATGTATGTAAACCAAGAAGCATTAGGAAAAATATTCGAAATGTACAAGACAGTAGACCCAACAACAACTATTACTATTGAAACATTTGACCCAATCACTGGAAAGAATAAATTAGGAGTAGCAAATCCTAAGATAGTATTCAAGAACACTGAGACTGGTGCTGTTTCATTAGATAGAGTTGAAGGTGTTCCTCTGTCAGGTGGTACTGACGGATCTTTTGCAGTAGGAACTGCAACTCCTGAAGCAAGAGAAACTGCTATAAACGCTGCTTATGTAAAAGCATTTAATGGAGAATTTGACAGAGCTATTCTTAGTAAGAGAAGAACTCCTGCTGAATTAATCCTTGATGCTAACTATGAAGATACTGTTAAGAGAGCCTTAATAGGTTTACTTCTTAAGAGATATGACGCTTATGGATTCATCGACGGTGGTATCCTTAATACTACTACTGACGCTATTGCTTGGGCTGAAAATATGTCTGGACTTGGCGACAGAGCATTCTCAAAGGATTGCCAACACTACATGATAAGAGATCCATTCAGCGGTAAAAATATTCCAATGACAACAACATACTATTATGCATTACAGTTACCAGTTCACTTTAGAGTGTCTGGAAACCATATACCATTTGTTGGAGAAAGAGTTGCTAGCTTAACTGGAATGGTTAAGAACAGCTTAAAGCCAATGATTGACGCTGATGACGTTGAAGTTAAGGAAAAACTGTACGAGCTTAAAGTTAACTACTTTGAGTGTGTATCAGAAGGAACTTACGTAAGAGGTACTCAGGGAACATCACAGCTTATCTGGTCTGACCTTTCAGAGGAAAACAACATGCATGTTCTCCTTGAAATGAAGAGAAAGCTTGAAACACTTGTTGGTTCATTGACTTACAACTTCGCTGATCCTGAGGATAGACAAAGATTCACAGAAACAGCAGACAGAATGTTCAGTGACTACAAGGGAACAAAAGTTAGAACTGCATCAGTTTACTTCGATATGAATCCATGGGAAACAGAAAGAAGCATATTACACTGCTACTTAGCTGTAACCTACAGAACTCTCTCAAAGAGAGGCATTATCGAAATAGACATTAATAAGAGAGTATAAGAAGGAGGGGAGATAAATGGCTGCATTAAAAGCTGAAGATATAAAAACTCTGCAATCGAATATTAAGAGTAACACCAAGGACATGACTACGTATTCATTGTTCTTAGGCGGAACTAACGTAACTGCATCTGCTATAGGTCAGTACGATCCATTGAAGACAGGTTATGCAAGAATATTCTTCACAAGAATGCCTAAATTCATGGAAACAATAATGCCTACTCAGTCAAAGAACTTTAAGCATCTTTTAGAGTATGGTTTTATCGGTATTGATGGAATTCAGAATACTACACTTGATTTCGAACAAATTACTGGTGGATACGCTGGAAAACAGTTCGATGTTGCAACTGTAGCTAAGGATGAAACAAACTCCATCACAATGAAACTTTATGAATTCGCTGGTTCACCAGTGAGAGAGTACACTGATATGTGGATAAGTGGTATATCCGACCCATATACTGGAATCGGTCACTACCATGGAGCTATGGATATAGACTCCACTATCAAATATGCACAAGCTAATCATATAGCTGAAGCATTCTACATTCAGACTGACCCAACAGGTAGATCTGAAGGAATCGAGTATGCTTGCTTACTTGCAAACATGATTCCAAAAACTGTTAAGAAAGACCATTTCAATTATGAAGCTGGTACTCATGGTCTTGTACAAACTGATATCGAGTTTACAGCAGTTAAGTATGAATCTCCACAGATCAACGAAATTGCTAAGAAGCTCCTTGACAAGTACAAGATTCTTAGAGATTATATCAACTTCAATTCAGGATATACTGCTGAAATGGTTGATAAGATGGCTGCATTAGCTATCACTGACTGGACAGAAACTAAAAACGCTGATGCTCCTGCAAAATAAAAATTATAATAGTCTATACTGAGATTACTCAGTATAGACTATTATAATTTTTATTCTGTTTCATTTCCTTTTTCAGATTCATCCTTTGCCTTAAGAGCCTGTTGTTGTAATTCAACCTGTGCTTCCTCAAATATCTTATCTGCGGTAGCCCATGGCATCATTGGCAATAATTCCTTAGCGAATCTTCTGTATAGTATATCCTTCAATCTGTTTAGATTGTCGGTTTGGTCAGCATTTTCACCTGTATAAGCCTTAATCATAAATGTCAATGTCTGCTCTGAGTTATTAATCAGGTCAGCCATATTCATGTTGTTTAATGACTTAGGTGCAGCTAATATGAATTCAAATTCATTAACCAAGTCTGATGGAATATCAGTAGAATACTTAATCAGCTTCTTATATAAGTCCGTAATGGCATCATTAAAGTCTAGCTGTTGATTAACTACTCTTCCAACAAACTTTGCATTTGCCATAACTAATGTTTTGGCATAATCTGCTTCATTTATATAGTTCATTAGGACTGAGGGAACACCAGTAGCATTGATGTAACCAGTTCTCAACATATCCATCAACTCACTATTAAGTTGTATGTCTTGACCTGCTATAACATCAAAATCTATACCTCTTTCCCCTGACCTACCTATAGGCATAAATATTGATTTACCTTGTCCAATCTTTGATATCATTGAGTTGTAGTTTAATAAATCCATGAAGTTTACTTGCTTTTCCTTAATGGAACGAGCAACGTCCTGAATTTTATTAACTACATTAGCATCAATACCAGATTGTTTAACATAGTATACTTTTGTGTCATTGGAAGATGATATTATTGAAATCATCTTGAAGATTAACAATGCTAGATATAGTTTTGCATAGAACAGTGAAGGTAGCAGTGTAGATGTTCCATTACCTTCTTCATCCTCGTTAACTTTGAATTCTGTGATGTAGTCGATAGGAATAAACTGGAACTTCAACTGCTTTTTATACAAATCATTGTATGTCAATGCATTCAGGATTAATTCTTTAAATTTAGCATTCTCTTCCAAGAACTTTTTATCGAAAGCTTTAACTATCTTATCAGTTATTTTAGATAAGAATACGTTTTCAACTTCCCTTATGTTATTATTTGCTGGACTCATCTTAATAGTTGTTGTAAACGGAGATTTTGTTGTCTCCATTTGAATTTCATGGATATAATAATATCCTATGGTTTGGTCAAGTATCTTTACTGGTATTATTTTTCTTGGGTCGATAAGCTTAACATAACAATCTTTGATATTGCTAAAATCAACCTTCTCATCCATACTAACAGTACCATCAGAGTATACTGACGCTTTCTTTTTGTTCCCAGCCTTTTTGAATTCTTCATCAACACGCTTCCTGAATTTTTCATCAGTAATCATGCTTGTTAGAGTAGACATCTCTACTCCTTCAACTATAGGAATTCCTGGCTCATCATTGTATACTTCATATCCCTCAAGATATTCTTTGAAGGACTTCTTAATATCACCTGAGAATGAATTCATATTGGCATCTTTCTTAAAATCCTTAACGAATTCATCATCAACTGTTGATTCCAGAGCAATTCCTCTTTTCTTATCCTTTACCTTATTCTGATAATACTTATTGAAAAGCTCAGAATATGGAATAGTATAAGCATAATATACACCGTACTGTAATGTTTTAGGTACGATATGATTCTTTATTTTAGATAGTATCTTAAACTTCTTCTCCATATTCTCGATAAGAGCAATATGGGCTTTTTCTTTCTCATTTGAGTTCTTGAACTTAAGAGTTCTTGAAACCGTTTGAGATAAATCGTCAGAAGTGACGATAGCATCTCTTGTAGCGGCAATAGCTTCTTGCAACTCATATAATTGGCTACAAATCATATTCAAATCATCATAGAGAAGATTAAGATTCTTATATCTCTCCTGAAAGAATTGGAATATGCCGTTTGTTTCCGATGCAAATATATCTTCTATACCCTTAACCGCCGTTTGCTGTTGATTGTCATAATCATTAAATAGTTTAACTAAGAAAGTTGATATATCATCCCCTGTGAAAGTAGTAAGTGATTTAATCTCCTGGAATACTATATCATCTATTTCATCCGATAACTTCTTCAGCTCTTTTTCTCTTCGATTGTCTGATTTAGATGTATTGTATGAAATATTGTCAATGATATCGTTAAACAAGGAGTTTAATTTAATCAAAGGTTTTTCTACTTTCTTGATAGATACACCATTCTTTTTTTCATCTTTCTTTGCCATTATCTATCACCTTCTTTAACCTTAATTTATTTATATTTTTGTTCCCGATAATTTTAATAACTACAAAATAAAGGATAAAAAAATAACCTATATGCACACTCATGTACACATAGGTTATTTTTTATGTTAATAATAAGTCGGAGGAATTGATAGTTTTTCACCAATTTTAAGGGCCTTTTAAAACACTAATTAACAAAACGCTTTAAGGAGGTTTATTTGTGGAAAATTCTAAAAATCTATATTAATCCCCCGACTTATTATTGTGTTCACAATATATTGTTTAAAAATGAAATAACCCATAAGGTTAAAAACCTTATGGGGGATTCATTGAATATGTGCAGAACTTAGGTTCGAATGAATTCGGCTTACCAGCCGCTTTGTCTTGTTCTTTTCTCACGCAGGGCTTAGTATTAGAACCTTCAACATGACAGCAACACTGTAATGCATACGGACATTCAGGATATTTTTCTCCCATACTCGATCCCCTCCTCTTTTTTATAATTATGTTAAAATTATTTTCTTAACCGAGGGTCTTCTTCGATATATTCCCCGATATTATATTTAACCAATTGATAACCTAACTTATTAAGGAATGCTTCAAATTCCTTATATAGGGTTGGATTGTCGTGAATAAACTTAGGTAAGTAAATTTTAAAACTTACAATGCCAAGTTTCTTATTATGAATCAATTCCTTCATAATTTCTTCTTTAAAATAGAAGAATCTATCAGATTCTATTTCTTTTATAGTGGATTTAAATTTACTAATTGACATTAACTTCTTAAAAAACATCTATCTTTTTACCTCCTATAAAAAAATAAAGTGGCGATAAATCGCCACTAGAATCTAATGCAAGTATACTTATGATAAGTTTTTATGTCTTCCCTATCAGTCATTAATATTGTTTCAAATTTAGTCTCATCACCTTCTATGTCATTAAAAGCAATATTAACATTCAATCCCTTCTTTAATGCAGGAATTAATTCTTTAGTCATTCTTACTTTATGAACATCGTTGTCATAAGTGACAATTTCATTGTCCACTAACTGGTCGATAGTGGAATCCTCAATTTTCTCAGATTCTTTATCAGTTTTTTCTATGATCCTTTTTGCTAAATCATAACTATCTTTAATTTCTTTTTTAATCTCATCTTTTTTAATAATTCCACCAATTGTATAGTCCAAACCGTCAGCAAGTCTTAAGCATGTTCTACCATAGCTAATGACTACAGCTTTTATTTCCTTTTTCCTATCTTTAATCAACTGAAATATGGCTGATGAGTTAAAATAAGGAATTGAATCTTCAGGAATATTATCCATCGGTATGATAGTTGAGATACAACAGTGCGAGCCCTTATCTAGGATACTTTCCCCTATAACAACTCCATCTTCAAATAAATAATAGTTATTAAAATACTTTTTAACAACCTGATTGAATTCATTTAATTTCTTTACATCCTTTGATGTAAGGTCAAATAATATTTCTTCCATTTTTTATCCTCTCCTTTAAACAACAATTTTTAATCCTTCTAAGAAATACTTGCTAAATTGTTCTTTAGACATAACTATCTTAGTTGTGTCTTGAATTTTAAACTTATTTCGCACCAAGCTATCTAGCTCGACAACATCAGGTAATTTGAACCACTTAGTTCCCATGTTAGCAACATTCTTAATTAGCATGTTATCAACAAAATCTTTACCTGCATCATACTTATCATTGTCAATATCTTTCTTATTGTACATATCCTTTATTTCTTTGTTGAGGACTAACTTACCTATCATGCAGTTAGGTGCAACATTGAATGTTATAATTATATGAGGATACATACTGCTGAAGTCCATGTCTACTACATTATCGAATATAAACATACTCTTATGCTGTAATAATTCGATACCAGTGTGACAGTTTAACATTGGGTCAGCAACTAAAGCTCCGTCAAACTTTTCATCTTCATCGTCATCATCTTTAGAATCGTACCTAGAAATACCATAATCAATATTGACATTATTGCCAATAACTAATCCCTGCTGATAAAACTCTAAATAAGCACGATTCTTTAAGAAGACAGTCTGTTTAAATATCTTATAATAAGAAGTTGCATTAGAATACGCTCTTAAGTATATATTGTCGATATCATGAGTTTTTATCTCAATACCTAATTGTAGCAGAACGTCTTTTATATTATACATTACAAACTTCTTATAGTTTACATAAGGTAATGTTTTGATATCAGCTTCTTCATGATAGTCTAGCTTTTCATCACCTATTTCTACCTGTGCTATATAGTTAAGAGCATGAGACCTTAACTCACTTTGCCCTTTTCTTAAGCCTGCATATAATAACATTTGGTCTGCAAAATAGGTATATGAAGATATCTTAAAGTAGTCTGACTTATTCTCTACCTTGAAGTTTAAGTTATCCTTCTTATAGAATAACTCCTTTATCTTAAAATCCTTATGACACATGATTTCAACTGGGTCATATCCAAGCTCAATTATCCTACCTGTGATGTACGGAATATCATACCCCATGTTCCATATCATAAGGAAATCTCGTTTCATTGTATTAATGAGTTTAAATATATCCCTTATAAGGTCTATTTCTCTATCCTCATCATACATGTAAATCCTATAATCTAACTTACCATAAACATCATCAAATGCTTCATGGAGGTCATTGATAAAATCATCAATTGTATCCTCAAACTCCTGTATCTGAGGATTTTTATCATTCCTTAATAAGAACGTATGACATGATAGTGATTGTTCATCCACTATGGTTACTGCATTAATCGGGCAGACACCATCAACAGGAACCCCCTCAACATCAATACCGTCAACCTCTATATCTAGGAACTGCTTAGTTATCGGTTTTGGTTTATCGTTGGTATAATTAAGATACCATTGTATCCTGTACCAATTTTCAATATCATAGTCTGAACCAAATACATACTTATACTTATGTATGTTATTGATCCCAGCCCTATTTTTTGTCTCGATGCAGTTCTTTACATACCTAATGTACTCATCACCTGCTTGTTTGGCGATATAGAATGGCATTTCTTTAAACTTACATCTATGTGTTTCAGCATCTTTCATCTCAATAAATGACTTATTGTAGTCATAGTTTCGGCAATTTTCTTTTGCAAAATATATATCCATTTCAGGATTTTCGATTGTAACAACTTTCTTATTACCTGTATCTAACTCTTTATATACTATATCGAGATAGTCGTTATAACTGGTTTCTTTTTTTCCATTGTGATATATTACGTTTATTAGCATAATATTGTCTTTATCTATATTCTTCAGAAACTCCATTAATTATCACTCCCCTCATATTATATTTTTGTTGAGAATAAAATTAAAAACCATTGGTATGGTATTTATTATCACTTATATAATATATAAATTTATTTAGCTATGTAATTTAGTATAAGAAAAACACTATAATAAATAAGGAGGTGTTTATTATGAGCGACCAGTACACTATTAATATTAATATGCCTATTAAGAAAGATAGCCTTATCTCGGAGATTAAGACTCTGAGAAGTACAATACCTTCACCTCCTAAGGTAAAAGAGCCTGAGGAGAAAGAGGAAGTATTTACTTTATCTTCTTTATCTAAGAAGAAAAAGGACAAGAAAAAAAAGAAGAAGAATAAGGAATTCAGTGACCTGGAGTTCATGTCGGCAGGTGAAATTGGAAACGTATCCACCAATGAAGACGGTTCCAATGATGACGATTATGATGCTACCAGTGCGGCTAATCTCATTGATATAGATGAGATATTTAGAGAAGACAGTGAAGATGGTATAGATGACGGGATCATAGATGAACAGAAAAAGAGTTATGACAAACTTAAGAAGGAAGAAAATCCTTATAAGAAAGAGTTTGCTGAAGAATTAACTCTTTTATACAATCTTCTTGATGAAGTTAATAAGTTTGGTAAAAGACTTGATAAGAAATACGAGGGGTTAGAGGCTAGTAAGACAAGGGGCGTTAGTAAGTATGTTAATGACCTTATTATGTCCATACTTTCATCTAAGCAAAACAAGCTTAGTATTATCAAGGAAATATCATCTATTAAGAAAACTATTGCAGACCTTAAAATCAAGGCTGATGGTAAGACAAATGCAGCTAACGCTCAAGGTGGAGCTACATCAGAAATGATTGCAACTACATATCTTAAGAATGTTCTTAAGTATGGAAGAAACAACTTTGTTAAAGAGTTTGGTTCTAGAAATAATGATGACGATGATGATGAAGTTGATTCATTGGTTGAACAAATTGAAAAGAGTAAGGATGATGGTATGTCTGACATCGAAATGGACAGATATTCCCGTCTGATAGAAGAAAGACTCAGTAGTGTAGAAAATCCATTTAGAAGCGAAGAGGGAAGTAAATACATCGAATATGAAAATAGAGGTGTTAGAGTTGTCGTTAAGAAATGGATAGACACAGGAGACTGGGAATTTGTTGCATTAGATAAAAATAATCAACAGGTATTTGACTACCCTCTACCAAGAAAGAAAGATATAGGTAGAGTTAAATTTAGTGATGATGGAAGATACGCTACTGATGAAAGAGGAAGAAGTTACAAAGTAATTGAAGTAGTATCTCCTGATGAAGATGACGATGATTAAAACAAAAAAATAAGGCATGGGTAACCATGTCCTTATTTTTTATCCTCTTCTATACCTGTGGAGTAAGGTATTACATACTTACTAGCATCTCCATCAGGTATCTTGATTTTACTGGTTAGATAATATTCCATTTGCATTCCTGTTTTAACATTATCGTCCAGCTCATCAAATTTAACATTTGGGTATTCCTTTTCAACATAAGCCTTGACATCATCAAAATTATCATGTCTTATATGTTGATCCGTTTTTGGTATTCTTAATCCTATCATATTCTATCACCTCACTATTATAATATATAATTATTGGTCTTGATTTTACGTAAAAAAATAGAGCTAGGATTTCTCCTAGCTCTATTTTTATATGTCTTTGTTTTTACAAGGTACAAATTCCTTCCCTGGGAAGAATATGCTGAATTTCTCAACCCATACTTTAATGTACTCCATAGTTGAGAACTTATTACCAACATTATCAAATCTCAGGATTCCGTCATAGCAGAATATTTTATTTTCATTTATATAGCAGAATCTACAATCAACTGCTACAAAGTTAGTTTCTTCTAATTCAATGTCAGCACACTTGAAACCCATTTTCAAAAGCTCGTAACTAAGGTCAATATTATATGGGTTTTCTGCATAATCTAGAACTAGATATTTATCTTGTTCTAACCAGAACTTCTTGTCATTAATCCATGCTGTAATCTTTTCAAAGATTTCAAATGGTGTTTCACCGCAAACATTGTGTGTATCCTGTCCTATTTCATAGTCAGGATTAGTGTATCCATAGACAATTGTTACAACATTTTGTTCTCCCCTGTGACTATACGCATAAAGTCCCATCTTCTTTAGCCTAGCCATTAAATCTTCCATTGTCATTTTTTCTTTTAACATTTTGAACCCTCCCAAACTTAAATAAATATTGTAATTAATCTACAGCATAATAATATATATTCAAAAAGATAGTTAAGAAATACTTAACTATCTTTATGCTGCCCTGAAGATAACATTAGTATTCTTGTAATTATCTATTTCAATGTCTGATGTCATAATTAAGTCAACAGGGTAATTATCAAACATGTTGTTATGTGTTATCAAGAATACCTGTTCAGAGCCTATTGCTTTTAACTGTTCTTCCAATATCTTTATGAATATTGGTCTATTAGTCATATCGAGAGTTGAGTCAATCTCATCTAAGAGCATGATATTATATCGCTCTATTGATTGCTTTACTAGAGCAAATGATATTGCCAAAGATATAAAGCTTCTCTCACCTTGTGAACAAGATATGATATCTGAAACTCTAATACCATTCTTGATATAAGGTATTTTAAATTCTCTATCATTTATGTCAAAATCATCTATTTCCAGTTCACCACCGAATAACTCACTCAATAACTCATTAACAATAGCTTTAGTTTTCCTTAAGTATAGCTGAATGAATAGTAGTGGCATTCCCTTATTAGATGACAATGCTTCTTTTATAGTGTCTATATCATCGAATTGTTCTTCGATGATAGCTTTTTCTTCTTTAAGAGCCTCAAACTCTCTTAATTTGAATTTATTGTTTGTTATCTCTTCGTCAACTTGCTTTATTTGAACGTCCAATACTGAGATTTTACGTTCATAATCCTTTTTGATGACAATATACTCATCTATCTTTTTCTGTATCTTTCTACGCTCTACCAAACTGTCAAATAGCTTAGAAGCCTTATCACTCAAGTCCTTTATTTCATCAAGACCATCTTTATAATCTTCATAAACTTCTCTCAAGTCTGATAATTTATCGTTTCTCACACTTAACATTTCGTTGACCTTCTTTAATGAGTTAATGTCATTATTAAGTTTATAAATATCATTATCTAACACATCTAGCTCTTTCTGCATTGTAGCAAGAGATGTGGCATTCTTCTCAATGAAAGATAATTCCTTCTTAATGTCCTTTATCTTTTCCTTGATAGATAAATAATGCTCATACTCCTCAAGCACCGCTATATAATTAGTGATATTATCTTCATCAAAGAAGGGTATACAATCTTTAATTGAATTAAGAATTCTTTTTATACTGAAGAAATCTTCAGGTAACTTCTCAATTAATTTATTATTTGATTTTATTAAGAGAAGTATATAGTCTATATTTTTATTAATATCATACATAGACTCAAAGAATTCTCGTTTATTCTCAAGTTTCTTTATTTCAGCAGTAAGTTTCTCAACAGGAGAATCTTTCTTAGCATCAACATGGTCATCATAGAACTTAACATATGGGCAATTACTGGACTTACAGTCTGTTGGTTTGAATAGTACATATACTCCGTCTTTCTTGCCAACTATGTTATTTAACTTCATTAGTTCGAAGTTATTCTTCTGAATCTTATCATCAATACTAGATATCTCACGTCGAACATTATCATTTACATCCTCATCATTCAGCATATGATTAACAACATTAGTTACAGCATTATGATTAAATGTATGAATGTTTGACACAAACTGCTCTATTTCCTGCATAAGTCTAAGTGCCGACAACATATCATCTTTGCTACACTTAGGCTCATAATTTTTATAGTGCTTATCCAACTTCTCTTTCTCACGATGTAAACCGAGATATAGGTCGTTTAACTTAGTATACTCTAAATCTGAAGTTATATACTTCAGATTATTTTCTCTCTCTTCCTTCTGAGTATATAGATTATTCAACTGTGTGAAGTAGAAGTTTATCATATTTGTGTTCATAGCTATCTTATTTTCATTATTAGTTATTTCAGTCATTACGGAGGATATAGATTCCTCAATACTTCCCATTATAATCATTGGTATCTTATCTATCTTATTCTGCTTTGTCTTTATCTCCCTAACCATGTCATTGTATGATTCTTCATCTGTCCTGATTGAATATAGGAAAGATTCAACCCCTTCAGGTATTAATGTACCAATAGAACCATTTATAGACCAAATTTGACTATTGTACGAATCTTTCTCTTCTTTCAACGAAGTCAACTTATCTTCTAATAATTCTATTACTATTATGACATCCTTTTCATCAAGGATTTTTAACTTCTCTAGCTTATCAGTTACTGATTTCATCATAGTCTTTAAAACTCTACTGTCCTCATTAATCTTCTTATATAGCTTACTATACACATCAACCTCAGATAATAATTCTGAAGTAAAACTCTTACGCTCAGATGCTTTCATATCTATAAAGTTAGTAACATTAGAACCAAGCCTAATTAACTTGAGGAAATCAATTTCCAGAGATAGTTCTGATAAAATTATTTCTTTAAATGATGTCACATTTCCATTAGGATTCATTTCTGTGCCATCTTTTGATATATAACTTTTAACATTTCTACCATTCTTAGTATATAAGTAATGATGTTTTATTACATATAGTGTACCGTCATCTTCAAGATGTACCTCTTTATACCCATCAACCTCATCTAAAATCAATTCTCCAGTATCTCGCACATCCATATTCCCTGGATAAGCAAATGGGTGAAGAGCACTCAATAAAGATGTTTTACCAGTACCATTATCTCCTACTAATAGGATTACTCTGTTCTTAGACTTTTTAAAGTCTATTTCTACTACCTTTTTCTTCATTGCTGTATAAATACTAGCAAAATTCTTTAATAACAAATATTTTATCTTCATCTTTTCACCCCAATCCTCGGATTGATAGTATTAGAGTATATCTCCTACATTAAGAGTTTCTTGTTCAGTGAGCTTAGGTTTTGCCATATATGCCTGCTTCAAAACCTCTTTTATCTTTTTATTATCATTAGCCACATCATACGGCATTGTAACTATAACAGTTACCCCATCCTGAACACACTCGGCTTCTATAGTTGTTGAACCGAACATAGTTTTTTCTTTTATTATATTAGTAATCTTGAATGTTATGTCATCATCGTTGTATAAAGCTTCAATCTTTGGTATTAAATCCATCACACAACCTCCTTTTTCTACATAATCATTAAATATCTTTGTTATTCCTTCTTTTTTATTCATTATAAAATACCTCCTAAAAAAATATAAAAAATATTCCTATTACAATCTTGTTGTAATAGGAATTAAAAAACACTCGTTACCGCATTCTGTTATAGTCGATAGATACTGATACTTCTTTAAAGTTATTCTCATCTTTATACCAGTCCCGACCTTTTTTATTTGTCGCATCTATCAATGATGCCTTTAATACTAATCTGTTAGACCTCACTTTATTGTCAAACTCGTCTTGTCTTAAATTGCAATATCTGAAACACTCTTCTTTAGTCCAAGGTCTACCATTTCCCTTTAAGCACAACAACTTCACACCTACGTCAGTGTGAAGGAGTACCCCCTTCATCCACCTTGCCATAATAATCATTCCTCCAGATTCCCAATATTATAAACATGTTCCTCATCATAAATTGGAAAGAGAAGGAAGATATGTTCATGATGTTTATAAACCCCTGGCTCCAAGTATTTCCCTACAGTTTCTTGTAAAGTCCCTTTATATGGTAAAACCCAATCATTAAAAATATAGGCAGTACCTTTGTTGAAATAACCTTTTCTATCAAAAATACTTACCTTATATTCTTTCCCATGAATTCGTATTGATGGTATACCTAGAAACACTCTGCACTTAACACCGTAGCCAACTTCCTCCAAATATTCATCCAATGTCACCAACTTGTTGACATATAGAAATTCATCTGATTCTTCTTCACTGAGGTTGATATAATATCCACCTCTCCACTCAGGAACATCTAAATCTAGCTTTTCTTTACTGATGATTGTCCCATAGTGATTGACGAGAACAGCTTCTTCTATTGTTGCAGGAAGCCACTGTTCATCATCGTGTCTTATAGCATAATAGTATAAACCTGGTTTTTTCTCCTCTTTAGACAATCTCCTATCTACGAATAGTATAGGATGGTTTCTAAAATCTGTCCTGATATACTTTGACATCTTATAACGCCTCCTTCTGTAGTACGGGGAGGTATAGAGAATCCAAGATTCATTGCAATCTGAATATCAAAATCAGGATCTAAATGCATACAGAATACTTTATCTCTCTTTTCAGCAGGAATTTTTTCCATCAACTTATATACTGACATATGAGGTTGATTTTCATATTCCTTAAATGTAACGTCTTGATAAATATATTCTATTTCTCCCCTTTCAAACTTTCTTAATATAAATGGCTTAATATCGCTACTATCACCACTATAATAGAAACTATCCTTTCCTGATAAAGGATTATTAATATTTACTATTAGTCCATAACTCTTTAAGTAGTCAACATGGTCAACTTTTACATACTGTATATTCACATCAGTACATCCAATATTAAAAGAAACTGAGCCATCTTTGTTGGTACTCTTTAGCTTAACATACTTTGTTATGTTACCCATCTGTCTGTTAAACACCCCAACAATATCGTCCTGATTATTTGTAACCAATGTAACCTTTTTATTCATGAAATAGAACACATGGAAAGCAAATGATGTGAAGCTACCTACATGGTCTCCATGTCCATGTGTTACCATAACCGTAATGTCCTTGGCATATTTAAGAACGCCTGATTTTAGTATACTATGAAAAACTGTCTCTCCGCAGTCAATGATAAATAAATTATCTTCTACCATAAAGAAACCACTGTTATTTCCAAGTTTGGTATTATTAAAACACCCTGTTCCGAAAAATGTTAAACGCTCCATATTACTTACCATCCCCAATATATAAATTATAAATTTTGTCAAATAACACAGCTTTCACAAAATTCATTGTCCCATAATCAGCAAATTTTCTTCCATCCACACTTCTAAGTATTTGCTTTAGATTAGCGACTTTAGTTGCAGTATTATCCTCTAATAAGGTTATAACCTGCTTTGCAATCTCATCTGCATTAGCTTCCTTGATTGAATCTGGAAAGGAAATTATTCCCTCAGCAGATATAGTCATGACCACATGTGGGTTCCCCATGTGAAAGGTAATTGATGCATTTTCAGACAAATTTGCATGTATTGTGTCGTCTTGTTGTTTAATTTGATTTTCCATTATTAAACCCCCCTTATTGTAGTATATTACTCGCTGAGTAATTAGGATCAGAAATTTTCCTTGTATTATTAATATCCCTCGAAAGGAATGCCTCAAGCTTCGGAGTATCTATATCATAATCTACACTAACTCCTTGCTCTAAGTACACAACCTCAAATTTAGAAAAAATATTTTCGGGATAATAAATCTTAACTGTTCGTTCAATACACTCATACAGTTTGTCCAACTGTTCTTGTGTAGGTGGATTATCTGGTGTTATATCCAGATATAAGTAGAATGATGTTATATCATTCTGCATAATAGTATTTAGAAATTTTATAATATTATTCAATTGATCTCTAGTTAATTTTATCTTAATATCATTCATTTTCCCATCTCCCATATATATATATATGGGAGGGGCGGATTAACCACCCCTCCTAAAAATTGTCACTTTCTATAAATATATCATCGGGTAATGGATTCAACTTATCCACGCCAGCATCAAATATCCTCATTTCCCAAGTGATACCAAGAGCCTCACACCACTTCTTAAAGTTAGGTACAGTCATCTTGGTATCTTTATTTAACCCTGATTTCATATTGTTGAGGTCATACTGGCTTGTGAACTTATCTTTATAGTTTTTCAGATTAATCTTTTTGTCGATTATGACTTTCTTGACAATATACTTTAAAAAGTCATCATCATCCTTAATTGTCGGAATATAAACTTCCGAATTGTTATTTATAATCTCGATGTCTTCTGGCTGAACAAAATCATCTTCATTTTCACCAACTTCATTAAAGATTTTGTCTATATCTAGCTCAGATATATTATCTATGCTGTATTTAATAGCTTCATCTCTTGTTGGTTCCACGAATACGTAATTATCATTCCTGTCCAGATATATTCCAGCTACCAATTCAGATTTCTTGAATTTCTCCATCTTCCCTCTATAGATATAAACTATAGAGCCTTTTATATACCCTAGACCCTTTTTGAGCTTCTTCCCCTCACGATATAGCTCAACTTCACAGAACTCATCTCCCATTATGAGAACGAGCCTTCCTGTATATACACCTATATTCATGCAAATCACCCCTCTACAAAATTATTACCAATATATAATATATAAACAATTTGCATTATAGGTTTCTGTTTTTCAACTCTACCTTATCCAGCAATTTAGCCAATAATAGCTTAGCGTTAAGATACTCGCCTATATTGGCAACAAATGTGTGACCTGAATTTGATATAGTCATTATTAAATCGCATTTATTAGGGTCATTATTAACCTCATAATTAGCGACAATAAATATTGATTCACTAATTGTGCTGACTATAAATTTCTCTTTTAGTTTTCGAGCTGTTGCAGTCTCACCTTTTCCATCTATCTTAACGACGATGTCATGGTCTTTAACTGTCATTAAATCTGAATTCTTTAGAAGGTAATCTACCTTCTCATTAAATAATTTTACTAATTCATTACTTTCCATTGTCATCTCTCCTTTACTTAGTATATATTCGTATTAATTCTACCATATGGTCACCCTTTCTTAAGCTATCTGAAGCTACAAGTGACCTATAAGCTCTTTTAAAGTTTTCATCATCATCTCCTTCTACCATGTCAAAAGTAACATCAATAGGCACTTTGACAATTTCTGAATTCTCATACCGAGTTATAAGAAACTCTGCTGTGCAGAGCTTCTCATCATCATTCTGGTTTCTCTTCTTGTTGAACCCCAGCATCTTTATTACCTCCATTATTAAAGTTGAAAAACTCTTCATCTGAGTCCTTCTTAAATACACTAGATTTAACCTCCTCTTTTTGTTCTACAAATAACGGATGTTGCTTCTTAGGAGTCTTAGCCTGACTCTTGCTAACAACTTCTTTCAACTCTATCTTCTCATCCTTAATACATGACATATAATAATTTAATAGAAGCTGAGAGTAAACAAATATATTGGTTTGTTTTAATGTATAATATAATGACTCGAACGCATCTATTGGTAGTTGTACAAAGTTGTCTGTTTTATTAAAGAATATAACTACACCTTCATATGATACTTCGTTCTCATCAAATATCTTAGCAGGTTTCAGAATTAATTTCTGATTATTACCTATATTAAATAGCTTTACTGTATGCTCTTGAATCTTGTCCGAAAATATAACAACCTCTCCGCTTTTATTAACTGCAAACACTCCGCCGTTATATATTGACTCAATCATAGTCTCAAAGCCTTTTATTATGTGATAGATATTCTTTTGATCTATCAGTATGGACTTATCTCTAGCCCACTCCCCGTCATTCATCTCTAATGTGAGAAATGACTGTAAGTCTAACTTGAGGTATTTATTACCGTCAAAGTTAAATAAATGATGGAAGTTTTCTTTACGCCCTTCCTTCTCTTGTAATAATTTTATGTGTATTTTTAGTGTTAATTCTTTAATAGGTTGAATTAACGTTCTGCTTATTTTGTCTATATCTATGTCAAGCATCGCATCACCACCACTTTAAAAAAATATGAAACTTATCTCTCTTAAAGATAAGTTTCATATTAAATTATTTTTTATATTTTATCATTATAGGAACATTGGTCGATACCAAGCTTTAGGTAAATTAGCATCTATCCATTCAAGAGCATGATGCTTAACAGCAATCCATGCGACATTAATCATAGGTGTTGGATAATCAGTTTCTTCATCGTCCCATCTACCTTTCATTTCAACCTCTTCCTTCTCAACTTTATCCATTACCTCTTTAGCCTGTGATTCAAACATTCCGTGCTCAAATAACATTTGTTCCATTTTTTCCCTGATTGTCATATTTCTTTACCCTCTTTCACTAATTTATTTTGTTCTTCATATACCATAGTCTCAAATGAATCCAGTATATGAGTTTCTTCAATCTTATAGAAACCTATATGCTCTAATTTCTTAGGTAATTCATCAATTAGATTTAGCCTTATTACAGTACCGAATCTTTTGCCGTGGCTATTTCTAACAATTACTTTCATTAAATACGGTTCAAACCTCCCCTCACCTTTCGAAGGAAAACCTGATGGTTTAGACTCTTCTTTTTTCCTAAAGAATGGCATTACAAAAGGTACATAAACCATTAAATCATTCCTCCTTTTAGTGGACAGTCACTAGGCTTCGGTAGTCTTGGATGTTGCCCATTATGAATTATCTTTTTCTGACTTAATGAACACATATGGTCAGGAATATTACTATATCCTGTTCTCCTAAGAATTTCCTGCTGTGACTCAGTTGGAAATATATGTTCACATTCATCACAATATTCACAGCCTGGCTTATCCTTATTTATTATAGCTTGCATCATAGCCATAGCAGCAGCCATTGGGTCTGCTGGTATAGGACTCACATAGATTGATTTGATATCTTCATTGTGTATATCTACTAAATATTCACCTCTGTCCTTTGGTTTACAGACACATAAACAATGTCCATTCGGGTTTCTTTCAACCAGATATAAATCAGCACTCTTTAGCTCTTCTATAGAACCAAATAAATTTTGAGTGCGTGTGATTTGTTCTTTGAATTCAATTTTTATTTTCCTTGGATTGTTGAACAAGATTCCCATCCCCTTATTTATTATTTGTTTTTCTCTCTATCAATCTCACTACAGAGTGTTTTATATAAATGGTTGAATTGGTCAACAGCCATCATTCCATTTATAGTTTGGTTAGCTTCCTTAAAATCGTCTTCTAACAAACTAAATACGATTTCTAAGTCAGCTTTGAAATCTTCAAGTTGTCGTAATCTTGATTTAGCCATAAATTCACCTTCTATGGATAGTATTTTATTAAACTCATTAATTTCTTCCAAAACTTGACTGCACATTTACCCATTGCCAATATTGGGACTGGCTCATGTCTGGTCTTACAAGAACAATTAGGTTCTTCCTTATCTGTGCTCCAATGTATCGAACCGCAATCTTCACATGTCCAGAAATGAACTTTCCTATTTGGCTTAGTATACGGATTTATAGGGTTTGCTTTATGCTTCCCGTGATACTTCATCGTCATCCTTATCACCTTCCTCTGGGTAATCAATTTCTTTTATTGTAACTCCAAGACGTTTTTTCAACCATCTTGCAACAACCCTTCTATGACAAAACTGTCCCGATTCTTTATACCCGAGTAACACCTTTTCATTGAGGTCATTATAAACCTTCAATGGCATGAGTTTTCTGAGCACATGATAATTATATAAAGCTTCATAATCTTCGTCAGTTATTTCTTTCTTATTATATTTAACCATCAACCACTTAGGTGGAGCCAATTCAGGATATATTTCTCCTTTAAACCACCAAGGTGTATTAGTTGCTATAGAGACTCCATTATCTCCATTGAACTTAGCAAAATAAGAAGTCTTTATCATTATTCCATCCTCCAAAATAATAAGATATAATAGGTTTCCCTATTATATCTCATCATCCCCATCATTGATATTAATTTTAATAAAGTATTTAGTAAAGTCTTCCTTTTCAATCTCTGTGATTGTTATACCTCTATTGACCTTAGCGAATCTTTCATGGACATTGAAGTAGTCTGTTATGTTTTCATATCCAACATCAATGAAATACTTATCTGAAGTCTCTCTCTTACGGTCAATAATATCTTTCTCAAAATTGTATTTAAACTCTTCTGGTTCATTCTTTCCGTCAAAATACAACCCATCTGTTTCACAAAATGGTGTTATAACACCAGATGTTCCTGGGTCTGAATTACCGCAAACGTTTATGTCAATCCTTCCTATATAAGAAGGATGGATTCCCCTATACTTTATGGAGATATTATTATCATTCTTATTACCTAAACTATTAGGTCCCTTTAAAGTATATCTGAACTTACTAAAGAAGTCCATGTCGTTAATCTTGTCATCATAACGTAGCAATCCAGACTTATATAGGTGTTGCATAATGATATCGCCAGGGAATTTGAATATCTCTTTTATCTTGTCTATAGATATCTTATTTCCCAAACCTATTATACGATTAAGTCTATCACTAAATGCTTTAGTTAATAGTGATGCAATATATTCATTACATCTTAGTCGTTTATTTTCAAGAGCCAGATTATCTTTCTTTCTTAGCTCATTGAAGTTCTGAATCATCCATCTTACGATTGCATAGATACTTCTCTTGTTCTCATCATGTAACTTGAGAATATCCTTTGTGGTTTCATCCAGCAGTCTATCAAAATAAGTTAAACTGCTTAAACCTTTCTCATAATAATTATAAGCATTTGTAGCATTCATGCTACCTATTTTCTCTATCCAGTACGTTTTGTTCTCAAGATTATCAAATGACAATCTATTCGAGCAAATGTTTAGAATCATGAATATTATACTCTGCACGTATTGATACTTCAAAAAGAAGTAACGATTTACTTCTAGCACCATTTTGCTATTGATCGAAAAATAGATGTTGTTTTCCTTGTCTACGATATCTTCTCTGAATTTAATTATTTGACTCACTGAGAAGTAATCTAAGGTTTTCTTAACACCTATCTTTGCGAAATAAAACAGTAAAATGTCTACTTCTTTTCTGAATACATATATCACATACGCTGGAGCAGTATAGCTATTTCCTTCTGTATCTGAATAGGTTTTCTGATTTCTCTTTTCCGTTATAGGCATAAGAGATTTCAGAGTTAGGTTTTGTCGTGTTGTGTATGTCGACGCATCGACAAGCTGATATAATAAGAAATACTTCTTTCCCTTTATTGTATAGTATCCATTTTCATCTGGAACTGGGACTAGAAGTTTCTTTGTTAATTGGAATGTTTCATCCTTACATTTGAGCATGAATTTTAACTTCAGCTCCCCGTATCTACTATCTTGTAGATACATATACTTCGTATCAACCTTTTTCTTACTCTTTTTACGAGTTGTCATGTAATCATTGAGGTCTATCTTAGTTTCATCATCAGTATAATCATAACCTAGAAACTTGATATTCTTTAGAACCTCAAGGGATTTACAACTATTCACGAGATACTGGATTAAATCATCATCGTATTCTCGATTCATGAGTCCGAAATTTATTCGGCTCTCGTTAGGGTTTTTATACGATTTTATAAAGTCTTTCATCGAATTTCCCCCTTCAGGAACATAGATTTTTTGTGTCAATATAAAATAAAACTGATTTTATTCACACCTCCTTACGAATATATAATATATGAATAAAATCAGTTTAGAGTTTACTCCGTTGGGACTGTTGCAATTGCAATAACCTTATATCCAGAATCTAATAGAGCTTCATTTAATGGTACAACCTTTATATCTTTATATTCAAACATCCCGTAAGATGTTGCCATTATTTCAAAGAAAGCTTGTGCAGATTCTTTAGATTTCTGAGCTGTATGGTATACTTCTTTAGTGCCATCTTTAAATGTCACATAACCAATAAACACCTCACAAGGTTCTGTAAGGTGCTTTCCATCTAACATATCCATATCCAGCCCCCCTACATCATTCTACTTTTAAAATAAGTTACAACATCAGAACGAAGAGGAATATTATCTATATACATCTCAAGCTTCATGTCTTCGGCTGAGAAAGCTTTGTAAAAATATCTCAGCTTCTCATTTATCTGCATCTTAAGAGATGTAAATGTTTCAATCCTTGTCTTTAGAGCAAGTCCTCTATCAAGTTCTGTCAAATAATTACCCAGCTCAGTATCATTACGGAGCGTTACAGTATGGATAATCTTCTCAATTACTTGCTCACCAGCAAATTCGCTAACTAAGCAAATTATATAATCAATACCATCTTTTTGTAAATTACTGAATTCAACCTCTAATGTATTAATATGGTCTACTCTTACTTCAGCAATAAATCTCAACTGGTTTTGTTCTGTAGGACAGTGTTTAGACCCAATAAATTTTCCTCGTACTCCCTTGAAAGGACCTTCTTTTACAGTCACTTCCTCAAGTTCGTTAAACCTAACACCATTGTAAGTAAACATAGTTTTTACCCCCTCTCCTAATAGAAAAAAATGTTTAACTGAATATATAAATTATATCGGATGGGAAACCCCATCCGATATTATGATTCTATTAATCCTCTTCAGTCTCACCATCATCCTTAACAAGAAGCTTGAACTCTTGACCAGGTCTAAGATATGGATCGAAGTTTCCTTCTTTCTCTGCATCATCGTTCTCTCTATAGCTGATACCCATATCGAAAAGCTGCATTACGTTAATCTCAATGTTGTTTCCAACTGATTTGTTCTCATTGAGGTGCTCTATCAGGCAACGTAAGAAAGCATATCCGATTGTTGGGATTGCTGCTGGATGAGTGATAACTATGTTATTTTCTTCTTCTAGGTACTTCTGAGCTTTCTCAGCTACCTTCATTATTTCCTTTTCATTTTCTCTGATTTCAATAAGTCTTGCATTTTCCTTTGACATAATTGTCTACCTCCTAATAATATAATTATAATTTATTTTTGCCTTCATTGATATGTTATCCAGTGAATAATTTTTTATTATTACTGGTTATAACCGAACATCTTATAAGCCTCGTCAATTGTGACGATTTCCTTATTAGCTTTTTGAGCCTTAGTTATTTTACTTGATTCAGTATTTCTGTCTGGAATGATTAACAAATCAACTTCATTGTTATAGCTTTCCATTATTAAGACATCTTTACTTTCAAGATACTTTGCAAATTCTTTATCCCTCACTTTTGTGAAGTACACTTTGATTGTATATCTTCGTTCATCCCTCCTAATTTTTAACTCGGAACGTAGAAATGTAATTAAATCTTTATTAAGGTTTACACCTTCTATAATTTTATTAGCTGTCTTCTTCTTTATACCTCCTATCGCAGTAAGCTTTTCAGCCTTGTCATTAATACATATCTGTATTAACTCATCTAGATAATATATATTTGAAATCTTTTTAAACATTTTGCGACCGATATCTGGGATACCTAATGACCCCATAAATTCATAGTCATATACATCTCTTCTCGAATCTACACCTGCAATAATCTTATTGAAAGATGTTTCACCGAATCCGTCCATCATAACAATAGACCTCTTATGTTTTTCCAGTTTATATAAGTCTTCGATAGACTTTAAATAACCTGCCTTGAATAGGGTTGTTATTATACCAATAGATATATTAGCGATTCTCATCTTTTCTACATAATTAAGAATCTTACCTATAGCTCTAGATTCACAATTTAGATTAACACATTTTAACACAGGGTCTTTCTTTAACTCCTCATGACAAAATGGACATTCTTTAGGAGTTTCAAATTTCTTTCCAATCCCAGGTTTACATGTTTCATCTTTTGTCAGATAAGGTATAATATCATATTTTACAATTACCTCATCTCCAACTCTGAATTCAAAGCTTTCAAATCTATCAATAGAACCTAAGCTAATACTTTTGATTGTATTACCTTTAATTTTAACAGGTTCTATTTTAGCAACAGGGGTAACCCCTCCAAGGATACCTACTGAGAAGTCTATATCCTTTAATATGGTTTTCTTCTGCTCTGGTGGAAACTTAAATGCAACCTCATATTTATTAATTGCACCATCTCGTCCTAACACAGTATGAAGATTTGTATTCTTAAATCTTAAAACTATACCGTCTATAGGTACACCATATTCTGTTTCCATCTTTTTCTTTATACCATTAAAGGTTTCTCTCATATGGTCTTCATCATTAAGATTTATTAGACTCCATGGATATTGTTGAAACATTGATGGTGCCACTATTATTTGCTTAGTATCATAATTCTGAATCTGTAATGGAACTACAGTCAGATATTTTAGATACTTCCTATCAAGTTCCTTTGAATTCAATATGGACGATACTGCACTTCTTGGACTCTTAAAGTCACCTTCCTTAGAACAGAGTTCATTATAATTATCTTCTGACATTACAACCTCTGTCTTTATTCCATAAGGTGAATTCCATCCTTCAATCATACTGAATTTAGTTCCCTTAAATAATTTAGTGGTATCAACAGCTTCGTTCTTATCTGTATCTCCCCTCGACAATACTTTCTCGACTAATCCAGTATTATCACACTCAAATATTTCAGATAAACCATCAAATTTAGGAAATGCATACATTTGACATTCATCATCGGTTAAAGGTCGCCCCAGTTTATTTTCTACTGCTTTTCTCCATTCTGGGATTGACTTTCTTTTATCTTTACCCTTATCTTCGAGGGTAATAAAATGAACCTTATCTAAGGTTCCTCTTAAATCAGGATACTTATGATTAGATATATTTCTATCTGAAGCATTAAAGGAACCTACTATTTCTTCACCAGTAAATGTCCTATTTATTTCATATATCTTATCATAATCTTCATCCGTCACAGGAGATATCTCCCCACTATTATTATATATTGCTTGGAGTATCCATATGATTTGTTGTATGATAACAGAATCTTGTTCATCATACTCTTCAGCCACGTTAATATAATAATTAACTAAACTATTTATTTTCATGGCATTTAACATTTCTATTGCTTTAGCATAATCATCTTTCTCTTCAATAGTTAGATATATCGTGGACAATGCTCCAATTAGCATGTCTTTATCCATCATTTACCTCACCTCCATTGTTATGTTTACAAGAGAATAATATATAAATCAGGAAGGGATTGACCCTTCCTGATTTAGAAATCAAATTTTAATGCTCTATCTGCGAAGTCATATTTCTTTTGAAGTCTTGCTAATGTAAGCAATTGAATCTTTGCATCCCATAATGCATTATGCTGATTAGTAGCTCTGTTCACTTCAGGGATAGCAACATAACCTTCTCTGTTCAAATCTGGGTTTACTGAACACATCCTCATTGCAGTAGCAAGGTCAAATGGAATGTAGTATATATTTGCTGGAATATCAAATGCTGTAGTACCAAACAAGTCGCAGAATACAACCCAGTCATACGCATAAACATCGCACCATATTTCAACAAAATCAAACTGTGCAAACCATTCTCTGAGACTTTGAGCAATCACCGAAGATTTGTCGCACATGTATATGTGGAACGGAAGATTTTCTTCGTTTACCACAGGCTCCTCTTGAACGACAATTTCCCCTTCTCCATTCAATGGTGATGCTTGAACACCTTGGTATTTTAACTTGCTTATAACGTTATCCTTTAACCATTGGTCAACAAGTATCGGTTCATAATCTGTAGCTTCAGCGTAGAATTCTCTACCATCTTCTGAAACTAATCCTATAGACACAAGGCTAGTGTCCTTTCTTAATCCTGTGAACTCTAAGCCCATAAATATTTTTGTTCTCTTCATGATAAAATTACCACCTTTCGATTTATTATTACTTTGTTATAATATATAAGTATAATACGAATTAAAGGAAAAAAATAAGGGCATGAAGATTTGCCCTTATTTTTATTTTATAAATTAACCGAATAATGCTCTTCTCTTAGCCATCCCTTCAAGTTTAGTTTTTACACTTGGAAAATGTATATGGCTATAGTCTTCCGTCTTTTTAGTAACTATTTCTTCCTTCTTCTTGAAAGGAATAACATTACCCGAAACTACTATATCAGTACCTGTAACATCAGATTCATAAACTGCATAATCATATAGCCCTTCAGCAGTACATACTATGTACTGTGCTATTTGATGCTTTTCAACATTGGACTTACTAGCAAACGCCATGATTACACCAATCAAACCGAATAATCTCATATCCATTTCTTCTATAAGATCATCCAGATCAAGGCTCTTCTTTTCTTTGATTATATTAACAAGCTTTGTAAAAGATTCTGATTCCTTTTCTTGTAGCATCTTAAGTTTCTTAACAAACTCAACTACTATCCCAGATTTCTTTTCACCAGCTTCAGCCCCGTCTTTAGTTTCGTATTCAACACCTTCAATTGTTTTCCAATTTTCATCTTTGTTGCTTTCTTTGTTCCCATCTTTGTCTCCGATTGAGACTTCTATAGTCTCATTTAGGTCAACTGCTTTCTTATATTTGAATATGAAGGCTTTGCCGTTATATTTCTTAGGTGATGTCTTTTCAGATTTATTTTCTTCACCTTTAGTTCCAGTTTGCTCGGTTTTCATAGCTTCTTCCCCACTTTCACTTTTAAAGTATTCTTCAATATTTTTTGGAGTTGTGTCTTCGCCAGTTTTCTTAATATAATTTTCCATGTTTTCGTCTTCTCCTTTATTTTTGTCAGTTTCCAACTCTTCGTTATCTCCTTCAGAAGAATTATAAGTCTTACCAGCCATTATGTCTCCAATGATCCTGTCAACAGTTTCATTCATATCTGAAGATTTTTCAAAAAGTTGTTTATCATCTTCATTGGAGTTATTGACAAACACTTGTAAGGCAGCGGTGATATCTGGCTCGTCCCAAATTTTCTTCTTTTCATAATCATTCAATCTGGAATATGCCTTACCTGATTTAAGCAACTGGAATACATTTCTCAATGTTGCTGTTGGATGTTCTGCACGGATTTTCTCGATTAGCTCAACTACCTCTATAACTCTTGTTGGTCTGATTTGGTTTACTTTCTTATTCATTTAATTTCCCACCCTTTCAATTAATAACTAAATATGAATTTTAATACTTGAGGATTCTCTTCCATAAACTCTGAAGTGTCCTCTACTTGTGCAAGTCTGTTTAATCTTTCGACAACTTCCATTTCAATTCTTCTGTTGCCAGTTGAAATCATCCTGAGAACTTCTTGTTTGATTGACTCCGTATCAATCCTTTCATAATGTATTAAGTTCTCCTTTTCAACCCTAGATAATGCAGGAACATACAAATCCTCATCATTATCAAACTTATTGACATTATCTATCACCTTAACAGGTGTGATTTGAGCGTATTCACCATCTTCCCTTCTGTAATGAGTTAGGTTAATTACTCGACCTCCTTTTGAGTCATCGTCCTCATCTTCCTCATTTATACCAGGTTCGGTTCCAACACATAAAAATTCTTTTGCTAGAACAATGATTGCCACAACAACTATTGTAGTTATTATAGCTACAACCTTTACCTCCTCACCGTTGTTAAAACAGCTAACGATTTTATTTGCCACCTCAACTCCTACCACGCAGATAATAATTAATACTATTAAGTTTACTATACTTTTCATTTCTATTCCTCCCATAGAATATATTCAATACACATAATCCCATATCTTATGTATATCTACAATAATAATATATATTTGATAATCGAGTAAATACGGTTTTACGATTATTGAGTTTTGACAAAAAAATAAGGTATGGGAAACCCCATACCTTATTCTTACATTTTTACATCTATTACATACTTAGACTTTCTTAAATTGACATCATTGACTCTTTTATCGACAGCTTCCTCATATTCAGCCTTAGAGCCAACGAAATAGTTCTTTTCTCGGAAGTCAGTTTCAACGTCCATCCTAGTTTTTCTATCTTCAAACTCTCTCCTAGTGCATATAAAGGTTTTATCCCCATAATTATATTCCTCCATACTACCTAGGAATATATCTATGAAATACTTATCCTCTTCAAAGTCTATTTTCAGACCCATTGCTTTAAGATAAGCTTGAAGAATCTCAACATTTCTATTCTTAAACTCTGGTGAATATTTAAATTCCTTTACTTCCTTAATATTTGTTGTTAATCTTTCTCCTAGGTCTCGTCTTCCTATAACTGATGACCTATAGAATAAGTGGATCTTAGCTATTTCTTCGGTTTCAACACCAATTGCAGTATTGAGATTTTCATCAATACCTATTCTTATAGGTGTTCTTGAATAAAGCTCCTGATGATTTTTAGCCTTATTAGATTTCTCTGGAACGCCTCTCTTACTAAGAGAACCTGTTGCTCTTACCGAGAAACCTTTCTTTGATGTTTGTTTTAATTTTATAACGTACATATCCCCGACTATTAACTGTTTCAACATCTTTATCTTTCTACCAAACCTATTGACATAAACATCATATGGTTTAATCCATGTGAATTCTTTATAAATGTCGTTAAGTCTATCGAATAGACTCCTGTCTTCCCATAGTGGCGGGATATGAACAAATATTCCTCTTTCTATAATATCTTCAAAGAAATCTTCTTTGTCGACTTTAGCCAATCTCTTATAGTAATCATGCAGACTATCAGCCTGCTTGTCATTGAAGTAATTAATTATCTTAAATAATAATTTTTCCTTCTCTTTCAAATCATTCATAATCTTCAGTCTTTCCCTTACTCTGTTACAAATAAAGTTAATTGACTGCTCCATTAACTGGAATGAATTTGTTCTGTTTATAACGCCGAGAGTATTGAATATGATATCAACTCTTTCCCCAGTTTCCAAGAACGGCATTTCCTCGTCTGGAAGTATTTCAGATACTACTCCCTTATTTCCATATCGTCCTGTAATCTTCTGTCCCACTGAAAGTTCAACATCTCTCTCGATTAAGAATTCAATAATCATATTACTGAATACTGAATTATCTTCTTCTTTCCATTTATACTTTTCATCGAGAATGTTCTTAGCTTTCTTATAGTAGAAGTTAACTTCACTGGAATACTTTGAGCCAGAGTCTATTATCTTTTTACATCTCTCATAAACCTTGATGTAGAATTCTCTCTGCATTTTAATATATTTTAATAATTGCCTATTAAAGCTATTGTCTTCTATCTCTTCTATTGGTTTATTTGAATAGATATTTATGTCTACAATTCTACCTTCACAGAATGATAGGCTGTCTGACATAAAATTGATTTTTCTTAGATTTGATTTCTTTACATCATATAAAAGCTGATTGTTGTGTATTCTTCGTTTAACACAAACTATCTTATCCTTTATAAACTCATTAATATCTGGGAAGCACTTGTACTCTTCGTTTGTCCCATAATAATTACAGAATATATCGTTATCATTTAGGGACACTTTAACAGTTTCTACTTCCTTAGATTTCATAGACTTTGCAAATGACTTAGAACACTTTATTGCGTCCTCTATGGTGTCATTATCTAGCAGATACATGAACTTGACATTCTTACCATAACAGTAATTCATGTCCTCATCATATGACGGTGTCTTGTATAACACCTCTCCTGCTCTTACTTCATCTCCTGGTTCCTTAGCATCCATTACTTCATTATTGTAAGGGAACCCGAACTTTTCTGTTAAGTCTTCAACTATACGTTTCTGAATAACATCATATTTATCATTCTCTTCATCATATGTGAATAGAAGATATAGATGATTGTCCAATACTCCGTTGCCGAACTTAGCTATTTTATCAACTACCTTTAAATCTGTTTTCGCCCTATAATATCCAGTTGAGTATTTACCAACTATATTTTCATAGTTGGTAAACACCTTTGGAAACTCAGGGTTCAACAGGTTAACGAACTGCCTCAAATGTGATGTAAACATTATATTTCTTGAAGCACTTATATATCCAGGGTTCGTTAGTAATGTCATACCGAATATATCATCTTTAAAATGGTACTTTTCCTCTTTTTCACATAAGGTCTCTTTCAACCTTATCGTTGTCGTATTAATATAGTCTTTTTCTTTTCTTAATTGTGGTTTCGGTTGAACATTTGACATTTGCCTGTCTCCTTTCATTATATATTATTCTGTCTCTACCATACTAATAATATATAATTAAGCTGCGAATTCCTTTTCTTGTGACCTTTCAAGTCTATCAAGTATTTCACTAATGTGCATTGTGCTACTTTCTTCAGGGTCAACCCTTGAAAGCTGTTTCTGTAATATAGGCACAGTCTTATCAAATAATGCAAATCTGAGCTTATCATTAGTCAAGAACTCTTTCTTAAATACCTTAGCATCGAATTTGATGTCTTTGTAGTCCACGATATAGTTGTATGGTCTTCTTCCATCAACCAATTCGTTTTCTTTAGCAAAGTCATACATAGTAAGAACTGGGTCGAAACCAGTAACCTGATTGTAAATAAGATTGCAGTATTGACCTGCTTTGTTTGTTCTTGATTTGAGTAGCTCACAACGAGTTTTAAATCCGTCGAATCCATGCTCTTCCATATTATATTTCTCAGAACCAACTGAGATAAATTTAAGAAGATTATGTGCATAGTAAATTGGTGCATTTCCACCTGGTATTGACTCATCCATCTTCATATATAATAACTGAGGTTGAGTCTTCATCATTGGATTAATCTCAATCTTCTGATTGATATGATTAATAGCAATAACAGTTATGTTGTAAGTCTTTATTACTGGCATCAATCTCTTATAGAACTGAGCCAATGCCTTAGCAACTCTGTTAGCATAAGTACCACCTTCCATTGCATCTCCTGTATCTTTAGAAGCAATTGTAGGTATAGAGTCGACAATTATTACTGTCGGAACATAGGCAAATATAGGTCTGTTAAACTCATCCAATAATCCCGTATTGTATGTGTAATCAGCTTTATTCGCCTCTTTCTCATTAGCTATAGCCATTATTGAGTCAAAGATATCCTCAATAAAGTTCTTTTCCTGCTTAAGTATATACTTATCATCCATTTCTCTCTGTAACAAGCCAGTGATATTCTTTATTCTTGTATATGTCAAAGCTTGTTCGAGGTCATAATGTTGTACGAACGCATTTTCATATGGTCGTACAATCTTTGCCGCTATCTGTGCAGCGAATGTTGTCTTTGCTGTACCCGACTTACCTATGATGGTGATAAAGGTTCCCCCTACCATTCCCACTGACGGGTACTCAGTTATTAAATTCTCATCCAGGTCTCTTACCTGAACCATATATCCATTTCTATAATCGAATGGAACGAATCCTGTCGGATAACTTATAGAAGTTTGTGAGGCTTTGAATAAGCCTTTTTTATCTTTTTCTCTTAATCTTTCAAGCATTCTATTAGCCATATTATATCTCTCCCTTCAGCCTAATTTAAAATATTTAGCCTTAATATAAAGTTTATGACTAAATAAAAATATATACTTGTCTAAAAAAATAATAAAGGAGCTAATCCCGTATAAGGATTAGCTCTGTTGTCTTCATCTATAATTTTATTTTTCTTACTTTTCCAGTATTTATTAATTCATAATATGTTTTGAAATTCTTTGAAAGGTTAACCATTGCGGCACCATAGATTTTCTTTGTAACACTATTGACCTCAGAATCATTAACGAATAGTGTCACAGCTTTGTAATTCTCATCTTTTAACTGTTTGATAACTTGCTCCATAGTTGTCTTGGAAATCTCCACGATGTTATGGACTGTCGTGTCAACAACTTGAAGGAGCTGTTCTTTGTCTTTGCGATAGCAAATTATTGTGTGGGTAGGCTTTGAAGGTCTGAATTTCTTCATCGAGAAACTCGCTTCGAAATCAGCTTCAACAGCATCAACAGTATGGACTGTCATTCCCATCTTATTATTTTCTCCATCCCTGCGGAATGTGTAAACAACCACCTTAGCTTGAACACTATCGAGCAGTCTTATTTGCAAAGTGTTCTCAAAGTTGTTGAGTGAAGCTATCACAGTTAATTCGCCGCCCATGATGAACCCTTCCAGAAGGAAAGTGTTCTCATTAGATATATCTATTACTCTTTTACCTCTGAGGCTAAGTGTAATAAGGAATATATCCTTGAGCTGTTTTGTTCTTTCTGTTACGAACGGATTGTAATCTTTCTTACTAAATATAATTGTTGTACTCTTATCAGTTAGAGTCTCCATAGTTTTCATGTTTACATACCCGTTCAATATGCTCGTTAAAGCATTATCTAAAGTGGAGCCAAACAGCGTGTTGTAGGCTATTATATGAGCTGACTTCTTGTTCACCTGTCCATCCTTAGGATATTCCTTTGATTTGAACAGACATAAAACCTTATCGCTCACCTTACTTGTCGCCCATGGTGTTTTGCTCCCATTATAAATACCTATCATTTTAACTCCCCCATCCTTAACCATTAATTTAAATATTTGTTATGACCTTAGTAATTTTTTACTTATTTGGTCTTTTTATCAATCTTCGGGAAAAGAAAAAGAAGAGAGTAATTATACCCTCTTCTATTTCATCTCTGTTTTACAGGAACTTCTTATTCTTGTCCTTTTCGCAAAGGTCTTCTACAGCAGCAGCAAGCTTTGGATAATTATCCTCTGCAACCTGGCTTAACTGCACTCTTCTAGCGAAGTCCCTACCTTTTTCAGCATCTTTAGCTCTTCTGCCGATATAATGCTCAAGCATTTCTTTGATTTCTTTCTTCTTGTGATCTTCTAAAGTCTCAAGAGCGAAAGAAGTCATAAGATTCCAAACAGCAAGTTGTCTATCGCCGAAATTCTTCATTCCTTCTTTTCTTTCAAGAAGTACATTGATAGCTATATTATCAATCTGGTCATCGCCGAATAGAGCTTTGAAAAGCTTCTTAACAGTTTTAACATCTTCCAGACCAAGGTCAGTATCCTTTGCAAGGATATAAAGTCTTCTAAGCATCTTCATTACATAAATGCCGATGAACTTCTTGTCTGACATAACATCAGTATCAGGCACTACAACCAGCAGCTCCTTAAGGATATCCTTTTCAAGACCAAGCTTCTTGCTGAGCTTTTTCATTCTTGGCTTAAGAATCTTTGTTACAGATTCATCATACATTCCAAGAGTTTCTTCATCAACTTTGGCATGCCTTCTTTCTAAGAAGTCAGCAATAACAACAGCCATTCCAAGCTCAACAGGAGTTTCATCCTGTGTCTTTAAAATTCTAAGTAATGTCTTAGGGAACTTTGGATCTTCCATTTTGTCAAACAGCTTATTTACTGTATCCTGGTCAGCATGTCCCCTCTTAATATAGAAGCTTACCATGGCAGGAATGTTATCATACAGCATGTATGTCCTGTCATCTTTACTCATTTTCTTTGGTTTCCAGTCTCTCACAAATTCTTTAATACTCATAATAGGTTACCTCCTAATAATATAATTATTTTTTTGTTATTGATAAATTATTTTATTACTTCTTCATATAGCTGTCGAAGATATCTCCAAGGTCAACTTCTTGAGCACCAACCTTACTTCCAGATGTGTCTCTCAACTCATCTATCAAGTCAGTTTTAGCATCATCAAGTATTGATGAATCCTTGGTCTTCATAAGCTGTTCTTCTGCATCCTCAATTCGTTGCAGAACTTTTTCAATTCTGTCATCAGGAACAGACAAACCTGAAAGAATTGCAATAACTCTATTTGGTTCATCATCTGCCTTATTAACATAGATATGTTCAAACCCTTCTACAGGTTCGCCAATAAGTTCTTTTAAAGTTGGAAGATTAGTATCTAGTAACTTGTGCATCTTCTCGTTAAGATTAGTAATTATGCCAAGTCTCTTAATGATTCTATCTCTTTCCAATTCACACATTACTGATGTGTTTGTGATATTATTTATTAAATGGTCTTCGATTGATTTGTCATCAAGGTCTTTCTCTCTGATATTATAGACCTTAGCAAAGCTCAATCTTCCTGGCGTCTCAATAAGCTTCAGCATGTCTTTTTCATCTATGCTGTTATATTGAGTAGCGAACTGATAATCTCCACGGATGATACAAAAGTCTTCAACAACTTCTTTATTAACTTCTTCCATCATAACACTTGTTGGTCTTCCAGCAAGCTTGTTGTTGTCATATGGAAGATAAGTTGGATTAAACTTTCTCATCTCTTTAAGATACTCAATTGTATTTTGTTGTGCAGCTACGCTTTCTCTTAATGGTGGCAGTATGAATGTTAACAGGAATTTTTTCATTGGATACACCCTTGTGAGTATATCTGTTAATACGGGAGCCATTCCGCTTCCTGTTCCGCCGCCTGTAGAACTTACGATAAACACAACCTCATTCTCTTCAACCATCTTCTTAAACAAATCTTGTTTCAGTAGTGTTTGAATATTCTGTCTCATAAACTCTTTGGCGATATTACGATCTTTACCAGCACCCTTTTCGTCACCTACGATAAACTTATCTACGTGACATAGTGTTGATATATCTTTCTCGCTTGAATTGAGTGCAATCCCAGGAATGTTTCTTTCCTTTTTAGCCAACTCAGCTATTTGGTTTCCAGCATTACCTATACCGATTACGCAAACTTTTAACATTGATATACATCTCCTTTATATTTAGATTATTTATGTTTGATTACAGAAAGATAATATATATTTATTTTAACTATTAACTTTCTATTTAACCCCTAGTAAATGAGGGGGAACCCCTAATGCTGAAAATACAGCAGAACAATCAATTACTGGTGGTTCGATTGGTTCTATCACTTCTATTGGTAGAGGCTCTATTTTTACCTCATCATTACCAATTGTTTGAATTTCCATATAACCATCTCCTTACGATAAAAATTAGGCATGGGAGACTAACTCCCATACCAATTACTTTTTCTGTCCAAGATTTTTTATGTTTTCCTGGTGAGCTTCTCTTATAAGGGCATCCATATCTTCGTCCTTTTTAGCCACCTTTTTCTTTGTTGGGTCGGTTATATTTAAATCGCCAAATGTCCCAACTTCTGTTACAATGTGCAATTCTCCTTTGTCACTCATTATAATCACCTCACAATTATTTTCGATTATTTCTATGTTCCTATAATATTAAAATCGTAAATTAAAACATGATGAATATATATTATTATTGTGTACATACGTAGATAATATATTTGTATGTTCCGCTAGTAAATATAGATGCTAGTGAAAAATATTTTGATTCTGTGGGAGGAATTAAATCATGATAAGATTAGAAAAACCAGTTTTTATTAAAACCTATATGGGTAGCATTCTTGAGATTGTATCTTTTGATGGAGTTAACCTAACAAGGAAAGAACTCGGACAAAAGGATGAGGAAGCTAAGACTTTCAATGTTAGAACAGATTATAGCAAAATCTCAATGACTGTTTCAGATTTCAGCAGTAATAGAAATGCTGAAGCTTTTGAATACTTACTCAGTCTCGGTTGGAGACATTTTGATAATTACCCTTCACCTCTTGAAGAGAAGATACATCCAGAAACTAAGGATTACTTGACAGAACTTCTTGACATGCTCAAGAAAGTTGAATCTGGTGAATCTGAAGTTAAGTCATATGACTATGAAGGTCGATTATATATTGACATGAATAGTGATAATGAGGATGATGCTGCTCGTATTATAGATGGGTTAGCTTGCGGTGCATTGATATCCAGTAATGGAAGATGTAATTGGACCAATATTAAGAAGGTCGAAGGAGCAGGTTATAGAGTATTTGCAGGTGAACAAGATTCCTTTGGTTGGTTAACTGGATGTATCAGTACCAAAAAAGGCATTATAGTTTACGGTTAATATAAGGAGGGTGAAAGAAATGTTTGAATTAAAAGATTATCAGTCAATGTACAACAAGGTTAGAACATCAATAAATCATGAGGTTTGTCAAACTACTAGGTTTGTAAACGTTAATAACGTTTTTCCAAAGTTTATATTTGTCAATGAATTTGATAATACTCAAAAGGTTACGATTACATTTGATCGTGATAAATCCTTGGCTATAGTTAATGATGGAAGAACTTTTATTGAGTATCTTAATACTTTTCATCCGATTACTCTATTCGATTTATACAAATCCGTTATGGAAGCAAAACGTGTATTCGATGGGGAAGATGATGAGTATATAGTAACATATTAAAAAATAAAAATAAGGTATGGATTTCTCCATACCTTATTTTTTTTATTTTAGTGATTTCTTAACCAATAATCCTTGAGTAACAAGGTCTGACTTAATACCCATACCTATTAGATGTACATCGAGGGCATTTAAAGTAGTCTTATTTTCAACATGGTTAGTTAATTGGTCTAGGGAAACATATCCCTTTTGTGCTATTGAAGCGTACATTTCATTCTTCATTACTAAGTCGTCAGCTCTTGGACCCATAAACTCTCTTAATGTCTCATTAGCATTAAGCGTAACTAATGCGAAGTTTTCAGCATCAGAGTCTCTTGCATTCTTATCCTTTCCAACAACCTGTCCTGTTAATGCTGAACGGGAAGCTATTTCAGTAGAAGTAGTGTTCTTCTTACTGAGCATCTGCTGAACCCTCTTAACATGCACATATCCCACAGGTACTTCATATTTAGTAATGACTGGTTTATCTGTATTTTTATTAACAAATGGCATAACTACTTTCTCAAATAATGGAACCCCAAGTATCTTAGCTGCTTGCTCAACATTTTCAATCTTAAAATCTCTCTCATAATCCACAACATCAAGAGTTAAATACTGATTTTCATCCTTAAAGAAATTTCTAAAAAATGAATCGAACTGTGAATCCGACATTTCCCCGAAGAAATCCTTGTATTTATTACTATTTGTTTTGGAAGGGTCGAGAGCATCGAAAACGGAATATATTAAGGCTTCCATTTGTTTTCTAGTTTGTTTTGTTATAGCCATAAACTCACCCCTTTCTATTTAGTTAGTCTTATTTAATTGTTTTTTTCGTAAAGAAAAAATTGAGTTCTTATATAAAATATTCCCAACCATTATATAATAGATAGGAGGGGATATTATGGATTTTATTAAATCATTTCCAAAAACTTTATTTATAGAGAAGCAACCTAATGCAATACGAACGGTTTTAGGTACAAAGACGAGTACAGATGTTAATATATATCCTTTGACAATGCTACATTATCATGAGCAAGAGGGATTTAAGGATATTGTCGTGAATACAATTGAAACAAACTATGAGGATTCATTGATATTTTTCTATAATGAGAAAAAGTCCGTTGATTTATTTGTGAGAATCCTCAAGATGATGGACCCAAAGAAAGGTTTAATAGTACAAAAGGATAAGAGGTATTATATAAAGATAGTTGACAATATTGATTCTGTTATTCTTAATAATAACATTGTCAGAACACATGATTTACTATTCTATTTTACCGAAATTCTTAATTCATTTTAGGAGGTTTGTTATGGAAGAGTTAGTATCAACGAAGCCGTATGAAAAGTGTAATAATGATAGGTATGTAAATGATCTAACTAGAACTATGGATGAACACTTATTAGATGTGTATAAATCTTGTATAGATTATGGTGGATTCACATATATGCTATGTGATAATACTATACCAAATTTTTATGGAATAAGATTACCAGGGGCAACTCGTGGGGATATAGAATTTGACAACAATGGCGTTATAATTGCCATAAATCTCTATGAAACTGCGATTGATAATTGTGTGGCTTGTTATAAGCCTAGTGTAAGAGAAGCAATACAAAAGTTTATTGGGTATAAAATAGTATTGACCTAATAGAAGTTATATTTATATATTATCACAGTATGAAATAATATATTAGGGGTATGGGGTATGCCATTAGTAGTAAAGATTCTTATAGCCTGTGTTGTAGTAACTGTGGTGTTTATGGGGTATGCAATTCATAATGCACCGATGCTTGTAACGAATGATGACGGAACATACAAATTCGTTAAGAGAGAGAAAAAAAGAAAATAAGGATGGTTTTACACCATCCTTATTTTTTTCGTATTTTACGACACGCTAAGTATATATTATTAATATAGATACTAATATAATTAGGAGGTATAAAATCTATGGGAGAATTTGCTATGAGAGGAAACCACTATCATTTACCATCTGTTATTATTGACGATTTAAGGCGTGACGGATTGTTATTGAGGTATTTTAGTCCACAAACTGAGGAAGCATGTCGTGTAGCCATTACACAGAATGGTGATGCCTTGGAATATGTTAAAAGCCAAACTGAGGAATTATGTCTAATGGCTATTAGAAACAATCCTTTGTCATATCAGTTTATAATGAATCCTACATATGAAATGAAGCTTGAAGCTGTTAAGCGTAATGGTAGGATACTTAATATGATAAAGGATAACCAAACTCATGAGCTGTGTATAGAAGCTGTTAGGCAGAATGGTACTGCATTACAATTTGTAAAAGAACAGACTGAAGAAATATGCATGGAAGCTGTTAAGAAAACTCCTAGAGCATTACAATTCTGCAAGATTCAAACTGAAGATATATGCAGGCAGGCATTAAGTAATGATCCAACTGTATTACGATATATAAGTAATACTGTTATAATGAATAAGTTAATAAATGAGTTAGAAAAATAAGGAAGATGAAATTAATCATCTTCCTTATTTTTTTATAATTCGTAAAGTCACACTAATAAAATATATATTATTATCATGTGTGTATATATAATATGTCAATTCCTTGGGAAATGATAATGTGGTGACTATTTAAACAGCCATCATCCATGGTTTACATGGTTTAATTTCCCACATGATGGGGGGGTCAATGGGGGGCTATACGCCAGGCTTTATGCTTTTATCTCTGACCCCGCTTTTTTTTCTAGCTATTTCCCGTATGTTGAATACTTAGAACGAAGAAGGTAAACAAAGCCCTTCTAAAATTATTGATAGTAGCAAGTCTCTGAGTTTTTTTGTATGTTCCTAAGTCTTCCAACCATTCATCAAGAATCTTCTTAATCTTTATGATATTCTCGTCTGTAGTATTAGATTTCTTATATACTTCAAGACAATAGAATAGGAATTTATTGCTTCCTATATCCTCAACTTTGTTCTGTGAATCAAATAAATATAAGAATAAAATACATTCAACAACAGTCTTAATTTGTTCACGATTCTCCCCGATAACCAAGGTATTAACATAATTCCTCAGTTCACTAACACTTACTTGGCTCATTTTAGCCGCAATATTAACTAGCTGTATATTTGGTCCATTAACTATAAGTTTTAGGACGACATTGTTAGTAACACGTTCCACAGCGTAGATATTGCTATCAGCTTCATGATAATTATCTTCTTCGAAGCTATCGCTTTCAGTATTAAGATAATTCTTTTTTTTATCATTCTCATAAAATTCATTTGATATTTTTCTAAGCAAACTATTCATTCTTGTCTTAACTGCTTCGATATAGTCAACGATATCCTTATCAGTACCACGTATCAAATCGTCAGTATAAGTCCTATCACTAACTTGTACAGTATCTACTAAGGCAGCATAAATTGTACCAGTTTGTTTGATTTTAAACTTATTTGATAGATTATTGATGGTATAATTCATTATATTTTCATTAGGTTCATATTGAAAATACTTATAGTGTAATGATGGATACATTGACATTGTTAAATATATAAGCGTTGCATTAACCATTTCAGGGTTCTTGTTAACCTTATAATATCTAATAGTCAAGGCTATTGCAGAGTTGAAAGGATTATTCATTATCTGCCACTGACTCTTAATTGTCGGTGACCTATTAATTATTCCCTTGATTGTAAGCGGGTCAACTTCTATAGCTTCGTATAGTTTATTAGCATCCTCTTCTGAGAATATAATTCTATATACTGGACCATTAGTGGTTAATTTTTCATTGTTCCTATCAAGGAATTGGCTTACAGCCAGCTTAAGCTTCTGGGTATTTTCTTTTTTGGATAGACCCTTCTCTATTAAAGGGTATAATTCATTTAATAATACTCTATCATTTGCCATAATATCACCCCTTTATTATTTTATCTTATTTAATTGTTTTAAAACAATAAATTAAATGGAAAACTAATAAATGAAAGGGATGATAAAATTGTGGCTATTTTTTCAAGAAAAAATAACCCTGTTATGGAAGCTTATCTAGGTAAGCCTAAACAATTCGAAGCAGCGGAGGCAGAACTTGCTAAAATTGCAGAGATAATCAGAAAGGATAACGATAAGAGTATTTTCAGGGCGATGACTGATATAGATAAATCAGAACCTAACCAGAAATTACAGAAGATTCTTGCTGATTTCTTTGGAGTTAAGTATATTAAAATTCACTGGCAAGATTCAGTACCTAATGCCTGCACACCAATATCATCTTTCCCTATGATGTATCTTAAGAACATCGAGAAAAGGGAAGAATCAGGTAAATTTATCAATGAGAGATTGAAAATCTATGTGTTCCTTGACACAGCACTTATTTCTCAGACTAAATTGAATGAGAAAGAAATGATGGCTATCATACTTCATGAGATAGGACACAATTTTGACACATCTCCATTTTACTTCCTATGCACAATACCAACTCTGTTATACAGTCCTATAGGCTGGGCTGTTCAGCATTGGGTTGTACAGTTAATAACTGAAATCAGAATGGGTGTTGAAAGGTTCTTTAAGAAGTATCTATCAGTATTCTATAATATAGGTGCTGGGCTTAATAGACTTCTTTATCACATTTCTGGACCATTACTTGGTAGCCCACTTGCTATGGCTCAACAGGTTGTTAATTTCGACATATCAAACCTATTTAGATATGGTATGGAGAGATTCTCTGATAGCTTTGCTGCATCATATGGGTATGCACAGCCACTTGCAACAGCGTTAGATAAGTTGCAGAATGACCCAAATAAAATGTACAACAGAATAGTTAGAAATGTTCCAGTTCTTAATGTTATTGATGACATAGCTGGAATTATGCAGAATATCATGTCTACATTCATAGGTGTACATCCTAAGAATCAGACAAGAATGAAGAATATGATTAACAAACTCGAAAGGGATTTGGATGATCCAAACCTTCCGAAGGATTTGAAGGAAGAATTAAAGGATAACCTTGCAGCTTATAAAGGTTACTATGAAAACTACCTCAATGACCCAACATATGAGAAGCAACAAATGCTTTCAGCTTGGTTAAGAAAGTTCAATGAGGATATGTTTGATGGTAAGATGGATATAAGGGAAGTATTTAATGTCCTTTATGAAAAGGAAGAAGCATAAAAAAATAAGATAAGATATACGGTTTTTAGCCGTATATCTTATCTTTTTGTGAAAATTTTCTTGACGTAATCCATCAAGATAGTACCGATTGAAGGTTTAACCCTACTGGGCGGTTCTGGCGTGGGTTGAGCGATACTTGACTCCTCTTTTACAACAAAATATTTTTCAGCATCTTTAGAGTCTTCATAACCACTATGTAAACTTATAAATATGTCGCTTTCTTTTTCAGGAGCTTTCTCCTCTACCTTTGTTTCATTACCGTACAGTATCTCTCTAAGAGTTGCAGCCATATCAGGTTCAATAACTTTATGAGCTTCTCTGAGTTTGGCTTCTCTTTTTCTCATAGCTGTCGTGTTCTCCTCATAACTGTCGGACACATACCCTTTATCTCTTGCTAGTTGAAGATATCTGTAGTAAGACGATTCTTTGCATTCAAATTCAACCATTAGCTTCTTTTTGATGCCAACTGGAATCATGCCATCGTCTTTCAGTGTGTTATAGGATTTAGCGAACTCCATTAAAAAGGTTTCATCTATAATCCTTGGTTGTCTATCCATCCCCATCTCCCCTTCTTATGGTAATTACTAATTTGTTCCAATTAATTGGAAAAAAAATAAAGGAGGATAATCCTCCTTTTATAACCAGTATAGTTTCTCATCATCCAACAATGAGAAGTTTAATGTGTCCTTTATAATATACATATATTTCTCATCCATTATTATCCTTGATAACTGCTTCATTTCTTCTTTCATATTATTTATCTTACCCATCTCTATAGGTGGTATTCTGGAAGCAAATGAAGCATAGAATCTTCTACTATAAGCTTCAAAGGAATTATAAGCTTCTTCAACCGATCTATAGACACCATTCCTAATATTGAAATTACCAACGAAGCTGTAGAAGTTCTTTACCTTCTCCATATGTTGTTCTATTTGAGCCGAATTATAATTATAGACTATTGTGCTAATATGACGATCATGGTCATCTGTGATACATAATGCCTTTACATATTCAAATGCTACATTGAACTGACTTAAGTCAAATTCAATCTCCCTCAATAACATATCATGCAAAGATTTATATATTTTTATCTTTACAATAAATCTAGGTGGCTCGATAAAAGCAACCGTGTATCTTGGTGTTATTATAGGGGCATCTTGATTCTCAGGTTTTATTTGTTCAATATTAAAATCTATCCTTATATATGATACCTTATTCTTTAATTCATTCATTTTTGTTACAACATCATAGAAATTGATTGTCATTATTTTCAACTCCTTTAAAATAAGAGTGAAGTAGGGGATACCCCTACTTCACTTCTTTTATATCAATTATTACCTCACCTTTTCTTACAGGAATTAGTTTCTTACCTTTAGATAATCTAGGTAATTCTATTACATCCTGCAATTTGATTTCTTCAACTGTATTCTTTAGATATGCTTTATAAACCTCGTTACCCTTAACCACTCTAACCAACATTAAATCCTCGTCAGCATCCAAAGTAACTAATCTTAGAGGTTTACTATTCCTATCCATCACAGCAAAAGTGTCCAATGAAGATTTCTTTCCTGTGCCTTTATTGGTTAAGCAGAATAGATATTTATCTTTCTCATTAACTATATCCATCCCTATGACTTCTTCATCAAGTCCCATTTCAATAGCTTTAACACCTATACTCATTCTGCTAGTTTCTTTTATTTCAGTTGAAGATATTCTTACACCAAAACCTTTATTAGTATAAATAACGACATTCTTATCTCCAGCTAACAACTTAACTGATTTCAGTTCATCACCATCTTTAACTATCATACCTAACAACTCATTCTTGATGTTAGTATAATGATTAGCTAAAGTCTTCTTGATGACACCTTTCTTTGTAACCATTAAGAAGTATATTGGTACTTTAACTTGAGACAACACTAAATCTGTAGGTTTTGGAATTATTGTTGTAATCTTTCCATTGATTGCACAATACTTGCTTATCTTATCACCCTCACCGTTCAAATCATTATTAGGTAATAGATGTATTGGCAACTTAGAAATCTTTCCTGTCTCATCGAAGATTAGTAAATCAGAAGTATTCTTAATCTCGATAATTTCAATTGGATAGTCACCTTGATTGATAAATCCTATAGTTGTTGACTTATCAGGTAGTTTCTTAATGAAACCATTCAATGTCAATACAACTAAGTGATTAGTATCTCTTATCTTAGTTTCACCATCAATTGTGATTACCTTACTTCTTCTATCCTCTCCGAATAGTTTGATACCTTCCTCAAGTTCTTCTTTAATCATCTTGTCTATTTTCTTTGAGGAACGTACTATTTTCTCAAACTTTTCAACTTTGTCGTCAATATCTTTCTTCTCTTCCACGTATCTCTTATAAGCTTCCTTTGAGAATGCAGTCATTTTCATCTCCGAAATAGTATCCGCTTGTAATGATGATATACCATATTCTTTCATAAGCTTACTTATAATTTCTTTCTTATTTTCAGACTGCTTTACAATCTTCAGAGTTTTCTCAGCATTATCCTTATTTAATATGAATAATAGTATCTCGAGAATATGCTGTCTTTCTCTAGCTCTAATGAGCTTATGATTGTAAAGTCTTCTTTTTGTTTCTCTTCTGAAGTCAATCCAGTTAAGAAGTAAAGACCTTACATTGAAGTCGAAATCCTCATAATCATCAATTAATTTGAAGTTTACAGGGAATGTCTTCTCCATATTTGTCTTAGTGTATATAGTATGCATTATGGATACTGGGTCTACTTCTTTCTTAAGATATAGAACCAACTCGATATAACCGATATCAGAGTCGTCCCTAATATCCTTTAGTCCCTGTATCTTATTTTCCTCAAATAATGATATGATGTCATTTTTAACATCAATTGCTGAAACTTGTAGAGGTACTGATCTAATAGTCAAGGTGTTCTCAGTTTCATTAATGTCCATAACACCTCTCATTTTAAACTTACCTTTTCCAGTCTCAGATATTTCTTTAAATTGTCCTTCATCTATAACATAAGCCCCTGTTGGACTATCAGGTATAAGAGTTACATCTTCATAATCTGGGTCATCCAAAAGTTTTATGGTTAAAGCTAAAACTTCTTTTAGATTATAAGTAGGAAGACCACATGCAACTCCATAACCTATACCAAAGGTATTATTAATCAGCACATTTGGATATCTTGATGGAAGATATTCAGGCTCTCTTCTATCATTAAGATAATTGAGCTTCATATCTACTATGTTAGGACTAAACTCTTCAAAGAAACACTTATGGGAATAGAAGCTCAATCTTGCCTCAATGTAACGAGAAGCTCCTGCATCATCTCCCATAGGTGAACCGAAGTTTCCTCCTCCATCTACTAGACATTGAATGTTATTCCATGGCTGACCTAATTTTGTTATTGTATCATATACTGGAGCTTCACCGTGTGGGTGATAGAATAATGTCTGCCCTACAATAGCAGATACCTTTTTAAATCTACCATTATATACAGCTTTAAGCTCCTCATACATTGTATAAAGTATTCTTCTCTCACCAGGCTTTAATCCATCTGTTACGAATGGAAGATGCCTCATAAGATTATTGTTAGCACCGAATATCTTCATAAGTGCTGTACATTCATTTCCTATATTACGTATTTCTATATTGCCGTTATAATCGGCAGTTTTATTACGTTTCTTTTTTTCTTTCTTTCCCATTAACAATTACCTCCCTCATCATTGCTATATCAATAATATATATTTTAAAAAAATAGGGCTAGATTTCTAGCCCATTAGTTATCAAGATCTTCCCTATTGATTTTGAAGTGTGCCATAAGCTTCTTTCTTTCTTCAGAGTCATCTCCGTGTAATATTCTAAACTTAGTTAACTCTGCTTCCAAGTCTTCAAGAGTAAGTTTGATAAGTATTCTATTATTCGGGTCAAGAGTTGTTTCTCTTAGTTTAGCTGGGTCTAACTCACCAAGTCCCTTATACCTCATTTCTATCTCAGGTTGGAACTTTTCACATAATGTTAACAACTCACCGATTGACATTAACCCTCTATCTTCGAACTCCTTACCTCTAACTTCATGAAGAATGTAATAAGCTTTATTCTGATTGACTTCTCTAATAAGAGTCTTCAAAGTGTTGACTCTTTTATTGAATATCTTATCAAGTATTATATTCTGATATCTACCTTCATATATACCTGACAATACATTGTCTTCATCAACTTTCAATTCAGGGAATTTCTTTCTAAGCTTTTTGAGGAAGTCGCTATCATCCATATGTATAGCTAAGAATTCAACTATCATAGGATGTACTGCGAAATGATTTGCTACTCTATCTAATTCTTCAAGGTATTCTCTGTTATTTAACAAGAATTCCTTCATATCTTTTTCCTTGAATACAACCTTTGTTTCAGGATTAATAAGTCTGATGTTCTTTCTAACTCTTTCCTCAAAGACTTCAATGTACTCTTGTTTATTGAGTATGAAAGGTTTCTTATTATCCTTTATTTTATATAAAGGCGTAACTGCTTTATACAGATAACCTTGTTTTACTATCTCAGGCATATGCACTAAGAAGAATGCACAAATAAGTGATGTAATTCTATTACCGTCAATATCTGCGTCAGTCATGATGATAATCTTCTTATACTTCAACTTAGTTATGTCAAATCTTTCTCCTATGTTACAACCTAAGACTTTTGTTAATCCTCTAAACTCATCATTTAATAATACTTTGTCAAGCTTTAAGCTAAATGAGTTTAGGGGGACTCCCTTAAGGGCAAATAGTGCTTGAGTGTCATTATCGAATCTTCCTTGTCTAGCAGAGCCCATTGCTGAGTCTCCTTCTATCAAGAATAACTCTCTATACTCATTTCTACCCTTATTATTTGCAGGAGCAAAGTTCTTTAATTTATGCTCATCGAGTGAAGTTGTCTCACCTTTAATGACTGAGTTTCTAACCTTGTTGGCTTCTATTCTAGCCTTAGCATTAGTCTTTATCATATCAGTAAGCTTCTTCAGCTCTTTTGTATTCTTCTTAAAATATTCATCCAAAGCTCTATAAGACATATCTCTTAGAGGTTTGAAGAAATCGTTATTTGTTAACTTCTCTTTAGTCTGAGATGCAAACTGAGGTTGCATATTAGTGCTCAAGTATACTGTTAATACTAAACCTTGAGCTGCATCACCAAAGGTTATATCAATATTCTTAGCTTCCTTCTCAGACATCATATCTTTTGTCTGTTTAGTTAGGTATTGTAATATACCTGTTTTAACTGCATCTACATGCACACCATTCTCTACTGTGTTAATAAAATTACAGAATGAATCAGCAACCATGTCTACACTACCAGAATTGAACGTAAATGCCACTTCTAGCCCAATAAAGCGTTCTACGTCTTTAAATGTCGAGTTTGGTGATTTCATAGCATCATCTAAATTAGATGGTGTTATTGTATTCACTCTCTCCATCATTTTCATTGTTCTCATAAAATGAATTGGGTCTATAAGCGGCTTTTTAGCCAACTTCTTGCAATAGTCGTAAAGACCATTTTTATTTCTAAATTTCTTTTGGATTGTTGATTCTTTTCCTTTCTTAATCACATTAAAGTTTACCTTTATTTCAGGTGGTACTAAACAAATAATTTTTTCAGTCCATGCCAATAACTCATCAGAGTCTATAGCACAATCTTCTCCTAGGAACATAGATGATGGTCTAAATGCGACCGTTGTTCCATGTTTATCCCCAGATACTTTCTTTACAGTAAGAGGTTGAACTAGCTTTCCTAACTCAAATCTTACCTTGGCTCTTTCACCATATCTATATGAAATGATTTCAAACCAGTCTGAGAGAGCATTCATAGCGGTCATACCTACACCGTTTTCACCAGCAGAACCACCGCTTCCCTCTCTAGTAAATTTACTTCCAGCCTGTAACTTTGTACAGACAAGTTCCATCTTTTCAAACTGAATTCCTCTACCATTATCGGTTACACTTATTGAGTTTTCAGTCTCATCAATTACAATATCAATCTCATCTCCAGGTGAATTAGGGTTAATGCATTCATCAATACCATTATTGATGTTTTCATAAGCTAACTGTTTAGAACCCCTTCTACCTGAGTAGCTGATATACATATTGGGTTTAGTCTGTATTTTCTCGATGTCATCCTCTTTATGCTCTATAACATCATCTACAAACTTTTCCATTATATCACCCCTTCTTAAATATACTCCAATATAATGTTTGTTAGTTTGTAATTTATTACGCCCTTACGTATTGGAATTTCTTTTGATACAAAAAATAATTGTCTGTAAAACAGACAAAAATGAATGTGTAAGATGGAGTACTCCATCTTACACATCCGCTACCTAAAAAGACTGATGCAGCTTTCTACTATTTATTTTTCTTTCCGCCACCAATGAAGCTTAATGAGGATGCACCGTAGCTACCGAAGCTATCATGATCTTTGTACTTGTCACCCCTGTTCTTCTTCTTGTTCTTGCCGTATAGGTTAACGATTCTCTCATAGAGCTCGCCAACTTCCTGCATGTTGAAGTCAAGTTCGCCAAGTAATCTTACAAGCTTAGCATCGTCCTCAGGATCAGAGAAACATCTGATTTGCTGAATAGCATTGTGCATTGTTTCGATTGCGTCCTCAATGTTACTTCTGCTGATGGAGTTCATGTTGAACTGCTCTTCACAGTATTTACATTCATAATCACCCTTTTCGTTAACTGGGTGAATCTTGAGCTTGCCTTTTTCATTTTGGTGAGCACACTCAATTATCGCCTTTCTTCTTTCCTTTTCAGCCTCTTTCTGAAGCTCCTTAATACGAGCGATTTTCTCAACGAATTTTCTTTTTCCTTTAGCCATGATTGTTTACCTCCTAATAATATAATTATTTTTTTGATTATTTATTTACTGATTACAGCATAATAATATATAACTGAAATATCAGTTAAATTTCTTAATTAACTGTTATCCCAATTATAATTTATAATTTATTTGGTCTAATCCTTTTTTGTCAACTCATCCACCGTAAATAATTTGTCTACGATAAATATACTACCAGCATTTGAAACCTTCTCTGACAATATAGCCTGATAAGCTTTCATGCAATAATAGATAACATCCTCAAATTCTTTAACGATAGTATATCGGACCCAATCAATTGTTTCTGATTTATTAAACTTTAAATCATTGAGTCTATCTACTACATTCTTTACTATAGGGTCTCCATGATTATATCTGTCTAATAGTTCTTGTTTCCTAGGGTCTCTATCAAATTCTGTTACAGGCATATTTGAATCTTTCAAACCAAACACTACCCCACCTCCTTTATATAGATTAAAAATATGTATATAGTAGAATAAAATCCTACTATATACATATTCTTTTTACATGCTTATAAATCTTGTATCTATGTGGTCTATGGTAGCAACATCATCGACTCCTATTACAGTCTGGATATCACTAACTGCTTTAAACACTTTAAACGTGTTTCCATAACCATCCTTTTCCACAAATACTAAAACTTCAGTATCAGGAATGAGATATTTAGCAAGACTGAAATCTTTCTCAAATAGTCTTCTTCCACTATTGTCAAATACAAATCCTGCTATTTTATTCTCTCCTCCAAGGTAAGCAATAATTTGTTGCAATTTTTCTAAATCCATTTAACCCACCCTCCTTTTATATTTATTTTTTCTTCTTCTTTTTCTTCCTTTTACCAGGACCATGGTAAAGACCAAATTGGTCTTTTATTCGTTGCATTTTTTCTTCTGGCGTTTCTGTCGCCAATTGTATGTTCCTTTGAGTCAAAGGTTTCATAAGGTCTGCTAAAACCTTTGGTGGTTCCATATAAACCCATCCCTTCTTATAAATTTGTTCTGATACCTACATATAATATATAATCTAAATTATTTTTTCTGTATTTAGGAAAACCGTAAAGTAGTCCAACACAGATATATATTATAATTGTGTATACACATAAATGATAATTGAGACACTAAAAAATATAGTCTAATTATCAATTACCCTAAGGAAGAGGGAGGTTATATCTGGATAGATAGACCTCCCGCATATTATTTTTTTTATACAGCTACTACTAATCCTTTAACAGCCCTAGTTATGGCTGTGTACAACCATTTCCTATAGTAATCTCTGTCACCTATTCTTTCGTCATATATCATTACTTTATCATACTGCGAACCTTGTGCTAAGTGTGCAGTAATGGCATATGCAAATTCAAACTTATTATAGTAACTTCTCTTGCCTCGTTTTTTTTCCTCATAAGTCTGGAATAAGTATTCATAGTCCATTGGTATCTTCTCAAAGTAGTCATCTTCCATAAACTCTGGTCTGAAATCTATGCAAATAGACTTCTTATTATAGGTATCAAGATAGATACCCTCCATATAACCTATTAAACCGTTTATGAGGAATATATCCCCTCCAACAGATAGGTTCCAGTTATTCTGTCTACATATAAGTTTTTCTCCCATAACTGGTATGTCAGATTTAATTCCTTTAATTTGTCGTCTTACATAGTTATTGATATCTTCTCTTGTTTTATTTTTTCCACAGATAACTATATCAGACTTAATTAATAAATTATCATTGATAACTTCCTTATCAATAACAAAACACATAGGTCCATATTTACCTATGTTTAGATATTCTCCTCTTATAGCTCTCTGACTTAAATGTACTATTGGGTCATTTTCCATCTGTCTCATAACTTGAGTAAGTACACTATCAGGTTTTTGTAAGAAATAAGAGTCTCCGAATACAGGGGGTAGCTGGTTTAGGTCTCCTAGTACAATTATTGGCAAATTAAAGCTAAGTATATCCTCAGCTATCTGTTTATTTACCATAGAACCCTCATCAATAACTAACGCCTGTATATCATCATCTATCTTATCCTTCTTCTGAAAAACAGTTGTTGTTACAACCCTATTATTTTTCTTTATAGGATTTCCTTCATTATCTAGTTTAGGAACTTCAACTAATCTATAAATAGTGCTATGTATAGTCTTAGCAAAATTTCCTTTTCTAGCAAGTGCCATTGTTGCCTTGCCAACATAAGCCATAAATAATACTTTTTTAGGGTCTATCCCTATTCGCTCAATTAGATAATAAACCAATGTAGTCTTACCAGAACCAGCAGGTCCTGATATCTCAAAGGTTTGTTTATCTCTACTATGCCACCATTTAACTAATCTATCAACTGTATCGGTTTGTTGCGAATTTAATTCTATTCCCATTCTTCATCACCTCTAATCAACAAACGCCGATTTATTTGTATATTATTTAAATGTATTAAAGATAGTAAAAATCAAATAAACTAAAAAAATATGACAAAGGGAGATGTGGAAACATGTTTAATGAAAAAGCAAAGATGAATGGAACAGAACCAACAATTGGGTTTATAGGTATTGATTTAAAATCAAACCCCCAAGACAAATTCGGAGAAATATTAAGAAAACTTTCTGGAATGGAAAAAGATATTGATATCGAAGCAGTAAATAAAGCTGCTAGAAAAATTGATTCAGATATAATGGAATTGCTATTCCCAACCAATGTGTTGGACATATATGAACAAACTAAGCCAACTGGACTTGATCCAATATTTGATTTCAAACTATTAGATGCTGGACCAATATTTCAGTTAACATACCTCAGAAGTAATATTCTATATGGTGATTCTTTAGATGTAAAGAATGTCCTTACCTTATGTAAGACAAAGGTTGATAATGTATTAATGTGTTCAATAATTGATATTCTACTTGAGAAAGAAATTTACTTACATTCCGTGATAGTAGAAGATTTAACTCTAGCATCATGGCATTTGGAGATAAGTAAACACGCAATTTCCATTAATGGATTTTCAGTTTCAAAACCTCAACATTTATTTATATTGATGGGTCATCTTGATAAAGCTAAATTAAGAGCTGAAAAGATTTGCATCAAGATTAATCTGTAGGAGGGATAACAATGGAAGCCGAAAAGAAAAAGGCTATTATCAAATTTGATGATGAATACAAATCGAAGTATGACCAACCTTCATTTCGTGAGTTGACACCTAATGAGAGATTTACAGAGGCTTTAAAAGAAGCAGGTATGGACGTAAAATATGAAGATGTAACACCTGAAGATATTGAAAAATTCAAATTATTCTGTGAGGAAAAATTTGGTGTTGATTCTCATGAATTTAGGATTGAGTTTTATGGATCTTATATGATACATCCCGTATTGATTTTATGGTTTGTTGTCGCTTGTTAAGAAGAGGGTTACACCTCTTCTTATTTTTTTCTACATTAATATAAGGAAATATATTAGAAAGAGGTGATTAAGATGATTATGGATTGTCTGGAAGAATATGATATAAATCAAATGGAGTATTGTTTTTTGATTGGAAATCATAGTCACGGTAGCGGTTCATTTAAGATGAATGTCCCAAAAATTATGCCATTAATAGGCAAGGGTAACCCCTCGACTAACAATGTCGTGTTCAATAGCAATATATTCTTGAACGACGAAGAGTGCAAACCTTCACCAACTAATTCAGTTACCACACAAAACTGGATAACCATACCTAGGTTTGCTAATACGGATTTACAATTTAAAGCTGATATAAACGGCATCATACATTCAGGTGCTAGATTTATTTGTTGTTTTATGGATAGAAACATTAGGGCTGTATATATTACAGATAACGTTTAGGAGGTGAAAAAATGTTAACAATAACAAAGTGTAATACTATTCAAGACCTCATTGAGTTTGGTAAAACTCAAGACATATCCCATGCTAAGCTACACTTAAAAAGTTCTTTTATTGATAATAACAATACTAGAATAATCGTTAATTATACATCGTTGTTAGATAAATATCATGACCATCTTAGAAAGATAATATCAACTGTTACTTTATCAGAAGAGGAGTTCGCTAAATATAAATTTCAACCAAAAAGATTAAGTTTTGAAATTTATGGGACAACTGAGTTATGGTCTATGATTCTTAGAATAAATAATCTGACAAGTGCGTCTCAGTTTACTATGAAAACATTAAAATTGTTCACAATGGACATATTTGATGTAATCAATGAAATACTTATTTTAGAGGATGATGCTCTAAAACTCAATAATAGAGAGGCTGGACTATAATCGTATATTCAAATCCAGAAAATATATATTATAATAATAGATGACGTTAAGGTACGGCATCTATTATTATATTCTATTGGAAAAATTATAAGTTTATCTTTTGGACTTATATTTTTTATGTTCCGACAAAGGTTTTAGGGGGTATGAGTATGGAGAGTATAATTAAGACTGTAAATGGAGAAGACCTAACTATTGCTGAAAGGGTTAAATTATCAGTGTATTATCATGTTATATATGAATTCTTTAATGAGGATTTTGAGTTCAGTTTAATACGACAGAATATAGTGTCATTGGATATACTTAAACATATAATAAGTTGTAATACATATAAACGAGATATTCCGAGCTCATTTTTCAATATGATACGAACAACCCCTCATCTTCATGGGTATTGGACGAAGATAGAGGTTAAGAATAGGTCAATAAGCCAAAAAAATTAAGGGTAGCATAAGCTACCCCGATTTTATTTTTTTATATTAATATGTACCCGTTGTGGTACAATCATGAAAATCTTTTCTTTTTATAACATGGAATCCTTTGATTTTCTTTAGAGCCCACCAGTTTTCTTTACAGTCTTTCTCTTTATATCCATCAAAGTATCCAATTGGTATCGGTTTAAATGTCCATCCATAAGAATACGTAATATGGTGTATTCTGTGTACATTGGTAATAAACTGAATAAATCTTAATATCTTCTTTTTCATATTCAGTATACCCCCATTACTTCTTCTTACTAAGTTGTATCCACAATTGTAATTGTGGTGCTCTGAATTGATGTACTGTATTTCTGAGTTTAAATAGCTCGGTTGATACACGGAATTTTTTCTCAAACCCATCTAAGACTTTAGCAGTTTCTTCTTCACTTAGCTTATTGTATGGAGTTTCAATATCGAACTGTTCTTTCAGAATCTTTTTATACTCGATTTTGTACGTTCCGATATTCATGTGATTGTGTGTCTTTTTGAAATCATATTCCTCCCAATAGATAAGTCCCATGTCCATTTCTTTGCCAATCAACTCTTTTAATCTAGTAATATTTGTAGACATTTTATAACCCCCATCACTTTATTTTCTTGAATTTATTGCACATGCAAATTCAAAGATATCACTATCATTGTCATCATCAATGACCTCACGTTCAGTTGCATTTCTCTTACCTTTCTTGTTTCCAAGCTCAACACCCTCGAAGTCTGATGATAAGCTTTCTTCAGATAATGGTTTATCAAGACCCATGTCATCAATAAGCTGCATCCTATTACCCATAACGAATGGATGATTGAAGTAACCTAAATCATTAGGGTCTCTATACCTTATCTTAACTCTCTTGAATGTTAGATAATATTGACCAGTATCACGTTTCTTCTCAACGTTAATAATACAGCACCAGTCTGAGTTTTCTACAACTTCCCAAGCACTACCTACATTAGCTCTACCAACAAATCTTGCTAAGTCTTCTTTATTAGCTTGCATTGCGGCATCTACTGCTCCAGCACCTGCCCTATTTAACTGATGAGCTGTTATAACTGGTATATCTAACTCTGTTGCCAAATTCTTTAATTCGTTTGTTACATTCTTTAATTCTTCTTTTTCATCCTTTGCTTTTTCAGCAGGTCTGATTCTCTTAATATAGTCAAGAATTAAAGCTATAACTTCTTTGTTGTCATCTGATAATTCCTCTATAATTGTATAGAGGTCATTGGTATCAATACTTCTATTTGGATAGTATTTAATGATGATATCAATATCTTCGTCATCTTTAAGTATGAGTTCCCCTTGTTCCTTAAGCATCTTAACAACTTGTTTAGCTGTGAAGTTTCTGATATCATCAGGGGTAACTGTCATATTAAATAGACGTTCAATTGATTCTTCCACAGAGTTTTCCATGGTGACTAATAACACACATGGACTCTTTCCTGCTTTCTTTGTCATTACACCCTTGTTGAACTTCTTAATATCTCTTGCAGTTTTCAACAAGATACCTGACTTAAATCCTGCTGGAAGACCCATATACATATAAAGTCTCTTAGACTGGTATCCAGGAGCTAATATTTGATTAAGCTTCTGAAGTCCTGTCTTGAGTATTCTTGATGGGTCTTTCAGTCTATTAACTATATCAGTTACATTATCTTCGAAAGTTTCAGGGTCTAAGCTGAATGTATCAACTTCTTCAACAACCTTAATCTTTCTACTATTATTAACTATAACCTTACATATACTCAGCAACTCATTATTTATTTCTTGAAATGAGTCATAATCACCTGAGTCTAATTTCTCCACCGTTGAATATAGGTGGTCTTTGTAATTAAATAAGTCGGCATATTGAAGTCTATCTTCTACTGCCTTATTTATAAACTTTATTTCCTCGAAATTAATTCTCTTATATATTTCAAGGTTCTTTATTATTTCGTCATTCTCTTTATTATAGTTGTCAGTTCGACAAAAGTTAATTATTACATTTTCATTCTCCATGCCGAGCTCAAGTCTTGCTTTCAATGCTCTATTTATAAAATTAAGTCTAGCCTCTAGTTGCTCATTGCCTTCATATACCCTTTCATCTATTATTGTAAATAACTTATTCATACTTGTTAAGGACTTTCTAGTAATCTGTGCTGACTTCTTAAACAAGTATCCTACTAACATATTTAGCATTGTAATATCGAATTTTAGTGGTATTTTCTTTTGCTCATATTCAACTAGCTTGAATTTATTATTTCTAGACACCATGCTGAGACCCCCTAACTCTTAACTGCTCATAAAGATATTGTCTCATCTTATTTACAGGAATGTTTCTGTTGTATTTTTCTTTAATAAACAATGAAAGTTTCTCCTCATGGCTCAGCGTTTTATCGAATATAAATCCATATCGTGTTAATAATAGATTTATCTTTTCTTCTGTTTCTTTCTTTTGTCGAAGCTTCTTGTTGTTATTAATCTTTGTCTTTATATTTGGATATTTATTAAAGACATCATTAATCATATTCACCAATAATGGCGATTTGTCGTATTCCTCAGGTATATTTATCTCAAGTCTCAAATAATCAATTACAAGAGAATTTGCTAACTTAATTAGATAATCTACTTGTTCAGTTTCAGATTTATCAAATATTGGCGAAGTATAGTCTATAGTAATAGTATCATATTTCCTCGCTTTCTTATTGACAATAAACTCTGTCATGAAATTACTGCTGTCAGTTTCATATGATACGGTATAAAACCCTTTATCTTCTTCTTCACCAAAACTCCATCTTGAAAATGAACCAACATAAATAAATCTATCATTAATGACCTGAGGTGTATGAATATGTCCAAAGAATACAGGTCCTTTGCATATTCTGAGCAATTCTTCTGATTTAAATACAGGAGCTTTAGCCATAGTTTCTTCACTCTCCTGCCTTGAAGCTACGAATACAACTTCTGACACTAAACCATGTCCGAATATCATATCATATTCTTGGTCAAAATAGTCCTTATAATATTCATCCTTGTCTTCTACATATTCCTCTGGTATATATAGAACCTTCATATCGTCAAATAACATTTCTGTTCCAACTGTGTCTATAATCTTAAAGTCATACTTGCTCATTTTGATTATAGACTCAAATATTTCTAATTGTTTATTGTCATGACTTTCAGTACCTTTAACTATCCTAAGTTTAGCATTTTTCTTCTCACAGATGTCTAATAATCTCATCAGTATTTGAAATGCATACTTAGCGTGGTCTGAATTCATTGATAACTTAGTGTGGAAGAAATCTCCACAAATAACTATAAAATCAAGGATTGCTAGTCCTTCTAGATATTCTAGAGCCTCTTCCTTAAACTCATTGTATAGTATAACAGGTTTAAACGCACCTGTATGAACGTCAGCGAAAATGGCTCCAACATACGGATTATTTTGCAAGTATATCCCCCCATCCATGCTCTATATTCAAGTCGTACCAGTTATGAAATACTTCCACGAGTTTTATGAATACGTCAATATACCTTTGTATCTCCTCCCTTGTTATAAACTTTTCATTATAACCTGAGTTATTAATAATTATAATCGCCAATTGTTCTACTTCATATCCAGCCTCTTCTAACATTATACAGTAAGCTGCTAACTGAAGGAACATAGACGAATAAGGTTTCTTTGATGTTTTGAAGTCTAATACTGTCTTTTTACCATCGACTTCACCGTAAAAATCTATTGTACCACCAAATCTTTTGCTGGTAAATTGTTTTTCCATGAATGTAGGTTTCACTTCATGTGTCCTTTTCCATTCAAGGAAGCTGTTCATATACATCATTGCAGTAGCTTTACCACATTTTCTTGTCCCAATCCATATAACATACTTATCCATTAAGTAACTATATATCAATTGATGCACTAATGTGCCAATAGTAGCTGATGCATCTAACACTTCATCGACATTTTGTCTCTTGAAGCCTAAATAATTAGCCCATTTAACAAGGGCAGGTTTATTTAAAATCTTTAATACGGTCGTTGCACTAGGCACTTCTATATTATCACTATTAAAATACTGAGTATGCCCACTATTATACATTTTCACCCCTCCTCGGTTATATAATATATACTCTTAATTTGTTTTATATTAAAGTTTGTCAAAAAATATTTTAATAATCAGAGACTATTTTTTCTTACATACTATGGAAACATACTAATAATATTAAAAAGTGTGAAAGGATGTGGTAATATGTCATTCAAAACGCTTCAAGATACCTTCATATATAGGAATCTTAATCAAAGCGGGGCAGTTACAAACAATATAGCCAAAATATTACAAAATGGAACTGTTCTCAAGAAGAACAACCTTGAAGAGGCATTTATGATAATAAACAAGAACTTTAAATTCCCATTAAAGTATAAAGTTCTTAATGAAGTTGAAACTGGGGATATCATGCTTATGTATTCACCAGATGGGGCTAAAATACCTTCATGTATGCCATTCTTCTTAACTAAAAATGCTGCTGATAAAGTAGTAGCTGTTGTTGTAGTTGATGTGTATGGTACAATGAATAAAGAAAACGGCAATGTTAACATTGACCCTAAGAAACTTTATACAATGATTGAATCTGCATATCTTGCTAAGCTCTGCTATCATTACAGTAAGCAAATAGCAACTCGTAATGTTATCATTACAAACGGTTCTGCGGTGTACTCAAACATGTTCGTTAGAGTATTAAATAAGAAATATGCATTAAATGTTGATAAGAGCAAAATGCATAAGGTACTATTCCTTGCAAGCAAGTTCTATCTTATCAATATGCTGGGTTTAACCGATAGTGAAATGGTTACTAACTATGCACTTAAAAATTGTGTAAATGGTAATCCTTTCGTTTTAAAAGAGATTAATGATATGATGGTTCCAGAAGATTTCACTGACTTCTCAACATTTGTTAAGGCTCTAACAAAAGAGGGTATGAATCTAGGACTTAAAGATTTAACTGTAAGGAGCTACATGGAGGCATATATTCATATGTATGATGCAGCAGCATTACTGGCATTAGAATCATTTCCCTATTTTCTTTACAACGTTTTGTCAGTTACTAATGGGGCGTATATAAACAATCAATATGTCCTTGAGGATATTGTAGACGTTAATGGGGCTAAGATTTATGCCGACCTTATGACTCTCGATAAATAAGGAGGGATAGAACATGAGTATTGAAATTATGAAAGATAATCTGAGGAATATTGATTCTAACAATATTATCAGGTTAATTTCTGATGTTGTGTTATACAATATCGACAAAGTGCGTGATTTTAAGGAAAACGAAATATACTATCGTAATGATGTCATATATAGAAATGACGCTGCTGATGGTAAGTATAAACTTCACGTATGTAAAAAAGAATCAGTTACTGGTGTTTTCAACCCTGATGATTGGGATATTTATACTTTCAGATTAGAAAGAAATTCTGTCATATTAGAGTCAGAATTCAAATCTCCTGGTGATGGAACTACTGTATGTCCTATTAATCAACCATTGTATGATGTTGATAAGGATTCATTAGTTATATATCACAGTGTTAGGGGTAGGCTCTTTAGGACTAGAGATTGGACTTTAAACTCTGATAGATTAACAATAACATTAAAGTTTGGGTTAAATACTGGTGAGTTGATTTTATTTGAAGTCCACAAATAAGAAAATAAGGTTAAATGGTGTTAATCACCATTTAACTTTTATTTTTTTAACATTCTATTAAGAATCTATAACAAAGAAGGAGTGACAACCCATGCTAAAAGTATGGTTAGACCCTGGTCATGGTGGCTCTGATCCTGGTGCCGTTTCTGGTAACTTAATTGAAAAACACATGAATCTCACAACAGCAATTGCTTGTAAGGTAGAACTTGAGAGACATGGTGTTATTGTTGGAATGTCCCGAACAACTGACATTTATCTCGATCTTGATGAAAGATGTGCTTTGTCAAATGCTTGGGGACCTGATTTCTTTGTGTCCATTCACTACAATGCTGGTGGTGGGGATGGGGTGGAAGCCATCCATAGTATCTTCCACGGAATGACAGATGATATTTTAGCATCACGTATCGTTAACAGAATCGTGTCCGAATTAGGACAAAATACTAGACCAAAGCCAACCTACACAAGATTAAATTCAAGAGGAACTGACTATTATGGCGTTATTAGAGGTAACAATGCACCTCCTGTAATTGTTGAAGGAGCATTTGTTGATAGTGCCGATAGTAAAATAGTGGATACTGTTGAAGAACAACAAAGATTTGGGATTGCTATAGCTCATGGCATATTGGATGCCGCTGGAATGCCTACTCAAAATGGTGCACCAGTAATTCCTGTACAGAAGCCAAAAGCAAACCCTGGAATAACTTGCCTCAGAAGAGGAGATAAGAGTACAACAGTTATGGAAATGCAATTAAAGCTCGTTAAACTTGGATATCAACTATCTGCTGATGGAGATTTTGGTCCAAGAACAGAAGCTGCTGTTAAAGCATTCCAATTAAAGTATCTTGGTGCAGGAGAAGATGATGGTGTTGCAGGTCCTAAGACATTAGGAAAGCTTAATGAAGCTATTGCAGAACTAAATAAACCTGTTCCTGGTGGCTCTAGTAAAGTTAGAGCATACCAAGAGTTAACAAGAGCTCTTGGAATAACAGACAAGAATGGAAATCTTCTTGATGTTGATGGTAGTGTTGGTGCTTTAACAAAGAGTACCTATGCTAAGATGCCAGTTCTTAGAATTGGTAGTAGGGGAGAGGCTGTTAGATGGGTTCAAACTGCTGTTGGGGCAGATCCAGATGGATGTTTCGGACCGCTTACAGCAGGAAAAATTAAAGAATATCAATGGAATCATCACATTGCTGATGATAGCGTTGTAGGACCAAATACCTACAGAGTATTGGTAGAAGGTTAAAGGTGAGGAATCGTGTTTTATATCACGATTCCTTATTTTTTATGTATTTTTTTCATATCACAAACATTAAATTAATAAAAAGAAAGGGGCTGATAATATGCCAAAGGTATGGTTAGACGCTGGACATGGTGGAAATGAACCTGGTGCTGTAGCAAATGGTCTTGTTGAAAAGAACATGAATCTTGTTACAACACTAAAATGTAAAGAGGTACTTGTTCGGCATGGGTTAACAGTGGGATTAACACGAAGCGATGATAGGTATGTTGGACTTACAGAAAGATGCGACATGGCTAATAAATGGGGAGCTGACTATTTTGTTTCAATCCATTACAATGCTGGTGGTGGAGACGGAGCTGAGGCTATCCATAGCATTTTCTACGGAAAAGGCACTGATTTAGCTAAAAAAGTTGTTGAAAGAGTTCATACTGTAACAGGTCAAAACTTTAGACCTAACCCAACATTCTCAAAAAAAAGCACAAATGGGAAAACAGATTACTACGGTGTAATCAGACAAACTGATATGACTGCAATTATCGTTGAAGGAGCCTTCATCGACAATGATGTTGACAAACAGATAGTGGATACTATCCCAGAACAACAGAAGATGGGTATTGCGATTGCTTATGGTATCCTTGACCACTTAGGAATTGCTATATTACCTGAAGCAGCAGTTCCATCAAATGAAGTATATGGAGTAACAACTGCTAAAATGCTTAATGTGAGATCAGGTAGGGGCACAAATTACCCTGTTATCTGTGAATTAGAAATGAATACTAGAGTTAAATTAATGAACCTCCAAAATGGTTGGTGGTCAATTCCTGTGCCTACAACAGTTATTTCGTCAGGTATAGGATTTGTGAGTGCAACTTATATACGAAAGTTATAAAATGCTAAATATGGGATGTAAGCAATTGCTTTTAAGCTTGCTTACATCCCACATTTGCCCTTTAACTCGGAATAATTTTGGTTATTAAAAACAATTTAATAAAGAAATAGCTAGAAAGGAGTGATTTTTTATGGCTGATAAAAATTTAGTAATGCATCCCCAAAGACCAGTCAGTATAATAGAATGGTTAGGATTGGTTACTAGCACAATAGCAGATATAAAAGGATATCAATGGTTCGATAATGTTATATCATTAAAGGACTTATACGCCTCAATTAACAACGACCCAACATTTGCTCAAACAGTAGCTGCCGCTTTGGCAACAAAGCTTCCAGCAGTTGATTTCAATGCCGCAAATATATTGGCATTATTGAAAACAGTTGATGGATTAAATAGCGGTTTGGACGCAGATACAGTAAGAGGCTATGACCCTGTTAATAAAGACGGGGACTCTATGCGTGGATACTTAATACTTCACGCTGACCCTACTCAGCCTATGCATCCCGCAACAAAGAACTATGTTGATAATGTAATACTTGGTTTGGATGTTAAAGACTCTGTTAGAATTGCAACAAGAGGAGATATATCGTTAGCTGGACTTCATGTAATTGATGATATACAACTTAATGAAAATGATAGAGTTCTTGTAAAAGACCAAGCAACACCTAATCAAAATGGTATATGGATTGCTCATGCAGGTGCTTGGGAAAGAGCAACTGATTGTAACAGTACGGCTACTATAAAGAAAGGTATGTTCGTATTTGTTGAAGATGGTACTTGGAATAAAGATTCTGGTTGGGTATTAACTACTGATGATGGAATTCAAGTTGGTGTAACAAACCTTAATTTCGTTCAATTTAGTGGTGCTGGTCAGATTATTCCTGGCACAGGATTATCTAAAAACGGTAATACATTATATCTTACCGACACAGGGGTTACCCCTGGAACCTATACTATGTTCACAGTCAATGCTCAAGGTCGTATCACTGGTGCTTCTAGTCCTACTACTATAGCAGGTTATGGTATAGCCGATGCTTATAGAAAAGATGAAGTTGATGCCAGAGACCAAAAGATTGTTGACTACATGCAAGCACACTTTGCCATAACTGGTGGGGGTGTTATATCATGGAACAACTCAAAAGTAAAATGGACAAATAGATTTATAGTTATACCGATGGATAAAGAAAATAATGTATCGGCATATATAGATATTTTTATGCCTCCAGTTGGTACTGTTATTGCAGGATTAGCTGGGTGTCCACCTGTAACTGTAGATGATGGTGGTATTTTAATGAGTGGACCTGCGGGTGGTTGGATAGCATTATATGCTAAGCATACTCCTGGTGGTAATGCTTCTGATGTAACCCTTTTTGTAGCTGACTATTCAACCATGGTTGTTGGAGGTTTAGACTCCAATCATCTATTGATAGCAGTTAGAAATGCTGAAGAAGGAACTCTTAAATTATGTACTGGACATACTCTTCGTCCAGGAGATTATATAAACTACGGAAGACCCTCAATTTCTACAATTGATGGGCTTGCCAATGAATTAAATCTTAGATCAATGAAAACACATACCCATGGATTAAGTATCTATGGTGATGCTACTGGAACTGCAACTCTCGGTGAAAGTGAAGCTTATCTTGAGTTAACATTAGAAAATACTGGTGTTAATCCTGGCACATATAAGAGAGTGACTGTTGATGGTAAAGGTAGAGTGACTTCCGCTGACAATCCATCCACAATAGCTGATATTGGAATAACTGATGCTGTTAATAAAAATGGTGACACCATCAATAACTATTTAACAGTTGAAGGACCTCTTGATGCTAATAGTTTTAACTCAGAGGGATATAAACTTCTGCAAGTTATACTTGGTAATAACGGCATGGGTGCAATCAATCCTATAGCATATGCTGTTAGACAAGGTAAAAAACTATTATTAGATGAAGAATTTGCTAGTGGTTTAAATGGATATTTTATTTATAATAACTCAGCAGGTAGTGATGGTGTTGCAATAAATAGAATTGATATGAATACTGCTCCAAATAAGACCAAAAAAGTATTAGAAATTAGACATAATGGTAACCCAACATCCCCTCATTATGGAGGTGTGGTTCAGCGTTTCTATAGTAGAATTAATGGCGTATTCATAATGGTTTTTAAAGCAAAACTTCCAGTGGGTTATCATCTGAATTATTATTCTAACGATAGTGGTGATAATACATTACACTATTGGTTATCAACTAATGTTGGTACTGGTAAGTGGGAGACGTATATTAGGGTCCATATTTGCGGTGAAACTGGTATATTTAATGATGGTGGTTTCCTAGCAGTTGACGGGGGACCTGCACCAACAGCAGGAGCACATCTAGTTTGGCATATAGCGGCTTCAACGATTTTTGATTTAACTGACCTTAATACTGGTCACAACTCAAATATTGACGCAGATACAGTGGATGGAATTCACGCATCTCAGTTTATGAGGTCAGATACCGATACTACAACTGCTGGTAATATGACAGTTAGTAAAACCTTGATTGTTAGTAAACAAGGAACAGACTCAATAATTTACTTCCCATCACAAGCAAATGACCCTGGATATATTAAGCACATTGAGAATAACAATTTCTCAGAAATGAGATTTGGTATAAGTGATGATGGAATTGAAAACCAAGATTACTTTACATGGGGATGGGACGATGGAAACGGTTGGCATGAAGGGGCCCGAATGTCACCTGTTGGTACAATGACTCTTAAAGATATAATAATGAGTGGTAAAAACATTCGTGACTACTTCGCACCTTCTGGATATGGCTTAGGTAATGGTGCAAAAAGATTACCAGCAGGTTATGATTTAAATACGTTGTTAGATAATGGATGGTATGATGTACCAAATCCTGCATATGGTGTTGCAGGACTCGACTGGCATAAGATTTTGGTAATATGTTCAGCCGATAAAGATTATGTTACACAATTAGCATTTTCAACGACTAACAATGGTAATACAATGTATATAAGAGAAAAGACTCACGGTACATGGTGTCCATGGGTAACTAATTGGAACTCAGGTAATGACGGTGCTGGTTCAGGGCTTGATGCTGATAAGTTTGACGGAATTGAGTCTGAAGATTTCATGAGAGCTGTTGGTGATGGCACTATATTTAAAGGCGATTTTAATACATTAAGAAAGCCTGGCATGTATACGATTTCTGAATTTACTGGTTGTGTAAATACACCTCCAGCTAATGCATATCAATATGGTACTCTTGTTGTATTCAAGGGTCTTAAAAGTGCTGGAAATGCCGTAAATCAGATGTATATGTCTCATCAAAACAAGGATATTTACTTCAGAGGTGGATGGGATGATGATTGGCAACCATGGACTAGGATGGCTACAATGCAGGATCTTCCTACTACATTACCAGCTAATGGAGGTAATGCAGATACCATTGATGGTTATCATGTTTCTAACTTAGCATTATCTCATATAACATCTCGAGATGCCAATACATTAGATCATAGTGGGTTCTATCATTGTGATGTAAATGTGCCAACAGAAGATGGTGAATCAGATAAATCTGTAATCCATAATCAATTTAGTGGACCTCAACATCAATGGGCAACACAGATTGCAATATCGTGGAGGTCTGGTAATATGTGGTTTAGAAATAAAGAATCTGGTACTTGGGAAGCTTGGAAAAGGGTTGCTAGAATGGAAGATATTCCGACTACATTACCAGCTAATGGCGGTAACTCAGATACAGTAGATGGTTTACATGCTAGTCAATTCCTAAGAAGTGATGCTGATAATGTAACCAATAATAGATTAAGTGCAGGTGTTATAGCTATTAATAACAAAATAGAGCTAAGACACAATTCCTCAGAAAATGCATTAGACATTGTATTCATTTAAGGAGGGATATATATGATTGCAGGGCGTTTTAAGGATGGAGATTTATTAATTGCTGGGGAAGTCGAAGAACGACTTCCCCTTGTAACAAATGGTTTAATACACCATTTCCCGTTTGATGGGAATTGTCACGATAGACTTACAGAATATTATATAGATAAAGTTATTACAAGTACAAGAGATGTACATGGACCAACATTCACAGATTACTATGATTATGATGGTTCAACATTTCTGATAACTGGAAAAATAAAATGCTGGAAAACACCAGATGATGAATCCTTGACCAGTATAGGATTCCACTATATGAGTGTAGAACCCAATCCTCATAGATGGGTAATCGCTAAAACTTGGAGAACTGGAGATATTAATGGTCAGTGGGTGGATTTCGCTATTAAATTTACATTACCTAGTGACTTTGTACATTCCTTGAGAGCGTGGTTTCAAATAGAGGATTTTGGTCGTTGGGAGAGTTATAAAATCGAATTTAGGGATATCAATTATATAATGCTAGATAACCCTAATGTAAAAGCTACAAACTGTGTATTCCCATTGGGACAGGATTTTATTTCCATTCATGAGGCTAGTAAGAATTACATTGAAAATGGGAATTTTTCTAATGGATATAAAAATTGGGTTGTTGGTACTGGAGATGGTCAGACTTTTCATGAATACATCAAAACACCTTATGGAAATGGAATTAGGTGTATTAGAAAAGACGGTAATGGAGGAGATTGGCCCATATCATATGAAGGACCAGAAATCACATATAATACTGGTGAAACATGGGTTTGGTCATTCAAATTTAAAGTTATCAAGGGGAATGGTATACCATTTTCTATAGGGTGGTGGTTCCTTGATAATGGGGCTTGGCGTTGTACCCTCCCAATTTATACTGAGGATCTAGAAGATGGGTGGAAACAGGCATATGCCCCATATACGTTCGTTGAAGGTCCTCATAGACGATTCAGTGGGGTATTCATGAATAGTCAGCTTTCACATACAACCGTTGATTTCGCTGATATACAACTTGAGAAAAGAAATTGTCCGACAGCTAGAATAAATGGTGAACGAGGAGATGCTAAGCTAGAAATAACATCAAGATTTGATTTCTATGGTGATTTCACCTTAGTGTCAGAGAAGAAGCATATCCTTGACAATAAGTTCAATAAACTTATTCTAACAAAGACAGGCAATGAGTTTAAAATTTATAAGAATGGTCTAGAAACAACTGAGTATAAAAATAAATGGACTCGATATACAGTAAAAGGGGTTGGTATCGGCAGGGGAGGGTATGAAATAAGTGAATACACTGACCCATCATTTAAGGATTTAGATGATGATACCCCTGATTTTAATATGAATATATCTCAGTATAATGCTGGGATTGTATGGAGAACATTTGTGTATTGCTCAGAAGCAGTAACAGTTCAGCATAAATATATTGCTGATGACTGGGGTGCTATGAGAATTAATAATGGACCAGTAGTTTGGGTTGGTGGTTGGAATGTGCCGTCAAACCCCGTTGTAGATATACCATTAGTTAAAGGATGGAATCTAGTTGAAATGTGGTATATAGATGGTGGATTGGCAGGAGCATTCGGTTTAGTTGATGGAACACCATTAACTTCAGCACCACAAGTATTATATATGACCGCTGAAATTCCAATAGAATTCTCAGCTAATAAAATTTACTTCAATGAAAAATCTAATTGTAGTGTTAGGGATATGCATGTGTATAACAGATGTTTAACTCTGAGTGAAATCCAAAGTCTAACTGGTAGCATGATGCCTATAACTAGCACTGGTGAATTAAGAACGAAGGTAAAAGAACTACCTCCATATATACCTTCTGACGCTGTATATTTCCCTCTTAGTATTAATACTAAGGATACAACTGGACAATTTAAAGCAGCAATAGAGGAAAATGTAGTATTTGAAGATGGGTATGCATGGGTTGGTGGAAGAACAGAGAACCTATGGGCTACTGTTGGTGGACATACCGACCCCTGGACAGTTAGAGGGATTATACGAAAGAATACAATAAGACCGTATATAGGTCCAACAACATGGGAATTTGAAAAGACTGGTGATAGTGAACAGTGGCATGGATGGGAAGGTGTCTATAATGGTGCTTTCAGTGGTAATATAGGTGATTATATCACTTCATCAGCATATGTTAAAGTAATAAATAAAGCAGGAATTAATCCTTATTCATTTGCTATTTTAAAAACCGACTGGGCTACATGGGTTTCTTCAAGTGATAAGTACAATGCTCATTTGATAGAGGATGATATTTGGCATAGGATATCTCTAACAACAAAGTTCTTTGACAGTTGTGACTGGGGTATAGCGGCTGATGCATTAGTATGGGGATATTCTCCTGATAAAGGGCTTATCTATGTTAGTGGAGTACAATGGGAAAAACGACCTTTTATCACACCATTTGTTGATGGAATCCGAGAAAGATCATTATTAGCCTTTAATCTTCATCGAGACTTAGGTTTAAATTGGAATGGTGATTGGTCGATAGTTTATTTCAAGATACCTGTTGGTACATCAGATGATAAGTTTGGTAGTTTTAATTTAGATTCCTTGGGGTGTGGAGATAACACTGTTGGTGGTAACTACATTTGGTGGGGGAAAACTCATCAGGTAAATAAGATTTCTGAAGCTTCACCAACAGATATAGACCCAGCTAAATATTATAATAATCCAAGAATGATTAGTCTTGTTAAATCAGGCTCAACTTTGACAATAAAAGAATGGTCATACACAGAGGGTGTATACACAAGAGTTATTTCGGGATATTCCATGGCTCCTAATGGTTATGTAACTAAGTTTGGTTACGATTTAAACCTAGGGGGTTGGGGATGGGATAGTGAGAATAGTCCGACAACTCCATGTAACTCATTCTTTCGTGATTTGATTGTTTGTAAGAGGGGTATGACAGATACAGAACTTGATAACTTATTTAAGAACAGGGCTAAATTTACTAATAGATTGGTGCAACCTCAAAATAGAATTGTAGAGGTTTCAACATTAACTTAATAGAATCCTTACTATTTATGAAAGGAGTTGAATAATCATGGCAAGTAATAGAGGTGGAAGTAAAACTGGTGGGTATATAACAGCCCACCATGGAAATCTTCTTGACTTAATAAAATTAGTCCATGGGCATGGGTCTGGCATAAATGCTGACCTGCTCGATGGATTTGAAGTATCTAGTATGCTTCGAGCTATGGGGAAATTTGTCGGCGATTGGAATAGCTTGACAACCCCTGGTATATATAGTATAGACAATATTTATGGTGGAGGAAACTCTAACTACCCTGCTGGGTGTTATCAATGGGGTGTTCTTGTAGTATATGGTACTCATGTAGGCTCAAGTGATTTTATCGGACAGATGTATATATCACATTCATCTGGTAATTCTGATACTTGGGTTAGAGGTGGGTATTCAACTGGGACAGATTGGAAAGCATGGTCTAGATTATGGTCAAATAATAATTTTGACCCAGCTAGAAAACTTAGTAAATCAGGGGATACCCTAGACGCTGATGGTGCATTAATTTTCCCAAACTCTGGGTGGGAGGAGTCCCTTCAGATAGGTGGAAAAACATGGATTGACAGTAGTAAAGCTGGTGTTGCAGCCACTGACGGAAACTTACACTTAGATCCTAAGGTTGAATGTTGGCTGCATCTAAATCACTATAGAGGTAACGGTGTTCATTTCGGTAATGGTGCTCAGGCAACAGTTGCTAAAATGGATAACACTGGTCAGCTATATAAGAGTAGTGATAATACAGTACCTTATTGGAATGCTGCCAATGATGGTCATAACTCAGGATTAGATGCTGATACATTAGATGGTTATCATGCAGCTTCATTTGCACCAGCAGGATATGGATTAGGAACAACTGCACAATGGGTTGAAAGTGCAGATATGAATACTGTAAGAAGCACTGGTTTTTACCAGGGTTATGCAATGGCTAACTGCCCTCCTGGTTCACATAATCATAAGTATTTCATAGTAATGCAACACCATAATGCATGGTTAACACAGATATGTGTGGACTTTAACAATAGTGGAACTTACGTTAGAACTCTATCCAACAGTGTATGGACTGAATGGAGGAGATTAGACGTTTCACACACTAGCCAATTAGTTAATGACAGTGGTTTTGAAACTACATCGGGTGCTCAAACTAGAGCTGATTCAGCTTTAACCGCAGCTAATAGTTACACTGATACAAAAATAGCTAATCTTATCAGTTCATCACCTGATACATTAAATACTCTTAATGAACTGGCAACAGCATTGGGTAATGACCCTAACTTTGCTACATCTATTGCTAACCAAATTGGTAGTAAAGTGGGTAAAGGTGGAGACACTATGACAGGTACATTATATGCACCAGCAGTTCAAGCAAAATTCTATGTTGATAGTGTTGGGGACAATGATGCTGCGGGTGCACCTTGGTATGGCTTATCCAGAACATCTGTCAAAGTTGAAGAGTCTGAGATTGCAGGTGCTGTCCAATTAGCTGGGCACTTTGGCATAATATTAAAAACTGGTGTTCACAATCTTGTAATTCCAAGAATTGGTGCAAATATGCTTTTCGATGGAAATACAGTTTGGCATTCAGGTAACGATGGTCATAATTCAGGATTAGATGCCGATACTCTCGATGGAAGACATCTTTGGGATCTTATGTATACAACAAATGCTGATATTCGTGACACTAATTGGAATCAATATGTAAATCCTGGGGTGTATGCTATCGGTGATTTTGGTGCATCAACGAATTGTCCACCAGCAGACCAAGTATATCAATATGGTACATTACTTGTTTATAGGTCTCATAATAATGGGACTTATGGTATACAACAAATTTATACGTCACATTATGGTGATATGTGGCAAAGAGGTGGATGGAATGATGCAAATGGTTGGACATCTTGGCATTGTGTATGGACGAGTAAAAACTTCGATCCAAATTCAAAGATTAATGATACTGGGGATACTATAACTGGTAACTACTTTAACACATCAGGTAAATTCATAGCTGGTAGTAGTTCAAGCCCAACAGACAATATCAATACTACTGGGGGGGCTGAGGGTATAACTATTGCATTCGAAGTTAGATCCAATGGGTCAAAAAACCCAGGTATAGGTTTCCTTAAAGAGGGAGTCAGTTCGATGTATATATATTCGGACCATGACTCTATCAATATATTCAGACCAACAAATGAAGCTACACCATATGCTATACTTAAAGTACAAGGTAATACAGTATGGCACGCAGGTAACTTTAATCCAGCTACAGTTAATGCTGATAAGCTTGATGGATTCCATTTTAGTGAAATATGGGCTAACATGTCAGCACCATCAAGGTCAGCAGATATAGGATTCTGTCCAGCAGCACCTGGTGGAAATGTTGGTATAGTATTTAATTCTAATATCAATAATGGTTCAGACTCAGCGTGGATAAGATGGTATGATGATAATAATACCTATGCATTCTGGGGTGATGCTGTTGAAAATGGTGCTCTTGTAATAGGCGTTGGTAACGATGATATACATTATGCGAGTGATGTTATAGCATTAGCTTCAGCGGGAGCAGTAATAGTTGATGCACCTAAATTAATGGCATTAGGTGATATCTCAATTAAGAGAAAATTTGAATTGCAGTATAATTCAACATTAAATTCCCTAGACTTTGTATATACAGGTTAGGAGTGATGTAAAATGCCAGTAGTGGGAAGATTAGTAGAAAATGACCTACTAATAGCTGGGGAGGTGAATGAACGCCTTCCCGCTGTTTGTAAAACAACGACAATAGAAATTAGGTCAGCAGGTATCGGAGGTCCTGCTGACATTTCTGTTTATACGAATATTGATGGTGTGAGAAGAGCCGATTATACAAGAGGGATAATCCTCGTAAGATTAAATGAGTGGGGTGATTTTGTTGATACAACATCATATGACACTCATGGTGGACTTGGTAGCTACCAAGCCGAAGAGTCGGATAGATTAGCAGATTTTATAACTAATACACCAGATGGATACACTTTGATATTTACAACATATGATGATCCATCTAGTAGTGGAAATGCTAAATTATATCCAGTATTAAAGAAATTAGGATTTAGATATCTAAATTGGAATTACCGTTCTGCATGGGCTGGTATAATCCAAAAAGGCACTGGTAGTGCAATATTTGAAGATTATAGAAGTGGTGAAACTGCTGATACAGGGATATACTTTAAAACTACAATCCCAAAGGGAATAATACATTTCCCATTTGATGATACAGCAGTTTCAATACAAGGGTTAAAACCATTATATTATTGCCCTAAGAAGATAAGATATATAAGGGACTGGATTAACGGTAGTACAGCAAATGGAGGTAATCACTGGGTGCAAATACAGGCATTTGATTTCAGAGGCAATAATGTTGCTAAAGGAAAGCCTATGATAGAAACAAGCCCTGTCGCACATTTGACACAACATTTATTCTCAATGACAGATGGTACTACTGACTGTGCAAAATATTTCGAGTTGCTTGCTGATGGGGCTCCAAAGTATATTACAGTTGATATGTTGACTGTGTATGACGTACGAAAATTAAAAATATTCCATTATTGGGGTGATGGGCGTTCATATTATAATACTAAAACTGAGGTTAGTGATAACGGAAGGGATTGGTATCCAGTATTTGATTCGGCTATTGATGGAATTTATGCTGAAACGTCAACAGGTCATGATATTGAGCTATTTACAAACCATAGATTGACTCAAAATGGTATAGCTGTAGATGATTCTACAACAAATATTTACAATCTTGATGCTGGAATTAGTGTTTATAATAACTATGGTGTGCCAGCTTCAATAGAAGTCATAAAAGAAAAGTATATGGACCAACCTATTTACAGAGTATCAATGACTCCAACAGAGAGTTCAGTTAATGGATTTAGAACAGAACGTTGGTCTCATGGAATACACAGTTCTGTACACACTTTCAAAGCAAATACTGCTTATGCGTTTAGTATTTACTGGCGTTGTCTTAATAAAGACGATGTTGTGGTATCAGTATATGCAAGTAATATAGCACGATGGTATGATCTATATACAGAAGATGTTGGAGATGGATGGAAGCGTACCTGTGGTTATAGAACGGGAGATGACCCTGCTGAAAGATACGATGCAATTTACACTAGCTTCTTTTCACCTTCAGCTCAAGTCGGTGAACCTATCATAATAGACTGGACATGTATGCAGCTTGAAGAAGGAAGAGAATATTCCACAGCATTCATTAGAGGCTCTAAGAGTAGTGGAAGCTGGTCTGGGTTTAATGGAATTGGACTTCCATGGCCCAAAACATTCCCATTTTCAGTATCATTTAGAGCAAATTTACTAACTAAAGGTGGAAGATTTGCTTCTGAGGGTAGTGAGCGTAATATAATTTATATGGGTTCACTATGGAAATATATAGGGGATAATTACTGTGGTCATATATGTCAAATAGCTCGTGCTGATATGCCACCTTATCAAGACGATTGTCAAATTACATTTGTATATAAAAATACATCTCAGGTTGATGTATATATAAACAATGTGAAATGGGGATCTAATCAGGGTTATTATCAACCTGATAAATTAACACAAATTCCTTATTGGACATTGGGTGCCAGAGGTTATGAACCTTACCTCAGTTGTGCCAATGCGATATTTAGAGATGTTACAATATATAATTGGGGATTGTCTGCTGATGAGATAAATAAATTATCACAAAGAAGATTCTCTCTTACATCAGAGGGAAATATATTTAATACTGAAATAATGGAGAAATTTGCTTATATACCTAAAAATGCGTATTATTTCCCATTATCAGATAATTTAAAAGATCAATACTATCACAAAGATGCTGATAACCCAGATGGTAGTAATGTATTATTTGAGGGAGGAAAAGCATTTGTTGGTAAAGCAATGACAAATTATGTTTCAACACCATTGGATTTTAGTGCTTGGGATGCTAAAGAAAACGTAACTCTTACATTTAATCAAATAGATCCATTTGGTGGAAAAAAAGCTGTTAGAGTACACCCTCATAGCAGTATAGATAGTTACTTTGGGTGTAGACAAAATAGATTATTTCCTGGAAGATTCACTTGTTCGATATGGTTGAAAGCTACTAAACCATGTAGTGTTCCTCTTATAATCGGAAATAATAGTGCAGGTCAGGCAATAATTCAACAACTGCAATTAACAACCCAATGGAAAGAATATATTGTTACTGGGGATATAGCTACTCAACCAGCGGGTAATACACTTCACATCGGTGGATGGTCCACATGGACTGATATATCATTTGACATCTTTGTAGCATTCCCTATGGTTGTAAATTTACCATTTAAACCACCATTCTTTGTAGGGGATAGGGGTTATGGTAAACTGCATTATAATCTACACAGGGATTTAGGACTAGACTGGAATGGTGATTGGTCAATAGTATATAAGAAATATCCTATGTTTGGGCACGACTACACATATACAGGATACAATATAGATTCACTAGGTGGAGAGGGTGCTGGATATTTCTACTGGGGTAAAGAATTCAATGGAGATCATATGGTAGCACATGATAATACAATGGGAACCTTTGGGTTTACAAATGGTGCCATAAACAGAGATTATTACTATAGTGGTAGACCTGTTATTATGGGAATTATAAAGAGTGGGTCAACCATAACAGTCAATGCATACTTCATGAACGGGCAAAAGGCTTTTGCCTCTAAAACTCTTGGTACAGTACCAGCAAATCACTATGTTAACAACTGGGGACATGACCTTAAGTTAGGTGGGTGGTGGTTGGAAGGCTTATGTTATACCTTCTATCAGGATTTAATAGTTTGCAAATATGCTCTTACAGATGCAGAGTTTGACAAAATGTGTAGAACTCAAATGCAAGAAGTAAAAGACAAACTAATAATTAATGGAAATATAAAAGAAAAAATGAATTTGTAAGGGAGGGGTTATTATGTCAGATATGAGAGGTGGTAGCCGTGTAGGTAATAAATATATAGCTACGACCGATTATGTAGATCAAAGCCTCGATGGCAAAGTTAATAAAACAGGCGATACAATGGGAAAACTAACGGTGCAACATGGTGTTGAAGGAACACCTATGTGGAATAATTGCACACTAGAAATAAAATCAAATGGTTCTAATATTGCAGCATTATCATTTCATAGACCAGGATTCACTCAGCAGAATATATGGCATAGTGAAAATGGTTTTATAGATACTGATGCAAATATTAGAGTAAATGGAAATACGGTGTGGCACGCTGGTAATTTAAATCCTGCGAATTATGCCCCATCTGGTTATGGATTGGGTACTGCTGCTACATGGATTGACCAGCAAGACCTTAATACATTAAAAGTTACAGGATTTTATAGGGGTCATAATAATCCTAATAGACCCCCTCTTGGTTCAGCCAATCACTGTCACTATTTAGTAATGCGTCATGACGATAACTGGATAGCCCAAACAGCATATGACTTTGATGGTGTTGGGGTATGGACAAGAGTTTTTAGAAGTGGGAGTAATTGGTCATCGTGGAGAAGACTTGATACCCATGATAAATTTCCCGATGGTAGTAGTTCATGGAGACCGAGGAGTGCCGCTGAGGGGTGGAATTATCTTGGAGGTGTAGGTTCTAATGGTGGTGAGTGTGCATTCTACGAAAAAGATAGTAAATTACATTTCATCACTAATGGAGAATATTATGCTAATGAGGGTCAATTTGTTGTATGGAACGCAGGCAATGATGGATCTGGTTCTGGGTTAGATGCTGATATACTAGATGGATTACATGCTTCCGATTTGGAATATATTAGCTCAAAAAGAGATTTCATAAATGGTACGTTAATCCGCACCGATATATGGTCTGCTGACTGGGCAGGTGCGTCTTTCCTGTTTGAAATTGTTGGTAACTCCTATGGTGGGTGTATACCATTCAATATCAAAGTACAGGGATATATCTATAATAACACCATCATCAACTTTGGTGGTATATGTACTGGTAGATATATACCTGAGATAAGATTATTCAATTATAATAACCACCTATGCATGTGGTTCCCAAGACAAGATTATTGGCAAGGTTTCTCTGTATTTGCTTGTGATACAAGTGCAGAAGGAACTAGGGTTAATAGGGTTGTTGCAATTGATGACGTTGCTAAACCTGCTGATATATCCAAAGAAGTTGCATTAACTCCAGAAAAAGTATGGTCTTCTGGAAATGATGGGGACGGTTCGGGTTTAGATGCTGACACTCTTGATGGTGTACATGGTATTTCACAATTAGCAGGTTCTAATAGACAGTATTTCTTACACGATGGGGATTATAGAAGCAATGCTGGGGGTGGTCAGGTTGCTGACCTAAATGATGCAATATACCCAGGATTTTACCATGTTAATCCAACGGTAACAACAAATGTCCCTGGAGGGTTATGGGGACATTTATGGGTGTGGAGATATAATGGTGATACCAATCCTAACTGGTTAGTTCAAGAGTTTGTTGGTTCAGGTAGTGCTCGTAAGTTTTTCCGTCTAAAGAGTAATGGTTCATGGGGAGCGTGGCATGAATTATGGCATACTGGTAACTTTGACCCTGGTACAAAATTAAATCTGTCTGGTGGTTCAATGTCAGGAAAACTATGGCTCGCCGCTGGGGATGGTAACGGAATAGGATTCCCAAATGATGCATTTGGTGGTGGAGGAGACTGTGCTGGTATTAAATTAATAAGTAAGGACGGTGCTGAAGCTACTGAATTAAGAATATATGTTGGTAACGATTCTCCTGATACAATTAACTTTATGACAGGAGTTAATAGTGCAGGTGTTTACAATGCCGCTGTTATGATTAACGGTAATGTTATATGGAATGGTGGATATCAAGGTTCTGGAACGGGAATGGATGCTGACTTACTAGATGGTAAACATGCTTCATCATTTGCTCCAAGTGGGTATGGATTGGGAGGAACATGTACCGATGTAACATACGGGAACGCCAATGATGTAATAACCACAGGTTTCTATATGGGCTACAATATGTCTAATGTACCAAATGACGGGCATCCTTGGAAGTATTTAACTGTATTAAGACATAATGAAATTCACGCTGTACAATATCTAACAGATTTCAGCGGTATAAATTCTTGGTATAGGGCAATGGCTGGTGGAGTTTGGGGACCGTGGAAGAAAATAATTGATATAGACAATTTTAAAGAATTAGATTTTTACAATCAATATATGAGTAATCATGATTCAAATGGGGTAGCAACTGTTGTTGAATACAAGAGACCTGCCGATGGTACTCTATATATGAAGAGTACACTATCGGGTGGAGCGAGTCCTAACTATACAACTGACACTTGGCAGTATTTTGCTGCTGATGGAGTGACCGTTATACTCACTAAGACATGGACAATGTCATATGATGGTAACGGAAATATATTAAGTAAGGTGGTGTCATAGTATGCCTAATATTAATAATGTCTTAAGTGCACATGGAATGTTAGGGGGAGTCGGTGGAGACTCCCTCTCCAAAATGTACAATAAAAGACCACAATCAATAATAAAAACATTTTTAGTTGGTGAAACAACTGTAAACCCAGGTAATTTAGTATCACTTAGAGAAGACGGTAAAATAATTCCATTTGTATATAATATGGATGAAATTCCTATAGGAATAGCTATAGGTGGACCAGCAGGTCCTGGTGTTGCATGTGATGTATGTGTTCAGGGAATGTATTATGGGTGGGCAAATCTTGTTACTGGTGCAGAATATTATCCTTATACAGCTACATCAGTATTGACATATCCTTTATACACACATATAGGGAATATGCATCCTATCGGAGTTGCTCTAGGTCCAAATAGTTTCTTCTTTTATGGAACAACATTTAGTTCAACTGAACCTGTGATATTAGAAACTAACGCAACAAATTTAGTTCCTGGAAAACTTGCTACTGTAGTTGCTAGCGGGCCTAATCCAGGTGACCCAGCAGTATTTGCTCCTATAACCTCATATGCAGCAGGTAGCTATATAGCAAAGACATTTTCAAGTAACTATTTAGGTCCTGATTACCTGATAATGTGTGTTGAAAAGATATCTGATGATAAGGTTTTGGTTATAACATGCCCGTATAACAACCTTTCAACTTTTTACCTTCAGACAATGGGAATACACCCCACAACTGGGGCTTTGGAACCTCATGGTAACCCAGCAGTATATTCAATAAGTGCAGGTTCATTTTGTGCGTGTGCAAAAATTGATGGGAATTATAAGAATGCTACGGCTTATGTCGTTTTAGTAACATACGATTCGAACCCAACATACAATTTCACACGTATAGCTATTAACGTAGATTCTGGTATAATGGCCATATGGTCAAACAATGCGGTTACATTGGATGGGGGAAGTGGATATAGTATTAGGGATATTGAAGGTATTGATAGTAATAGATTTGCAATACTGGGTAGTAGTGGTGATGGTCTTAAGGTGTCCTTAATGTATACCAGTGGTACTTATTTCTACCATGGAATGACCGTCGTCATGATGCCTGGTAAGAATATGGACTATAACGGTGCAATAACCCACCTAGGTGGCGGGCGTCTATGTGTAACTTATAACTGGGACGAATCTGGACCTAATAGATGTCAGGCAGCATTTTTCTATGCCAATGGTAATACTGATTT